ATTTATTAGATATATTATTATATTATAAAAAGAAAAAATATAAAAAAGAAAAAGTTGAAAGTTACTTGATGTAATAGAGAAGTCATTGTTAGGAAAGTTTTTATTTAAAATAAAAATCATATTCCAACTTTAGATTTTAAAAATTACCGTGGCCAGGCCATGAAAAAACGAAAAAAATTAAGGAATTTTCACTTTTCAGCATTTTAGAATAGAGTAGAAAAAGAACAAACGGCTCAGAATAGCGTTTATTTGCTCTCTAAGCCGTTATAACCACATCATCGGTATAATTGTACCCTAAATCAAAAATAAGCCGTTAGAACGCAACAAATAGGGTTTTGTCGTAAATCATTTCTTTTGAATAACATTGTACAACCAAACGGCACATATGCAGTCCAAAGTTTTCATGAGAACCAACTTCACCTTGATTCCAAATCTCATTTAGCTGTTTTGTGACAACAATCTTACCATAAGTATTGCTTAATCTTTCCAAAGTGTTGTACAATCTTCTGCAAGCGTTCTCGTCATAGCAAAGATACCTTCTTTCTCCAATCTCATTAATATCTTTTCCTTCACGATGTAGTCCAACTTCATAAAACCAAAATTGTCCCAAATTAGGAATAAACTTGTTTAGTTTCGCAAACGAAGGACATGTTTTTTTATATAACCCCACTTTGTAATAAACTTTACCAATTCTTTCCTCTATGCGTTCTACTTTTACCAAACAGCCATAATTTTCCTTATAACTATCTACTATTTCAGGAACACTGAAACGTTCTACCTTATAGTGGTGAAGTATTGCAGAATTATTATTAAAAGATACTTCGGTAATTTCTAACTTTATCTTTGGTGTAAAAGTTAAAATAAGTTCTGAAAAATTATTTGTTCTATCTTTCAATAACTTGTCAACTGCTGTAGAAATTGTTTCGTTAAAAAACTCTTTCAACCCATCTAAATTCTTAATCTCTTTCATAATTCTATGTTATTTATTTGTTTTCAATACTATTGTTTACTCACTTACAGCATAAGTTAAGAAATTGCAAAGTGTTAAGAAGTCATACTCAAAATGATTGATAGTGAGTTGTTCAACAAAACCGAAGTTTTCTACATACTCAATGTAAAGTGTATCATCTTTAATAAAAATTCTTTTCAATACACAATTATCATGGAACGCAACAAACTCGTATTTTTTCTTAAACACTATCTCACCGCCACGATTTGTTACAACTTCTTTTAAAGCATTAACAACATTCTGTACAGCAATACCCATATCTTGAATAGCTTTAGTTGCTATCTCTAAATTCTTTTTGTTTATGTTCTTTGTTTCCATAATTCTTGTTTTGTTTATTTGTTATTGATTTACGCTTGCAAAGGTAAGAATAAATTTTCAAACCACCAAATTTTTAATGTTAATTGATGTTAAACAAAAACTTTCATTGAAATAGAAAAAGTAGTGTGCTAACTATATAAGTAAAAACACACTACCATAAACAAATGTATAGAATTATGAAATTAATAATCAAGTTCAATATATCCGTCAGAGATAAGTTCATGTAAAGAAACTTCGTCTAATAGTTTATTAATCAAAAACTCTCTCAATACCTTCTTGAAAGATACTTTTGATTCACTATCAGTATCGAAAGCAAAATCATACCAAACATCAGCATTGAAATAGGTATCAACAAGTTCCTTTAACTCATCATTTGTTTTCTTTTCCAACAAGTTTTTATAACCCTTAGAAAGAAATAGAAAATATTTCAAGATAAGTTCCAAATTTTCATTTTTCGTATTAGTTGTTGAAATATGAACTTTCTTATAAGTGCGTGAAATTTTATCTATTGTCAAACTTACAAGAATAATATCATCATCAACATTCAAATACCAACTATCTGCATCATATTCAATCCTACAATTTGGTACACCAAGTATGTGAATAATATCATCAATAGGTAAATTAACAACCTTGTTATACTTTTCCTTAAATTTGATATTGCTATAATCATCAAATTCCTCATCATACAAAGCACTAACTTCTGAATTAACCTTTGGAAAATTAATCTGTAGCATAACTTAATGTTTTAATTTGTTTGTTTTGTGGGACTATTCCCTTATCTTTTACGATTGCAAAGATAGATAATTTATTTCAAACTACCAAATAAATTGAAATGTTTAACATATAATTAACAAATACATAAACGCTATATAATATATACGCATACACAAAGGATATAACAAACTTGAATAAAAGCGTTTTAAGACGTTAAAATATAACTGAATGAACAATTATACAAAAACATAGATAAACACGCTAAGAACTAAAGAAAAGTGGTATATAGGCAATTGTATGCAAATATACCGCCTAAACATCTTAATTAGTTGTCTTACTTACTTCTTTCTTACAAAATACTTTCCGTCGTAGAAGTCGTAAATATCATATGTAGGGTTTTTGCTACAGATATTTTTCAGTGAGCCTTCTAACAAGTATGAAATTTCCTCATAACCTTCTGTGTCCTTGTCGTGTATCTCTTCCTTGCTGTAAGCACAATCCAAATCATACTTACTTGTGTTGACAAAAGACATAACACACTCGTCATTATCATAAATGATTTTGATATTATTCTCATTGAGTTTATCCTTCATCTTCATAAACTCCTCAACAAGTGCCTTCTGCTCGTCTGTAAGGGATAGAGCCTTGAGAACACCCTCCTTGATAGTTTCTGTTCCATTCTCTGATACCTTAATGTCGTTCCAAGCGAGAGCCTCCTCCCTTGTCTTGTAAACACCCTTAAAGTTATTATCAATCTTTCCACTCTTTCCATAGATGATAGGGAAATATGTGTATACCTCCTCAACATCACCATTTGCAAACTTGTAAGATACAAAATAGTACTCATTATTATTAACAAGTTGTGCAGGCAAGTCACGTACCGATGTTAAACCATTCAAGAAGTTTTCAAGTGAAAATTCCTCCTCGATACGTACATCTTCCTCAAAGTCCTTAACTGAATTGTAAGCGACAATATTTTTCATAACCTTACCTTCATTCTCTCCTTTTGGTGTGACCATGTAAGTAATAGTACCGCTTAATGTGTTAATACTCTCAAACTTAACATTGCAAAGTGTCAATGTATCACCAATCATTACATAAGCGTTAACACTTGAAGATGTAATCACACGAATAGTTAAATTTTCCATAATTCTTAATTGTTTTAAATTGTTTATTAATTTGTTGTTTGTTTATTACTGAATTGTGAGTGCAAAGGTAAGCATTTGTTTTTAAACCACCAAATATTTTCTCACTTTTAACACTAATTTAACAAATAGATTTTATACATTCCATAAGTTGCTGTAATAGTGCATATCTTTCCTCCAAATACATTCCATTAAATAGGAACGTTTCAGAATAAGAAGAAGTTTTTAATACAACTCTCCCTTCTTTCAAATATATTCTCTTAATACCTATTTCTCTTGTACCTAAATAAATATAGTACACATCACAATCTTTGAAGGTAAAACTTTTCTCGTCCTCGTCATTTAGGAGTTCGATAATTTTTTGTTCTATCTCCTTACCAAATTGACGAATCTTATCATTAAAATAAAGTAAGTTTACACAATAAAACTCAATAGCACAATATACTTCATTGTCGCTATAAGATAAACAATTAATGATATTAATATACCCTTCCTTATTCATAGAAACACTTGAAGACAAATCAGTGGTATTAACTACCTTAATGTATATATCTCCTTCACTTAGTTTAATATCAGTGACTTCTGTTTCATAATATTCTCCATTATGATTATCAAGAATAACACATGGCGCATCAGTGAGCCTTCCATACTCAGAATTATCCGTAATGGAAATATGACTAATATTATTAGATAACATCAACTCAACTGACTTCTTCATATTCTCTTTTAGAACTTCATTTAATGACTTCATAACTCTTAATACTTTGTTTAATTTGTTTGTTTATTGATTTACGACTACAAAGATACTAACTTAATTTGGAAACACCAAATATATTTTTGTATTTAACATTTAATTAACATATCGCTTTATACGCACACGCAATATAGTATACTATTTAAAATAAAACGTTTTAAGCCGTGAGAATTACTCACGACTTGTAATTTATCATTGCATAACTTATAACGTCTCATAGCGCAAATAAACCATATATAAAAGAAAAATCTATCACTACTTATCACAAGCAATGATAGATAAATGTAAATAACAAACTAAATTATAACTATTCGTCCATATTATCTATATAGTCCTTCCACTCCCCATAACTGCGTGACGTTATAATCATGATTACAACCACCACTAAAATAAAAATCATTATCATTCCTTCATACGTGCATAAGTTCCTACAAGTTCATTCAGTATTGCTATCCAATCACCATAGTGAAAATCAGAACAATATTTCAAATCTTCTGTAAACTCTTCTCCATTAGCAATATAAGTAATATCAATTGTTTCCGTTTCGTCATTCACTGACAATTCTTTGACGTTGATATCCAACAATGAATTATACGACCACCCGTCAAAGTCAGGTGCTAAAGTAGAGTAAATAACTTCCACTTTTCCTCCCATTGCCACAACTATATCACGCATAACATTCAATACTTCCTCCGCACTCTCTTCTAAATTTGCTCGTGCATTCATTGAACGTTCAGAAAATTTCAATTTCATTGATTTATCCATAATTCTTAAATGTTTAATTTATTTGATTACAAGTGCAAAGATAAGAATTTAATTTGAAATGAACTAATAAAATTTATAGTTTAACAAATATTTAACACTTGAATGATTATTGTCTATATATAATATTCTATACACATACATGAAGGGATACATAAACCTATTTATTTGACTTGTAAGACGTTTAAACAAACTATCTATATAAGTTATCGGATAAATTAAAATAACGCTTTAGAAATGAAATAAAGTGTATATATAAAAAAAATCTACCATTACTTATCTCAAGCAATGGTAGAGAAATTTAGAAAATAAACTCAAAATATATATTTGGTTTTGATTAACTTGCAGTAAATTAATCAAAATACATTCTATCACATAATGTTAAAACATCTTCCATGTGCATAGAGTCGATATTTACCCACTTATCACACTTCTTTCCGTTCTCTACAACTACATGACCCTCCATAGATGTAAAGTATCGAGTTTCATTTACTCTTACTTTGTCGATATATAAGAGAGAACAAACTTTATTGTTTGCTGTACCACTCAAAAGATAAAAGCTAAATGAGTTATTATTTCTTAAAACAGAAATACCTTCTGTACCATACTTCTTAATTTCGGATTTAACCTCATCAAAAAGGTCACGATAGCTATTAGAAATATCTTCTAAATAACCATTAACTATAGCTTTCTTATTTGTCATATTTCTTACTTGTTAAAATTTAATACACCCAATAATACCAAAAACTGTTTCCATATCAAAATTACCAATTTCTATCCACTCATCGCATACTTCATGATTATTATTTACCACGTGTACTTCAAGTATCGGTTCGGGCAAGACACTATCAGCGACACGAATAGCGTTAATTTCATAACGCACGCATTCGCAATCATCATAAACAGCGTCAGCAATATAATTATAATCGTCCCAAACAACTGGCAACTCCCCATTCTTACCAAACTCTTTCAAACAATTTGCAGCATAAGCAATTGTCATGTTATATCGGCTATATGTTTCATTTATTAACCGACGAATTTCCTCTTGATTTTCTTTCATAATTCTAATTATTTAATTTGTTTATTGATTTACAATGCAAAAGTAGGAAATTAATTTGATATACACAAACAATTCCCTACTTTTAACTAATTTTTAACATTTACATACATTGGTTGTTATTACCTTTCGGTACAATTTTTCTAAAAACTTATCTTCTCTTTGATTTATTCTTTTTCCTTCTATTGCGCTGATTAGCATAAGGCGTAGACCAACTTCTATTTTTACCTTCTGACCTAAATTTCCTCAACATATAGTCATGCAGATAGTCAGCGGTTGGTTTTAAATGCCAAGCAATAGTATTAAAATCTTCCATATTTTCTAAATGTTTTGATTTATTTACCGCAAAGATAGGAAATATTTGTCATATAAACAAATAGTACATAGTAATTAACTAAAAATTAACACTATGTACTATCTTGTACTTATTTAAGTATGGTTACTATACTAATTCGGTATGTTCTAAAATATCATTTCCTCCAACTTTTGCAAAACCTGCAATTTTAGAATGACCTAAAACTTTAGCATTATGACATACCCACGCATCCCCGTACACTTCTGCGTAATCAAAAACTTCTGCGTTATCATTTATATACGCACTTTTATATATGTTAGCATTACCATATACTCGGACCTTATTAAACAATCTTGCTTTATCACGAACTTTAGCATTGTCGAAAACTATAGCGTCTTGAACTACGGTAGCTTCACCGTATAACCAGCAATCACCTTCTTGAGATAGATTTCTCTCATTCTCAACCCAACCACCTAAGTCGCCTTTTTTCACATCGCCAAAATCCTTCAACGCTTCAATTCTATAAACGGTAAAAGGACCAATTCTTTTAGAAATGTCAGTTCTAATTCTATATTTCTTTTCTTCCATAACTTATTTAATTTAAACGTCACAAAATTAAAAAGAAAAAATCAATTATCCAAATTAATTAATTATGTTTAACAAAGTTATTTATTTTCGTTTTAAGACGTTTTATTCATTAAAACATATAAACTTATAGCACATATACTAAAACACTTACACAGACGCTTAAAACACCAAATCCTATTAATAATGTACGCATGTGTATATAATATCATATCAAATAACTTATAGAATGTATAACTGTTAAAAAATACTTACTGTATGAAATTAATTCCTGAATTATTTGGTTATTCGAATAAAAAGCCTTACCTTTGCATTGTGATTGATAAAAACAGCTAATCTTTCACATATCCGATAGGAATGGTCCCTTTCTGGATACACACACGCTACCTGTACTTATTTAAGTATGACGCTTATGAATAATCTTTGTGAATCAATTAAGGTTTCTTACAGCAAGACACCTGATGAATATTATAAACAGAAGCTTACAGTTCTCTTAACCAAGGAACAATTGGATGCTTATAATAAAATTATCCGTAGTTTCGAAGTAGAAAAGATGTACGGGGTAGATACTCATTCAACTTTGACAGAAGGGGATAATGCTTTGGATACAAATGCACTACTTCGAGTATTGAGTTATTTCTCTGTAAACACAGATGAACAATTTAAACCATATAAAAGAACACTTGTTGAAGTAAGTGTTGCTTAAAGTAAGATATTAGGAGAATTAATTTCCTTTAGATAGATTTTATTTGATTTTTTCATATTTTAAAAAAGTTAGTTAATTATTGCTTATGGTGGAGTGAAGATTGAAGACTAAAGCGTTAGAGCACTCATCTTCACAGAAGTCATAAAACGTTATTAAACCACTATTACTGGGCATTAAAGTGTACTTATATAAGTCAGGAACGGAAAACGTCATCACATTGTACGACGTTATTAATTTAAAAACGACTCACTTTAATTCCTTAATCCAATATAAAATTGTAAGTTCATAACACTATACCACAAGGTAATCACAAGATGTGTCAAGTAATCCTGGACAGATGGATATTGATGTTAGAAATACTATACCACAAGGTAATCACAATTATATAAACATATAAATATATATTTCTATATGACTCAACACTTACATATATTATAAAGAAATACAGAACAGACACACCAGCAGAGATAAGGTATAGATAATATATATGATATAAGATAATAATATTAGATTATACATCCATCATAGACAATACATATATCTCATGTTCTAAATTGGAACACATGCTTACACAATAAGATACGAATATGATTTATATAAGGAGAAGAAGAAGATATACGATATAAAGATATAAAAAAGCACATACAATAAACATATCTAATAATAATCCTTCAATCTGCAGAAAAATTGCAAAGTATGTACTTAATTAAGTATGGATTTAGTAATATTATACCGCAAGGTAATCACAATAAAAGAGAAATATAATCACTAATATGAAATGTAAATGCTAAGGGGTGTCCTAATTACGGGGCACCCCTTCTTTTATTATATCATCTTACTCATTAATATATGATGCGGTACGTTCCAATACGGGTGGGTAGGTAGGCGGTTGTGTACCATAATGTGTACACGAGGTGGGGTGGTAGATAGAAAACTTGCATAAATATTGCATATTAGTTAAACACTATGAAAGGAAATAAAACAATAATTTACAAATTACGGATAGTTAAATGAATTAACATAATGTATCTTTTATCCTTCTTGTTCTACGTGATTTTTTGCGCAGTATGTACTTATATAAGTATGAACTTATTGATTATCAAGCGATATACAGTTTTCTGCATAATGTTAATGAATGTTTATGTATATAGTAGTTTATTTATCATAATATAGTATTATATTATCAATAATCATAGCGTAAATTATTCCTTTAAGAAAAGTAAACAATATTCATACATAAATCAAAAATGCTCTCATTCTCTATTAATAAGAAAACAAGAGCAAGTATATATTAATTTTAACCAATAGAATTATTTGTAATCTTCAAGATTGTATTCTCCGTCAGAACATTTCAATTTTACATTAGTGGCATTTATGTCTTCAAAGGAATCGTATTTTGCAATCTTCTTCCATTCCTCTAATGTACCAGTGTAGATTATTTCTTGTAAAGAGGTACATCCTTCTAATATGTTTTTACTTATAAATTTTACACTATTTGGAATAGTAACTGAAGTAAGTGCTGTACAACGAGAGAATGCTTCTTCTTCTATAACTGTTAATTGATTTGGCAAAGTTAAAGTGGCTAAACTATTGCAGCCATCAAATGCTTGTATACCAATTGTAGTGACTGTGTCTGGAAATGTAACAGATGATAGATTTGTACATCTCTGGAATGTTTGTAACTCAACTTTATCTACTGCTGTATGCGAAAAATCAAAGTGAGTGAGTTTCGTACAACTCATAAAACACATTTTCCCAATAGAACCTAATTCGGCAGGTATTTCATCAAAATCCTTGAGTTTAGAACAAAATTGAAAACAAGAATCACCCAATATGTTTATAGAAGATGGTAATTTTAATGTTTCAATACCACTGGTATTAAAAGCATTGTTACCAATCATATTAAGAGTGTCTGGAAGTTGTATTGTTTTAAGTTCGCTTGTATTATAAAATACATTATCAGTTATTTCTGTTACGTTTTCAGGTATATTGATACTAGTCAAGCTTGAACAATATTCAAATGCACCAGCACCAATAGTACTAATGTCATCATTGAGATGAATAGAGGTTAGTGATGTACATCTTGAAAATGCACGAGAACCTATTTCCGTGCAATTTGTATTAAATGTTACAGAAGATAAACTACCACAATCGGAAAACATTCTTTCACTCACATTAATCATCTTTTCTGGGAAAGTAATTGTTCCAAGATTTGTACAACCAGAGAATATTCCTGGTTGCATATAATCAGCATCAGGTGGTAATGTAACCGATGTGATAGAAGAACTGTTCTTAAAAGCCTCGTCACCTATATATAAAACACTATCAGGAATTACTATCTGTTCTAACAACGGCATTTCACTGAATGATTTATTTCCAATTTCTATAACGGTATTAGGAATGGTAATAGATGAAATTACAGTATTGCCTAAGAAAGCAAAATTCTTAATTACTTCAACACCTTCACTTATATTCAAAGACCGTGCCTCTCCGACACTTGCAAAACCTTCCAGTATTGCTTTTTCAACAGCTAAACTGTATTTGGTGAAGTCATCCTCACAATGCCCACCATAGTTATTTACAGTAGTCTTAATATTATTTTTAATCTTATTCAATTCGATTAAATTCTCACTTATACTCATAATGAAATATTCTGTCTTATTTTTTAATTAATGCATATATAAATATTTGCAAGATGTAAACTATATAAAAACAAAAAACTCTCATTCCTTTCAAATAAGAAAATGAGAGCTAAATATATTATCTAATAAAGATTACTTTTAAACATTAAGTTTATAGACCCCATCAGTACATTTCAATGTTACATTATGAGGAAAAATTCCATCAAATGATTTATTTTTTTGAATACTTTTCCATTGACTTAAAGTGCCTTGGTAAATTACCTCTTTTAAATTATTACAACCACTGAATATACCTGTATTAATTACTGTTACACTATCTGGAATTGTAACAGAAGAGAGGTTCATACAATGATAGAATAATTGATATTCTATAGTAGTTAAATGATTTGGTAAAGTTACGGTTTTTAAATTATAACATTCTGAAAATGCTTCTTTACCAATTGTAGTGACTGTATCTGAAATGGTAATACCTGTTAGTTTTGTACATTTCTGAAAAGCTGATATCCCAATAGATTGAACTGTATTAGGAATGGTCACAGACGATATTGAAGTATTATTAAAGAAAGCGTAATCTTTAATTCTTTGAATACCTTCACTTATATTCATTTCAATATTTTCTCCGAGTCTAATAGGTCCTTCCACTAATACTCTTTCGATATTTAAACTGTATTCAGTGAAATCATTCTCACAAGCACCACCGAATTTATTGACAACATCCTTAATACCATCCTTTATTTTAGTTAATTCAGTTAAGTTTTCCGCTATAGTCATAATCATATATTATATTTAAAGATTATTATATTCAACAATAAATATTTGATAACCAAATAAAACCGCACAATGGAAGATATAACAACCAAAGTGCGGAACAATTAATAAAACAATAAAAATTTAATTTTCAATTATAGTCATTAAAACTCCAATACATAATGACATAATAGAAAGAAACATAAGATTCAAAAATAATAATTTTGTACTACGTCTTTTATAAACTACAAATCCTCTAATATATAAACCATCAACAAAAAATGCCAATAAACAACATATTAAAGCACACAAAATAAATATTAAATTCATACACATGTAATTTTTTTAACTATTGCAAAGGTAAATAATAAATTATGACTATCCAAATAAACAGAAAAATATTAATAACTTTTAACATAAAATTATTGGATAAATGAAAAATAAAATATAACTTTGCACCATATTAAATTAGAAACAATATATGGATATACAAGAAAAAGCAAAAGAATACGCTGATAAGAGATTTAAAGATAAAACAGGTGAATCTAATTTCATTAATAATGATAGTAAGTTATTCACATATAATGATATTAAAAATGCTTTCATCAAGGGTTTTGAATGTATTAATCAAAATGTAAAGATTCATTGGAACGAAGAACCATATTGTTTTAGGGCTGATTTGCCTTTTATTAATATGATTATTAAAAAGGAAACAAATAATCAATATGTAGGATATATTAATAAGGAAAGAATCAATCTACCAAATTATATTGATGAAACAAATGTAAATGAAGTAATGAGATTTATGTCCGATAAAATTATTAACAATATAAGGAATTATGAGTAAGAAAATTCTTAAAATAGATGATTACACTTCTTTTATTCAGAGATTGAATAATATAGAAAAAATTTTAAAAGAAAAGATATCAGATAACCAAATCCAAATAAAAGATATTACGGCATATTGTTCAGTATGCTATTCTTTAGGTGTTAGTGATGCGCAAGAAAGAATAAAAGATTTGGAATGGGACACTGATAACACTGCATACGGATATAAAGTGAAATATAAAATACATCAATCAGGATTAGGTAGCATTTATCTACTCTTTATCAATGATAATAAATATGGAATTTTCAATGGTATTGATGAAGCAAGAGAAAAAGCACAAGAACATTATAACGCACGTTTAAATGAGTTATTCTATGGATTTGAAGTTGAATGAAAAGAATTATAAATCTATCTTAGAACGGTTGCAAACTGTTCTTCAGTTACTAATATTTTTTAAATAAATAATAAATAATGACAGCACAAGAAGAATGTAAGACATTTTACGACAACTTATGCAAAGATATAAGTTCTCACTTGTTGTCCCACTCTGACATAGATAATGCTATGTCTGAGTGTGATAAGTCTTCCTGTGCATTGACTGTTAAGTCATGGTTCTCCACGAAACAAGTTACAGTCCACAACAAGAACTCACAAAACATTTACAATCAAGTATTCTTCCAATCTCTTGCAGAATGCATAGTCTCAGACGCTATTGTGACAAAAACAAGACGGATAAGAATTTATCCAACACAGCAACAAAAACACCTCTTTAAGCAGTGGTTTGGTGTGGAGCGAAAGGTTTACAACACATGCATAAATCACTTTAAAGAGAAAGACATTGTCTTTAAAGGTTGGATGAAGATGAGTACTTTAGTGTTAGCTGAACTTACCGAGGATTACATAAAGTCCGTACCATATCAGATTAGAAGTAAAGCAGTGAAAGACTCTTACATCTCATGGAGAACTAACTGCAAGAAAACTAAGAAGTCTGGTAAATCATTTAAGTTACGTTATAAGAGTCGTAAGAACCCTGTGCAAAGTTGCTACATACCGAAATCTGCTGTATCAGAGAGTGGTATTTATCACACCATTAGTGGAAAACTAAAGTTCTCTGAAATAGACTTCTTAAAGAATGATATATGTGATTGTCGTCTCATTAATGACCACGGAAGATGGTATCTTTCTGTACCTCAGAAGATAGCTACGATGCCGACCGAAAATCAAGGAGGTATTGTTGCCTTAGACCCTGGGGTTAGGAATTTCCTTACCTACTTCAGTGAAGATGGACGATTTGGATGGCTTGGCATACATGCCTTCGACAGAATACTGAAACTTAACCTAAAGCATGACCACCTGCTAAGCAGGTTGGCACTAACAAAGGATAAGAGGAAGAAAGGTAAGTTAAAGCGTACACTGAACAGGACGTATCATCGGATACAGGACTTGGTTGACGAGTTACACTGGCAGTGCATAAATTATCTTGTACACAATTTCTCTGTCATTGTATTTCCTCCTTTCGAGGTGAAAGGTATGACGAAGAAAGGACGTAAGTTACGCAAGAGCGTTGTACGCTCTATGCTATCACTCAGATTCTTTGATTTTAAAGAGAGGTTAAAGCAAAAGTGTAAGGAATGCGGTGTTACATACATTGAACAAAATGAATCATACACAAGCAAAACAAACAGTTTCACTGGTGAGTTAATGAGTAACTTGGGTGGTAAAGAATGGTTTGAGTATGATGGAATTAAGGTTCACAGAGACCTTAATGGTGCCCGTAACATATTGATACGGGCGATGAGAGATAGCTCCGCTGTAGGTTGAGATACCTATGGATGATTAGTAACAAAACTGACGTTTTTGTTAGGATTTGTTAACGAACAACTATCGTGCAAAAGTAACTTCGGAGATACATTACCCACCAAAGATGCTTTATTCGCCTTAGAGATGAGTTATGGGGCTGCTACCAACGATATTATAGATAAGATTGGTATATTAAAATGGAATAAATCTAATGAAGCCTATGGTTATAAATGTTTCTATAAAATCAAAGATATTAAAGAAGATGGTTTAGTTGAACTTTATTTCGATGATAAACTCCAAGCCGAATATAATACAGTGAAAGAAGCGAAGGAAGCAGCAGAAGAGTTTAATAAAAGAATGTTAAGAGAAGAAATTAATAGAATGGATAAAGATTTATTAACACCAGAAAGTAAAGCTAAATTACGAAAAGGTGATTTTATAGTTAATACAATTAATGGTGATATTGTTATTGTTGAAGAACCTGTTGATTGGGGGATATTGTCAATAGTTTATAAACATCAACAAGACAATACAATTATTGAACGAATGTTTTACTTAGACACAAAGTTTATATGTAATATAGAATCTTGGAGATTAGCTACTCACGAAGAAAAGAATGAGTTCATTCAAGAACTTAAAGAACATGGTCATGAATGGGATGAAGATGAGAAAGAAGTATATTATGGAGGAAAAAGAACTCCAATAGATTTTAAAAATAATCCTCCAAAGAAAAATGATATCATTGTACGTAGTGATGGTTTGATTTATGCCGAATATCATCAAATGAATTGTACAAAAGAAATATTCTTTGGTAAATTATGTCTCTTTAGTGATAGAATGAATTTGTATGATTTTCATATTATTGATGATATGGCTTATACAGATGATTTAGAGTGGTATCATGCAAATGAAAGAGAGATAGAAGAATTTAATAAATTACTTAAAACAAAGAAATAAAAATGGATAAAATGAATAAAATACAAATGTTTAAACAAGGTACTTACGTGACTAATGGAGATGTAAGAGGAATCGTTAAAGGTTACTCAGATAATAGTTTTGGTGTAGAATTTTACATCGCCCATTTTAGATGGGATAAAAACGACTCATTTAAAAAAGATTCATCTTATTTCAATCATGATTCCTTCCGTGAAATGAATGAATCTGAAATTAATGAATTTAATCAGACCCTCTTGAATTGCGGCTATATATGGGATTCTGAATCAATGAAAGTAACTGACTTAAAAGCATTAAAAGAAGCAGCCTCAACTGATATTAAAGAAAATACAGAAATGGTTAAGAAAGAAAATAAGCCAAAGTTCAAGACAGGTGATTTCCTTACAAGTATTGACGGAGATACAACATTTATCTTCATGAGATACGAAGAAGATGGATGGTTGTTAGGATGGAAAATAGTATAGAGGAATTTTGTAATAAGTGTGAAGTACAAAGATTTAATCCAGCGCATCCTTGGCATTATTCAGATGAACACGATAAAGAAAAGTTCTTATGTAAGATAAAAGAGACATGTTATGTTTGGCATGATGATGTAAAGGAAATGCGTAAGGAATATGAAGCAGATGATAACAAACTCAAATGTGGTGATATTATTAAACTCAGAGACGGAGAGATTGTTATTTTCAAGGAAAGAACTACTGATAGACTCAGAATGAAAGTATGGCATGCGCCTGCAGGTGGTAAAATCTTAGTTGAATATAATAGATTCATACCATGGAGATATGCCACAGGTGATGAACAAAATTTTATTCTTGATATCTTAAAATTAAATGGATATGTATGGGATAAGGATGAAAATCATTTCTTCTCAAATCCAAGAATGATATCTACCAATGTTAATAGTATTGCAGTAGAAAAGCCCAATGAACTACCTCCTATCAATATTCCAGACGGATATAGAGCAACTATTGAGAATGGAAAAATTTATTTCACTAAAGAGTTTAAGAATGGTGACTTTATTAAAACAAAAAATGGTGATACAATAGCAATCTTTAAAGAAATATCAGAGAGTGGAGAAATCATTGGATACGTTGAATACTTCGGAAGCAGTAATGAGTTTCTTACCGCAGAAGATGTAATAGGACACGATATCAATCAATGGACAAAAGCAACAGATAAAGATATACAATTGTTCAAAGAGAAATTAGCAGAACAAAATTACAAGTGGGATGAGGAAAGAAAAGAACTTGTAAACTTATTCTGGGTTCCTAAAAATGGAGAAACATATTACTTTATTAGTAGACATTTTAATGTAATTGAAGCAAAATCGTTTGATGGTGAGGCACACCAAAAACGTCTATTATTACACAATTGTTTTAAGACAAAAGAAGATGCAACGGAACTCGCAAAGGAAATGAAGCAAATGTTTATAAATTTCAATAAAGAAAAATATGGAATTTTAAAATAAAACAATTAATAAAAGAATAAAAACATGAATACAACAAATAATAAAACATCGTTATATGATTCAGTAACGAAGAGTGATAAAATAGAAGACGATAATAAAATAACATTGTCTAAACTAAAAACTTTATCATGTGGAGAAATTCTTACAGCATATAATAAGATAGGTCAAATAGAATCTATTTTTATATATAACGGAAAACCATTAGAATGTGGTTTGTTTAATACATTATTGACATATTTCCCTATGTTTGGTAGTTTAAGAACAAATTCAGTTCTTAATTTTGATGATTTTGATAAAATAACTTTCTCAACACCAGAAGAAAAAGAAAATTTACGTACAGTGATGAAAAGAAATGGATATATCTGGGATGGTTTAGTTGTGAAAAAAATTGAACCTACAGAAGAAAAACCTTCTACTAATAGTGATAAGAATATACTGGATAAAGCTATTGAAAACAAGATAGCACATAATATTAAAGTAGCGAAAGATATTATTGGTAATACTTTGCCATACTATACTATTGATGAGAGTATAGAACCTTGGGCAAGAACAACAGATAGATTTTTAAAAAGAGATTTAAATAACTTCAACTACTTTACAAATAAAGAAGATGTTGATGAAGCAATCAGAAGAGTGAAAGAAACTCTGATGAACTTCCAAGAAGAAATACAGAATAGAAATAAATGATAAAAAAAGTATATAGTAATATGAGAAAAATTATTTTTTGCCTTTTTATAATGGTAACATCAACGTTATCAATTAACGCACAAACTAAATTAAACGATATGGGTGTTTATGAGTTTAAGAACGTTGTGCTGTATGATAGTCTTAATTATCAAAAACTATTTGAGCAATCACAAATTGCTTTAAGTGATATTGCAGGTAGTAATACCAATACAAAAATAGGTGTAGATGTAACTGACAAGCAGGCTGGTACAATAATTTACAAAGGTGAATATTATTTAGGATTTCATCGTGTTAATATGTTGTGTGGATATGAAGTGACGGCTGACTTTACGCTTAAGATGCAATGCAAAGATAACAAAGTGCAATATACAATTATAGTACCAAGTTTACATTTATATTGGTCTTGTAATATGATAGCTAATGAAACAGTCCCTCTAAAATATATTTTACCTAAGTATACATATAAAGGAAGATTGTATTATTTAAAAAAGAGTTGTTTATTTTTCTCTAATAAATTAGATAATGATATAAAGAAATTCTATTCTGTACTCATCGAAAGAACAAAACAAAATATTAAAGAAGATTTCTAAATGAAACCAGTTATACAATTAAAAGATTACATCAAAGCCTTCCCAGAACTAAAATGGGAAGGCGATGAATATTATCTACGAGCTATTACTATTTTCGGAGTTATATGTATTGATAATGTAAACAGTGATAAAGCAACATTATTCGCCCCAGATGATATTGAACTTGGTGAATATGATTCAATAGATATAGCACAAGCCGATGCTGATATGTGGTATCGACAAGAACTGATGAAATTATTTGATAAACAATTATCAGTATATAATAGACATAACCCTCAAAATCAAATATATTACACCGAATGAAAAATTATATAAATACAATTATATGGATGATATTCCTTATAATTATTACACTTATAGTTGGACAAGCGCATATTTTTTGGAATCCATTCTATATTCAATTGGATTCACCAGATAATGTTGGCGTTCTTGTAGGTGTGTTAGGAACTGGTTATATGTTTAAGAAATTAGTCGAAATAACAAAAAAATGAAATTATTTCTATATGTAATAGCGTTAATTGTTATAATCATTATGGCATTATTAATGATGGGTCATACAGTAGTACACTTTAGCCCCTTTTACATAACAATGAAAACACCATATATTCCAGTTAGTGTAATCGTTGTATTTTTAATATATTGTTTAATTCAAAAAAAAAGTAAAAACTATCAATAGTATACTAAACATACAGTATCCTATTTTTTATTTAATGTTTTTTAAGTTAAATAATTTGGATATAGCATAGATTATTATTAACTTTGCAAGTATAACAATAAAAAACAAATCATGGACGAATTAAAATATAAAATAAGAAAAGATTTATCAAAGGTAGAAAATGGTATTACTATATATCGTATCGAAGCCTTAAAAGACTTCTCTGATGTCAATAAAGGTGATTTAGGAGGATGGATTGAAAAGGAAGATAATCTTTCCCAAATAGGTGATTGTTGGGTGTATGACAACGCTTGTCTTTTTAATGATGTAGCGGTTAAAAATAATGCACAAATACATGGAAATGCAAGAATATATGATAATGCTTATATCTTTGATAATGCACGCATTTTTGACAATGTATTGGTGGAAAATAATGCACGCATCTTTGGTAATGCTACTATTCGCCATGATGTAATAATATGGGGTAATGCCAACATTTACGGGAATGCAACTCTATACAAGAGTGTCAAAGTTTACGGTGATGCTGATGTTTATGGGTATGCTACAATTACGGATAAAGTTAAAGTCTTTGGGAACGCTCGAGTTTATGAGAATGCGAACATATGTGATGAGTGTATTATTTATGGCGATGCCATAATAAGAGAATATGCATTTGTGTACGACAAGGCGGAAATTGGTGAGGATGCAATTATTAAGAATAAATTTGATTATATTGTATGTAGAAATAATTGGTCCAGTGGACGATTTTTTACTTATACACATTCAAATAAAATGTGGAAAGTTGGATGCTTCTATGGTACAGGCAAAGAACTTATAAAGAAGGCATACGAAGATAGCGAATTGAGTGGTAAAAACTATGAACTTACCGTGAAGTATATCGAAACATTATATAAGAACATAGAAGAAAATAATAATACTTCAAATAAATAAAAAATTAAATTTATGCATTTATTAAAAATATTACTTCAAAGTATATTGATGGTATGTATCCCTGCTTATGTATTACCATACATTATATTCTCATTAGGTTTTGGAAGAATAGATTGGTTCATTGGAACAAATGAAATATATGCAACACTATTCTCGATTACAACAACAGTTATTTTCTTAATAATGTCTTGTTTTATTTTACCAGCTATTATTGAGAAATCATTTGAAGATATCGACAATATAAATAAAGATAATAATATAAACAACGAAGAAGAAGATGAGGAATACTAATTACAAAAACTTTATCAAAAGGCTGTTAATTGTCTTCTCAGCCTCTTTAATACCTGCAGGAGTACTGACATACCTAATCAGTAAAATAAACCCGTACAGCGTACCATACACATTCTATATAGTATTGTTCGTTGGAATTGTAGGTGTAGTTATTAAATCATTCCAAAAGTATATTTTGAACTATAATAATAAAAAGTAAACTTATGAAACAATATATTACCAATTGTATTTTTGCTGGGTTAATAACATTACTAATTACAGTATTGTTTAAATTTACTGCATATCAAACTTTTCTTTTATACTTTGTTATACTGACAAGTTCTGAAATAAGAGATTTTATTGATAATTATAAAAATAAGAAATAATATGGCAAAACTTTTTTTCTTCTTGTTTCCTTTTATTATAGCAATTGTATTGTCTCTAATTTTTGGAAGTAATAAATTTGAATATGGTGTTATCGCACTCCTAACATTTATTTACTTATCAAACATCAATAGAAATGATTAAAATTGTTTATAATATATTCTATATCGTCCTAACTTTCTTTATGTTATTTGCGTTAGGGCATATATGCAAAACAGAATTTCAACAATTAGTGGTTATTCTACTTTTTATGAATATTTTCTTAACTCTATTCGTAACACAATATTTAAACAATAAAGAAAAATGAAAAAAACATTATATATAATTTTTAAATATTTGTTTTGTATTTTCGCTTCAATGATTCTTTCTCATTTATGGGCGACTACTAATTTTGAAGCTGGCGTAATTACATTGCTAACATTTATTTATGTCGCAATATTAGACCTAAAAGATTAAACTGGTATGAAAGATTTTATTATTAGAATAATATGTGGAATTATTGTTTTCTCCTTTATTGGGTTATCATTATCTGGTTTAATTAATGATTATGGACATACTATCGGAAAATTCCCTATGTTAGTTTTTATTCCTTTCATGATAATCTATATCATTCAATTCACTGATTATATAAGATTAATGATAGAATTAAAAACATATAGATATAATAATAAAACCACCCGATATATTCAAACAGAAGAAAGTAAAGGGTATATACTACGTACTAATTTGGCAACAATTGCAATGACAATCATATATATGATTCCTACTATCATTTATTCATGCCACACAAATTCATTCTCTAACCTTGTTAAAGATTCAGGTTTATATCTTATATATGCTTTTCTTCTGAATGATATGTTAGTGCAAATGATAAAAGAAAAAACAACTATACAAAATAATACCACAATCCAATGAAATATATCTTTAAAGAAATTTTTAGTTGGGAATTCTTATTCTTAACCATAGGAATATTACTATGTAACGTGATGGACACTTATTCTACAACAATAGGTTCTTTTCCATTAATACTCTTTATTTGCTTAGCATTTCCTTCTATAGCACTATTTGCATACGATATAACAATACTATCGGAAAATAGTGTGCTACTCAATAGAAATATTGAAATAAAGGAAAATAATAGTACTTTAACAAAAGAAGATAGACAAGTAAAATATATTATTTACATTTCATTGTTCATTCTACATACGAGTTATTTGGCAACACTATTAAATGTATCAGTTCAAATAGAAAATATTTATTTCTTCCTAATACAATATATTATATTCGTTATAGCAATTCTTCTTTTATATAAGAGATTAAATAGAAATATAAAACTTAGAAGATTACTAAGAAATAACGAAACAATAAACAAACATTATCAACCAGCACCATGAAATTATGAATACAAGACAAATCCTTTATATAGGTTTATTATATTTTATTCTATTTAATATGTCGGCATTTCAAATATTTTCTTTTAACGAATATTTGAATTATTCATATATCTCATTCTTGTTATTCTTTATTAATGCTTTCTTCATTGTAATGAACGCATTTGAACTAATAACATTTGATGAAGAAGAAGATGAAACAAAAAACAACATCCAGAGAACTATTCAACTATATAATATAGGACAAATAATCCTTATTACGGCAATAAACATAATAATGATTATTTTAGGTAATAAGATAATAAATTGTATCATCAACATAGGAACATATTACATTCTACTATACATCCTATACAGAATGACAAAACTTATATTCACAAATTTAAATTCACAACATATTAAGAGAAAAACGATATAAAGAATACATAAATTATATATTTATAGGTGAGCGATAGAATAAACTTATTCGCTTGCCTATTTTTTATTTTCATAAACTAATAAATTCAACAAAAACAAGTAATGCGGATGAAAAAAACGTACTACAGAAAAACACCACCTAAAAAGTTTGAACCAGATAAATGCCACTGGACAAGAACTGACAAAAATAGATGGAAAACAAAAGTCACTTACGAATCAGAAGACGATGCCGAAGAATGGCTTAAACAACACCCTAAACTAATACAACAAGGAATGGTATCATACTTCTGTCCTATATGCAATAAATACCACTGTGGGCACAACACAATAGATAAAGAAACAAAACAACTACTCAAAAATAATTTCAACTAATATAAAAACATTAATCCCTCAGTAGATAATCATATACCTATTGAGGGATTTTAATGTTACTTACTAAATGAAAATGTAGCAGGACAAGTATTATTATCACAAGAATTACCATTCTCATTCTTCTTACCGCCTCTAATTAACTCATCAATAGATGTGGCATTCTCAATATTACCACAAGCGTCTGTCTTTGGACGATATTCGCCCTCATTACTTACACTCAATAAATGTAGCTCACATCTAACTTCTACCACGCTACATAATGGTCTCATATAAATATTCTTTTTCATATCCTAAATAAATATTATCTAATATATAAAAAGTGCCTACCTATCTCAGGCAAGCACAGTCAACTAAAAATCTAAACAAATTAAAACTTATATTATTAAGTAATTATATTGTGATTACCTTTTGGTATATTGTTAATAACATATCAAAAAAAATGAGAGGGGATGCTGACCGCAGCAATCTCAACGAAGGTCACGACATCAACCCTCTCACGCACCAAACTGAGCTGGACCATGGAATCGAACCACCCATCTGTATTGGATAATACAGCATGCACCATTACATCTTATCCGCATGAAATAGGAAGCAATTTTGTTTAAATAAGCCATAAATAATTCTATATTACTGCTGTACGCTTCCATTTTAAATATATATGAATCTGAGTATGAAACTCAGAGGAGAACAAGACTTCTCTATTGTGATTACCTTTCGGTATAGTTTTTCTAACATTTTCCACATCCCAAACCCATAAACTCATCAGTTGTAATTACCTTAGAGTACAAGACTTCTCTAAATCACAATGCAAAGATACTACTTTTATTTTAAACTACCAAATAAAATCATATTATTTTATATCTATTAACTAAATTGATAAATAAAGCAATTAACATAAACACTATTTAACACTATATTCCCAATTTTTTAATTTTTCAAAATTTTTTATAAAATTTTATTTTTTTTTGGTAAAAATGGACACCAAACAGTCCTTCCTTCACGTTTCTATCAATTTTCCTCTCTTGCGGTTTAACTCCCTTCAATTATCAATCAAATTGTCCTCGTTTGCTGTTATACTCCCTATAATTATCATCCATGACACATTCTTTGCTGTTTTCCTCCCTTGCAGTTATACACCCTTAAATTATCACTCAGAACAATCTCCCTTGCAGTTATATATCATTTATCTTATATATACTATTCTTTACTTTACTATATATTATTCAATAACTATTACTCAATATTTTTTATTAGTGTATATTCATAATCCAATAATTCTATATCCGATTCTATATATCTTTCTCTCTTTACTATAATTAAAAAATATTTCTATCTATTATTTTTTCTATATATAATAAATCTTCTTTTATATATTATTCTTCTTATTATTTTATATTATGTTATTTCTTATATAGTATATTATTTTTATTGTTGTTTCTATTTACTTTAGTTTATTAATTCTTTCCTTATATATGTTTTCTTATATATCTTTCTATTCATTCTCTATTATTATCCTTCTATATTTTTTATCTTTCTTATAGTTGGAAGGTGAGAGTTTGTATTATGTACATATACGTTTATTTATAGTATATATTATCAATATATAGATGTATTATTTAAAATGAATAATGATATATAACGTAAGCCGATTATAAATAAGAAAAGAGACGATATGAATTTATCTTTTTTAATCATATCATCTCTAAGGTTAAATATAGTTATTTTTTATAATGACTTATTCTTTATATATTGTTTAAAATTTTAAAGTTTATATGCCATTAGCATTGTGGTTTTAGGAAGTTCGTATAAACTGTAATCTATCGTTTGTCCTTTATAAGTAAATGTCATATTATTTTCAGTCGGGGTCTGTAATTGTTCTAATTCATTTGTTCTATTGTTACTTGATATTGTAACATGTGGTTTATTTTTGGAATCCATAAAACTATCTATTTGTCCTACAAAATCATATTTTCCATTATCTTTTCTTTTAAGACCTGGATAAGTAAAAAGATGTGTATTCTCATCTGGGGCAAATACATCATGTTTATTAAATGTCTTATCTAACAAAGAAAAAGTTAAAGTGATATCGTCATATATATCGAAGATAAATCCATTTGTTACATTATTGTCCTTTGTAATTTTCATAGGTTTTGATTTAGTAACATTATCACCGTCATGTAATATTAATTCATATGTATTCTTATTTAATTCGTTAATATTATCTTTGAATTGTATATTATTTTTAGAAAGATATAATGTTTGTGTTTGAGAGTATGCTATTTTATATACATCTACAACAGTAATATCAGGTTCAAAATTATAATATACTTTTGGTGTTTCTGTTATCAATGTTACATTAGGTTTCAATAAGTTTGAATTAATTTTTTCAAAGTTTTCTTCAGTGTCTAACAATTTTAGATAATCCATAATTTTTTTATTCTAAAAATAGGTTATTGAAGAAGATATACATTTTCTGTTATATAGGGAATTTCTTAAATATTCTTTCCCATTTGTTTAATTTCATCAAGTCTTTCTAATCCTTCCTTAAGTGTATTATAAAACACCATAGTTTCTTTCCTATGTTTCTTATATACTTTTATGCTTTTTCTATAATCTCTTTCAGCGTTTGGACTAAGGAACATGGGAGAATCATCATCTTTAAAATATCTTTCTTTAATATCTTTCATACTTTATATTATTTATAATTCCAATTATTTTTTATTTCTTACATTTGCAAATATACATATAATATTTTATATTAGCAAGGATTTTTGTTTTATTATTATTATTAGATAGTTTGGTGATATATAAAAAAAGAAAAAGAGAGAACATGAATTATATTATTCACATTCTCTCCTATATTATAATAAGTATTTTTACATTATTTACTTTATTCAATTACAAATGGTCGTTATTGATAATGAAACCTTTTATTCGATTCTCTATTTCATAGTTATCTCTATACTGAGTAAAATCAGATATACATGATACTGTAGGATGTTCTGGATTAGTTCTATCAACTTTAAATAAGATTGGTTGGTTATCACCATCCAAATAACAAGCAATCTCACCTACGAAATCTCTCTGGTCACTGTCCTTTCTCTTTAGACCTGTTAATGTAAATTTAGTCACTAATCTATCGTCTTCTATCAAATCAAGAGAATCTGACGTAATTGTTAAATGAGGAGTTAAATTATAAAACCAAATACTTATTGCATAAGGATACGGAAGAGTTGATATTTTAAGAGTACCGTCATAATCTATATATGTCCGTTGTATAGTTTCGTTATCATATAATTCACGCACACTTGTTTTAAGAGGTATATCTTCAGTAGAAATTTGATTACCTGGCATACCATTTATGTAAGTAGTAAAAACAAATTCATATATCTTAAACTTTATATAAAAAAGCTTGTCTACCCCCCCCCCCATTTTCTTTAACAAGTGCGACACGTGGTTGATTTAAATTCGTTTCTTTATCCTTGTTAAAGTCTGTCATTGAATTAAAAATATTAATGTATTTCATAATATGTGTTTATATTTTTTATTAGTTGTTCTACAACATATCGAAAGAATTATAAGCTAATTTCATTCTTTTTTCGCTTTCGTAGTTGTCTTTGTATTGACTATTATTGAATGATAAAAATTGAACCGTTGGATTATCAGGATTCGTTCTATCCACTTTTATTAAACTATCTTGATAAGATGCTATCTCACCTACAAAGTTCCTTGTATCACTGTCTTTCCTTTTAAGACCAGTTAATGTGAATGTAGTGATTAATTTGTCGTTTTTCTTTACATCAATTGAATCTGATTTAATAGTGAAAGTATATTGTCCATTATTAAAGACACTAAAAAAATTGAATGGAAAAACCGATACGCCTTGCATAGTTGTATAATACTTGTTAAAGAATAAACAACCAAAAGTTTCAAAACAAACAGTGTCTCCATGTTTTAAAGCATTATATGGAACATCTTCAACAGATATAAAAGATTTATCATTATCTAATATAACATTATCTTCTTTAAAATGATATATCTTATCAGGTGTATAAATCAGTTTGTTATCATTCGTTGTCAATATTACAAAAGGGATATTTGAGTCCTTACCCCCCCCCCCATTTGATGATTTGATTCTCAGGATAAATTGGTAATCCAGGTAAATACCTTAATTTAAGTAAATGTTTCATTTAGATTTATTTTTATACTATATAAATATCTCAATCATAACGTATCTGATATATTAATCATTAATTTTATTTTATAATCTGGAACGTAGTTATTTTTATACGTTTCGAAGTCATTTACCGTTAGTTTATTCTCTTCTTTATTATAATGAATAACAAATATATTTCCGCTTGCATCAATAAACGATGTCACTTGTCCCACATAATCTCTTATACTCTTATTTTCTTTGCGTTTAAGACCATTAAATTTAAAAGATAACTTATCTATCAGATTGGTATTATAAGTGGCTATAAGCGACTCTAAAGTATATCTATCGAGAGCTGTTAAAGAAGTATTGTAATCTTTAAATTGCCATTTTTCTGGAAATCCATATCTATTGATTTTAATAGTTTTATTCATAACTTGAGAGAGATTTTTGTCGCAATGTATATCATCTGTTGAAATGAATATATCATTAGTATCTCCGTGTATTGTTACCAAATCATACACATCTTTAAGTTTCTCTATAAAATTATAAATGAGTTTATTGTTATCTTCTTTGATTAAGATAACATTTGGCTTATTGATAGAAGATTTAATATCATTAAATTCATCGTTTCTTTTTAGGTTAATAATATATTTCATTATGTTTTTAAGTTATTTAAGTTAAGTTGGGTGCGTAGTATAAATGTATATAAATAAATAATGGAGAGACTCGATAAATCTCTCCATTTTAACTATGAATTAGTGATTATATTTTTTCAATCCTGTAAGAAGATAATGAATCGTATCAGTTATCAAGCATGCATTTCGTTGAAAATATATATCAATATACTCATTTAGTGGCATTGTCGGATATTCCATTTGCCACCTTTTAAGTAGGTGCCAAGTAAAGTCAGCCAATGCAAAATTTTCAGCTGATGTTTTTGAAAATACGAAGTTAACGTTCATCCACTCCAATGCTTGAAATGCTACATCAAAATATTTACTGACTTGTATCCATAATTCTTCACTAACAAAGCAATCAACCTTACGTTTAATCTTTGCATCTCCATAATGAACCGATACAATAATCTTACCAACACTATCTTTTATGTCTGATAATTTATATGTAAAGCGAGTTGGTAAATTTGGAACATCTTCATGTCCTGTTATTGCAAATGTAAATTTACGTTTCATTATATTGTTTTTGCTGTTTGAATTAAATCATATACTGCAGAAAAACTTCTTTCAAATTCTTTTTCAATTAAATTCATTGAATCATCAACACTGACGGATTCGGCACACATAACATAAGAACCCCTCAAACCTACTTTTAGTGCAGCTTTAAAGAAATTATAATAAGCTGATATTTCACTATTTGTTGAACTATAAAACACTCTAAAAGTTTTTGTATGTTTTTCTTTATCGTCAGAATCTTTCAAGACATATTCGTAACTAATATTCACAAAACTATCTTTGGAATAAAATGTACATGCAAGTGTTGTTATGTTAAAGAACTCCATATCACTAAATTGTTCATCTACTGTACCTCCAATTGTATACGGAGTTAAAACCTTTGAATCTTAGTCATCATTATTCATCTTTTCTTCCAAAACACGTGCATAATATTTAAAGAAAGCAGATTCAAATTCTTTCTTGAGAAAATGATGAAATAGATTAGTTTCATCACGGTTGAAACAAGGTGATAATTCTTTAATATTCTTTTCAACTTCTTTTGCAATACTTTCGAAAGTTGGAAGAAGATAATTATAAGCCATTTCCGATTGATTTTCGAAAATTCTCAATAAATAAATTTCTTCTAAATCATTATCAGTGGTCCATATATAACCAACTTGAATATATTTTTCTTCTGGATTGATAAAGCACATCATATTATTGATATACATATCTCCCAAATGGATTCCACCTTGAAAGAGCCATGTATTGATAGGGAATTTTTCAAATTTTCCTTCCATATTATTTATCTTTTATTTATTTAATTCTTTGAATACTTGAATGTGCACATACGTAATCAAGAAGCTTTTATTAAGTTCTTCTTTTATCGCATCTTTTTCACAATAATATTGCTGGGCATCTTGATATTCATGTTTAGCATTATTTAGACCATTAAATACGGCTAATTTAAATATTGGATGATAATCTATAATATCTTCAACATTCTTATCTTTAAGAAGTCTAATTGTGTTTGAATGTGTAAAATCATCAGTATCTTCACCCGTATATTTGTAACGATAATTAACTAACAAGCAGTTATCTAAGACATCAAACAGACATTCTAAATGTATGATTGAAAAATCTTCAAAATCTACTTTATTCTCTTCGTTAATAACATCGAGGAATGTAGATACGCTATCTATTTTTTCAAATTTATCTTTTGCATTCTTTCTTTTTTCCAAGTGTGCAATTGTTCTATGGAAACACAGTTCAAAAGTTTCCTTAATTGTGCTTAAAGCGATGTCCGCATCCATATCCATACCTTTAAGTACAATTGTTTTTGTTATGCAAATATCTTCAGCTTCTTTAACAATATCGTAGAAGAGCGGTAAAATAACTTCAAAAGTATCTTCGCTTTCTTCATCTAAAATATACAAACAATTAGTCCAGATGTAGTTATCATCTTTATAATGATATTTGAAGTCAAGTTCTATACGTCTACTTGAACTTTTTAAAATACAGTTCATTTGCGTAAGACATAAATCTCCTAATATTAAACCATTCTCAAACACTTTAATGTTTGTTGGATATTCTATTTCTTTTTCTTTCATAAGTTTTGATAATCTAATTTTATCTGTGAAACAATGTTTCTTATATATTCTTTATTAATATTCTTTTCATCAAAGTTTTCTTCAGAAAGAATAGAAGGTATTTTCTTAAATAATTCTGAACAATAAAGTGATTTCATACCAACTGGATAACGTGAAATATAGTCATTGAACTTTTGCAATAGAAAATTTATTTTATCTTCGTTCTCTATCCATTGTTTAGTTGTATATTCACATAATGTATCGTTATAAACTTCTTTATCTATTGTATAATCTTCAGATTTTGTTGTGATACGTAATAAGACAGTTCCATTATTTTCATCAATTAGTTTGAAAGTGTAAGATACTGTAAGAACATCTTGATTACAATATATCCACTTACATTTATCAACACAATACGTAAACTGTTTAACGAGTCTCAATTTATTATAAACTTTTTTAAATAATTGACCTTCGTTATAGTTGGTAAGTATAAAGACTTTATAACCCAATGTAAGTTTATCTTCAAATACTTGTTTAATTGTTTTTTCAATCACATTAGTATCTGTTGTACTCTTTAATAAATCAGCACAAGTATTTTTGGAATCGTCAAGAACATAAGGTAGGTAAGATATGGAATTATAACAATCTCCAATTGTATATTCCACGTATAACATTTCATCTACTTCTTTCACTTCTGGTGTATCATTAGTATCGTAAGTATAAGATAGATAATAATGATTATAAAATGCACTTAATCCACATTTCATTGAATTAATGATAATAGACCCAAATTGAGTTGGTTCTGTAATAATTTCTACCATATTCATTTATTTTTATAATCCTCTTTCCTTAAAATAGGTTATCATCTCATCATACAAAGCTATTTGCAATTCAGTACAAGGGATTGACAGGATAGTGAATTTTCTAAAATTTATTAAATCTTCACTAAAAGAAAACTGAGTCATATCCCAATCAAAAAATCTATTAAAAGCGAAATGTAATAAATCAGGCAAATCACTGATATTAATCTTAGATGTATTGCGAAAATAAAACATAGCAATACAATTAAGCAAAAGTAGAATTTTGTTCTCTCTTTCAATCCAGTTGAATATCATTAAATCATCAATAACTGTTTTTTCTATTGCATCTAATTTATCATCTTTAGAAACAGAATCCACACGTATAACAATGTTACCATATTCTTCACTAACTTCAGACAGGTTGATGTAAAAACTAATTATTTTAACATCATCACGTCCATTTATTGCGACACCATAAGAAGCATTATTTACATTTCCCATTAAATCCATATCATGTATAATTTTATTTGCTGCAAAGATAGCAAAAAATACTTTACCATACAAATAATAAAAGTTAAAAAACAAAAAAAAGAGAAGCGACATTATTCATCACTTTTCTCTTTAATTTATAAAAAATATTTTTGAACAACATACTTCACGAATACGCCTCAATTTTATATATTTTTGTATTTATATATGTATATTACAACACGCTGATTATCAGATAGTTACAATATGTAAATAATTAACATTTATGATAACCTTCCCTAATGAGGGCCGTGCGTTGATATACTGGTTTATTCTATAAAATATAATGTTATTCCACTCTATTAATTAAATATTTCTCTAATATTCATTGGTGTAAGTGTTGTAAATTCATTGAGTTTCTTGAAGTCATTTGATGAAACGTGAGAGAAAAACACTTTATCTTGATTTAGTGCTATACCACCGTTTTGACACATAATCAAGTATACACATTCGTCTGGCACTCCTTGCGCTGGTTGAACATAAAATGTTTCTTCTATTGGAAGTTGAGTTATTAGACCGAATTTTTCAGAAACAACAAACATTCCATCTTCGTCTTGAATTAAATATAACTTATATTCACCTTCTCCAATAGTGCTAATTATATCTGCCAACCATATATAATCTTCGCATGTATCAGTATTTATGACGGAAATTTGATTATCTCTAAAACAAACTAATCTTCCATATTGATATACACATTTGTCTATATTTTTACTAAACAGAGACTTATTAGTTTTTTTATTTATTACTTGCTTATAACCGTCATCAACAGTTAGTATAAGTATATTTTGATAGTTATCTAAATTCCTAATAGAAATTTCTATTACCTTTTCCAAGGTCTTTGCATTATAAATTCCACCACCATCTGATTCTGTATCTGTATTGGCAACATATAAAAGACCATTATTTTCAATCGTGTCTATCCATTCATCACCGTAAGCTGTTTCATAAATTAGTCCATTTCTATCAATTAAAGCACAAATATCATAATCTTCATCAGTTTTACCTTGATAGACAACATAGTTTTTACTTTGGAAACATATATTATCACTAAAGTCGTAACTAAAAATGTACAAATTGTCAGTGGTAGTGTTTTTACATAACTTTAGTCCATAATTCAAATCATAATCCAAAACTTCCATACCTTCAGGAAGTAAACTCTGAATATCATCTGGGTTAAATATACTATATATGTCAGTTCCAAGTAATTTAGAGAGTTGTTCTGGAGACATTACAGAGTCGCCACCACCATTATCATGATTCCACCTACAAGTTACTGTGTTTACAGAACCATCACGTCTAAAAGACACTGCAATCATTGAAAGACCATATTCATCTAACGGACAGTTTGGACCTTGTTCTCTCGGAACATTTTCAAAACCTTCTTTTAATAAGAAATAAAATATTCCTGAACCATTATTAGTATATTTTAAGAAATATTCTTCACTTTGTGTGACACACCAATCAGTATAACGGCTATATTCATTTGCATCATCGTAAGTTGGTATCGGAACTATCTTATAACCATTATTATTACCATCATTATTCTCACCATATTGTGCGCTGGCTTCACGGTCATCAGTTTCACTCTGTGATACATTACCTTTGAACTGATTAAAGAAGTCTTGTAAAGTCATTCCGTTTGCATTCTGGTCAAGACCTAATTCCTTTGCTTTAGGCGCAATAACACCAACATATTTATTTAACTCTAATATAGTGTTCGCATCAAGACTACTACCTGCGTTTAGAACAAATCTTACAACTGCTGGGTAGAGATGGAAATCAGCCTTACGAACGTTTGGAATATCATGCAACACATTTTCAGTAAATTCTTTGTCATTCAAATTTGGATTTATAGAACGCACCATTTTGCGTGCTAAAGACTGATTCTTTGATGCACGGTTTTCAGTAATCAAGCGTCCATTAGCAAAATTACGCAAGAACTGGCTTTCATTTATTTTAATTATCTTTTTATTCATAATATTCTGTTTATTTATATAATTCAAATTCTTCTTTGGGTATTGTATGAATGCTTACTCCAGCAGTTTTATCTCTCAACATTAAGTAATAATATTTATCATTTTTTCTAACAGCAATCATAAAATCATCTACTTTGAAAGCTTCATCAACAATTCCAAAAGGTTTTATTTCTAAACAAGTATATACAATTAATTGGTTCTGTTTTGTTTTAAATACATAAAATGCACGATTAAAGAAATATTTTTCCAACCATTCATTTGAATATTTACGTTCAACAATATCAACTATTGAATAAGTGTTATTTTTTTGAACTATAACCAATTTATTAAAGACAAAAATTTTATCAACCCATTCAGTAAAAAGTAATTGATTGTTATCTGGATATAATATATTCATCTTACTTTCATTACTTGTTAGAATAACGTATCCATCCCTAACACTAAATGATTTTAAATTAGGAGATTGAGTTAACCGTCCAGAGTTAGTATCAACTTCGTAGATATTAAAATCTAAACTGACATAAAGTTTATCACCGACGAAGAAATAACCACTAATAAAAACATCTTTACCACCAATGATTACACCATTGGTAAGAATTAATGCATCAAATCCTTCAACTCCAAATCCATTATATTCTAAAACTTTTTCACCTTCAAAATAGACAACTTTGCGCATATATTTATCAGATACTAAATAATCTTTTTTATCATTGTCGTAATATAAAGTTTGATTATGTGGGAGTTTTTTGATTAATTTCCACGAAGAAGGCATTTCTTTTTCAGGGCGTTTATCAACACATATCTTATATACATCAGCATTGATTAAATTGCATAACTCGGCAACACTCATTAAATGGTCTCCACCATGTTCTCCTTTTTGAAATTCATGATTCCATCTACCTGTTATCGTATTGACATCCCCATTTTCATAGAATGATACCGCAATCATGGAAAGACCATATTTATCTAAAGGTGTTTCATTATAATCTATATCTTTCTTTGTAATATTCTGATAACCTTTTTTTAGAAAGAAATAGAAATATCCACTTTCATTATTTGTATATTGATTAAAGTTACCTTCATTGTATGTAATACACCAATCTACATAATCTACATATTTTTCAGCAGACTCAAAATCTGGTATGAAAACAATATCATAATCACCAAATTTGCCATCCCCTTTTCCATAATCGGATGCGGTTTGTCTATCTAAATTATCCTCTTGTTCAATGTCTTGATTAAAGTTATGAAAAAATTCATTCGCTGACATTCCATTGATATTCTGGTCAAGTCCTAACTCTTTTGCTTTTGGTGCTACTATACCAATATACTTATTGAGTTTCTGTATAAATTCTCCGTCAGTTGTATTTCCTGATTGTAGTAATAATCTAACCGCTGCTGGAAAGAAATGGAAGTCTGCTTTACGTACATTTGGAATGTCATGTAAAACTTTCATAGTAAATTCCTTATCATCCAAGTCAGGAGATAATTCTCTTACCATACGTCTTGCCAGAGATTGATTCTTTGATGCACGGTTCTCGGTAATTAAACAACCATTATTGAAATTGTTTAAAAACTGTTTTTCGGTAATTATGATTTTACGTATATTCATTACTTCTTATGCATTATAAATTCATCATATAAATTTACTTCCACTATTTCACTTTCATAACGGATAATAGCAAATTCATCTTCATTAACTGGCATTGTTGTTGCGAAATCTTGTGAAGTGCCTATCATTTCATTATCACATTTTGCAATATACCTTGCATTAATTCTTCCTTGATTAACTATTTTATATAGTTTTGTAATTGGCTTTTTGTTTAACATTCCCGTATAGTTTGAAATAAGATAATAACCATTATTCTCAACCAAGAAAATAGTATTTCTGTAATCTACTTTTGAATAAGCTAATATATTTACCCAATCCATAACTTTTTCAAATGTCTCGTATGTATATAATGTTAACATATTTCCATCAAAAGCAATTATTAAATTTCCAATTGGAACAGTAGAAACGTTATCCAACCAGTCATTGAATAATAATTTATTAGTAGATTTAACGAAGTAATTAATAGATTCATCTTGGTTGTATAATTGAATTGCAGCCCCTTTATCATCTACTTCATGTAACTTTTCGTCATTGATTCGTTCCAGTGTTGTAGCGTTATATATACCGCTTCCATCCGACAAATCAGTATCACCAATAAACAATAAATTATTACACTCAGCACAAGTAAGAGAATTTTCATTTGAAGATAATAATATTTCACCATCTTTAGTAACTAAAGCTATGAAACGTCCTCCATTTTCATCATAACCGCTTTGATAGAATACATAAGGTTTATCTTTAAAATAAACTTGATGCTGATAATCCTTAGAGGAAACAAATAATTGACCATTTTCCTTGTTTTTACAAAGCATAAAATCTTCATCATTCATTTCATCTATAATTTCAACATTTTCCAAAAATTTATTTTGTATATCGTCTGGATTAAAGATAGAATATATATCACTTCCTATGAGTTCAGAAACTTGTTCAGGTGTCATAACATTATCATCACCGCCATTATCGTGGTTCCATCTACACGTAATAGATATAATACCACCCTCTTCATTAAACGAAACAGCTATCATTGAAAGTCCATATTCATCTAAAGGTGCATTATCTCCTACCTTCTTGGGAACTTTCTCAAAGCCATCCTTCAATAAGAAATAAAACAGACCCTTACCTATACCGACATAATTTATGAAATCCTGTGAACGGTGAGTTACACACCATGTGGTATAATCGCTATATTCAGATGCCTCTGAAAATGATGGAATAGGAATAATTGTATAACCATTATTATGTCCATTACTTGTTCCATAATGCGCAGTATTTTCTCTATTAGCCTTATCCGTTTGATGTACATAACCTTCAAAGTTTCTAAAAAACTCATCCAATGTCATTCCATTAAGATTCTGGTCAAGGTTTAATTCTTTAGATTTGGATGCTGCAACACTAATGAATTTGTTAAGTTTTAATAGCGTGTCAGCATTTATAGATTTAGGATTTTGAAGTAAAAATCTCACAACGGCTGGAAACAAATGAAAATTCTCTTTACGCACGCTTGGAATATCATGTAATACTTTCTCGGTAAACTCTTTATCATCTATATTAGGTGACAAGTTTCTAACCATACGTCTTGCAAGCGATTGATTCTTGGAAGCACGATTCTCTGTAATTAAACGGCTTCTATTAAATAAACTTGCAAATTGATTTTCCCCTATAATAATTTTTCTCATTATTCTAATTTAATATATAAAAATAAATATCCAATTGGACATTAAAAACAAAAAAATAACTTGACAGAAATATATCTATCAAGTTATATAGTTTAATAAAGTTCTTCGACTAATTAGAAGTCGCTCGTTCCATTCTACAACTCAAAGCACCTAAATAGCTATGCATGGCTTCAAGTTGTTCGTTTAATAGATTTCTATCCGTTTCTTCTAAAGACATAAACGAATCAGATTCAATGAATTTTTCAAGTTTATAAATACGGTCATCCAATTCATCCAGTTCTATTTTCATTCTATCAATGCATGACTCTGCTAACGTGAACTTGTCTTCAAAAAACGTTTTCGGCAACCAACTAACTTCATTGTATTGATTTTCAACCAAATATCCATCCATTTCTTCATCACAATCCATATTAAATGGAAGTACACCATCTGGTACACCTTTTAATTTCATCGGTTCTGCCATACAATAAGTTGTCTTTGATATATATTTCTTCATAACACACAAATTTTAATACTCCGCAAAGATACAGAAAAAATATAATATATCAAAAAATCAATATATAAAATATGTTAAAAATCAGTTATTGGTTCGTGACCTAATTCTTGACCCGTTTTTGCATCAAATTTAACTATGACTCTTCCAAGTTCTATATAAAGAATATTATCTTTAATATATGCATTTCGCATGGTTCTTGATTGAGAAACGAATGAAAGACCATTTATAGTTGCACATACATCGTAAGAATTATCAGCATGCAATACTATAACATCTTTACCAGCGAAGTATTTTTTAACTGTATTGCTTTTATCAGTTACCAGATAATCATTTGCTTGTTTATCATAGACCAATTTAAAGCCATCTTTTAAGTTCTTTACCAACTTCAAACTATCTGTATGGAGTTCGTTATCTCTTAAATCATGGTTAATTTCTTTGGTTAAATCTATAACTACATCTCTACCAAAATCAAACTGTTTATTTAATACTATTGCATCTCGTCCATGAAAATATTCTACATCTTCTAAGAATTTATCCGTAACCAAATAATCATGCTTAGATTTATCGTAGAATAACATTAATCTATCGGCTACCTTCTTAATAAATTTCCAATTTTCAGGATAAGAAATATTGTTATACACGGTATTTTTTGTTACAGAGTATATATCAGTACCAATAAGTTGAGAAAGCTGCTTAGAAGTCATTATATTGTCATTTCCGCCATTCTCTTTACCCCACCTAATTGTAACACTATTAATCTCACCATCTTTTCTGAATGAAACAGCTATCATTGATAAACCATATTCATCCAATGGTGTGTTATCTCCCTCTTCTTCTGGTATTGAAGCAAAGTCTTTCTTTAATATAAAATAGAAATATCCACCAGAACGTATAAATTTCAGGAATGTATTTTTATCTTTGGTAAAATTCCAATTTGCGTATTCAGAATATGTATTCGCTTCTTCAAATGTCCTTATCAAAGCAAGCATGTGACCGTTAAAATCACCATAAGGTCCTTGCTCTTCTTTAATAATATTAAGAACTATATTTTTAAGTTGTTGTTCACTTATTAGAACTCTTCTTTTCATTATAAGATATTTTATTAATAAATATCAATGTTAACAATAAAGTTAAGTCAAAAAATATTGTATGATTAATAGATAATTACAAATATTTATATGTAATAAGAAATTTAACTATAATATATTATGACAAAACATTTAAAAGTATTTACAAGTGATAGTGAAAGAAAATCATTTGAAAGTAGTAATTATTACGTAGAACCATATGTTTCAATCGTCAGGGGGGGGGGGGAGTAAGATAGACACCCATTATAATTCTGTCCCAGACCTTACACTTATAATGAAGGGTGAGTCAAAAAAAAGATTTTTTGTTAAATCCTTTAGTGGAGATTTTAGTTCGTTTTCAAGTTATCATCAGGATATAGATTTTAGTGATGTTAAAAGTGTAGAATTTTCTGACAGAATAACAGAAATTTCAAATATTACGACAATCTCAGGTTTAGAAGAATTAATTATACCAAATAGTGTCAAAAAAATTGACACATCAGATATATATGCGTTAATTTATTTAAAGAAAGTCGTACTACCTAATACTATAAATTCACTGAAAAGTAGGGCTTTTAATCAATGTTTTAATTTAGAAAGTATAACATTAACTGATTCTTTAACACATATTGATGCTGATACTTTTAATGGATGTTATAATTTACAAGAATTAAAAATTATTGGTAAGAAAGATATATCAAGTTTATTACCAACCAATTTAACCGATAACTTAACTGAATTATATGTAGATGCATCCCTTATTGAAACATATGAAACATACAGAGATTCTATTGGAAAATCATTTGAAGTAAAATCATTAACATAAACAAATGATAAATAAAATATAAATAATAAATTATATATGGCAAAATTTTTAAAATTCTTTGATAATAATGAACAAAGAAGCACTTATGAATTAAGTGAACAATATGTAAGTCCCTATGTATCAGCTATTAAAGGAACAAATGGGGGGGGGTAAGTCCTCGTTATAATGTATCATCTGATATTTTATGTGTACTTACTTTGAAAGATAATTCTACAGTATATATTACAGGTGAGAATACATTTAATATGGAAGATATATACCCTTACCAAGAAGATGTAGTCAGTGCTATAATCACTAATAGATGTACAAGTATTGGTATAAGTAGTTTTGTAGGATGCAAACATCTTTCAACGGTGACTATTCCAGATAGTGTTATATCAATAGGTATAGGAGCTTTTATGGGTTGTTCCTTGCTTTCTAATATAACTATCCCACCAAGCGTAACTTCTATAGAAAATTCTGTCTTTTTAGATTGTACTTCACTGAGTAGTGTTACATTATCTTATAATATTACAAAATTAGATATCTCTACTTTTCAAGGTTGTACATCTTTGGAACATATTTCATTACCAAATGGATTAAAAGAATTAGGTTATTATGCATTTTATAATAGTGGTTTAAAAGAATTAATTATACCTGAAGGAGTTACAAAAATCGAAGTCGGTGCCATAGCTTCATGTCATAACTTAGAAACGGTAAACTTCCCTTCTTCATTAGAAGAAGTATCAAACCAAGATTTTCTACGTGATTGTAGTAAGCTTAGAGAAATAAAGATAAGGGGTATAAAAGATATGAGTAATGTCTTATCATTTTATACTATTAGTGATAAATCAGATTTAACATTATACGTTGATTCATCTCTTGTTGATGCTTATAAAACACAAAGAGATAGAGTGGGTGATTTATATAAAATTTTGCCATTACAACAGTAAAAACAAAAAGACTAGCTGTGAAAAAAAATCATTAGCTAGTCTTTTTTATGTACTACAAATTATCTTCTCCACCATGATTAGGGTCGCCCTTAGTCACATAACAACCATCAGATTGAGTTGGTTCACCAGGAGTAAAACCACCTGCACTTGCAGAACCGCTACCACTTAACAAAGTAGTATGCGACTCTATAATTTCAATGTTTGGTGTAATATAATTTTTCATATTCTTTATTTTTTTGAGTTATTCATTTTTATGCATATTCAGATGATAATTTTCTTTTAATTCTTCATATCTATCAAGAATAAGTTTCTTATCATCTTCAGTAAGTTTTTCAGCTTCTTCTTTTGTTTTGAAGTAATTTCCAGCAAGCCATGCCAAACTATTAAGATGAATTATATCTTCAATAGATTCTTTTACTGTATTTTCTTCCAAATCATAATAGAAGAATCGTTCATTGTCATTTGCATCAAATTGATATTTTTTTAGATAAGCATTCCAAGATACGTTCTTAAATTTTCTACATATATTTTGTAAGTAGACATAATGGTCAAAATCTCCCATTTCCCACTTATATTCGTCAGTATTATCAATTTCTACTGTAGTATCGAATTTAAGTCCTTCTGAAGGTGAGAAATAACAGAAGACTTTAGCTTTAGTATCAGTAATATATTCATCAAATAATGCGTAAATAGTTTCTTCTCTATTTTGCATTCTCATAATATCTTCTCTTTCAAACGTAGGATATTCAATCTTTTCGAAATAAACTACACCATCTTCAATAACTGGTTTGTAACCTTTTGGAATATCTATTCGGTCACATTCGTCAAAAATAATTGTCATATTAATATTTTTATTTATCTTTTTAAAAATTATCTCTTACATCAGTTTCTTGTACTATTCGAAGAATTAAACATATTCAAAAGCCGTCATACGGCTTTCTATACATTCACTATCTACTTTTGGTAGGCTCCTTCGAAACGATAATAATACTTCCTTAACCTTGTCACGACTAAGTGGTCTTGGTTCAAAAGCACCATTATCCAATTGTTTTAAGAGTTTATCTCGTATATTTTTTGCTGCATTAAAGTCAGCATTATCCTTATGACCACATTCAACACATTCAAATGTTTCTTGGTTTGGTCTGTTACCATCTTCAATACACCCACATATAGGACACATCTTTGATGTATAACTTGCTTGTACTGTTGAAACAGCTATATCATACTTCCTTGCAATATGTTCTACCTCTTGTTTCAAACTACTTAAACCAAGAAAGCTAACCTTTCGGTTGTAATTGATATCTTTATTGTTGCTATCTTTGATGTAACACTTTCCAAATCCATTATTAAGATTTTCCATTACAATGTGACCAGTTCCTTTAGCTTTTTCATTCTTACACATGATAGCTATAGTCTGCTGTTCATTCTTAATAATCTTTTCCTTTAACTTGTTAAGTTTCCATTGCTTACGTTTGCCAATTACATAAGTTCTATCTTCTTTTAACTTATCAATTTCAAGAGATAGCTTGCAGAAATCATTAACCAACTTTCTGTCATAATCATATGTTATTTCATCTGATAAGCTAAACAAGTTATGTTTGCAATTAACGTCTATACCAATAGTCTTTCCGTTTGGTTCAGGAATATACCTTTCTCCATCTTTACATATGTTTACATTCACTTGATGATTCTTTTCATCGAATGTAAGAGTATATACATAATCAGGAGTGTTCTTTCTGTAATCTTTCATATTGCCATACCATCCTTTATTAAATGTTACGGGTATGTCAAATGATTTCCTACCAATTCCACTAAGACTTATGAATGAATTGATAACTGAACCAAACCTATGATTATAATCAAGTATTCTTTTCTTTCTACATCTACCACTAAAGGTTAACGACCTGAACTCTATTGGATTGTTAGCGTATTTGTCAATAATACGTTTCCGCTTTGATAAGGCAAGTGAATATAGCCTCTCAAAACCGAACTTTTCACAACACCTTAGTATGTTATTATAGAAGTTACGTTTATTATCATCACATTTATCAATATTAGATTTGATATAAGCAATTGTACTTTCATTTCCATACCTTGCAAAGTAAGTTAGACAAGAAGATAGCTTGGTTTGTTTCTTTTCAACGATAACTCGCTTCAAGTCACCTTTTTTATGGTTATTTGTGTCACGCTTATAATATTCAAAGCCTTTGAATACAGACATTTCAAAAATAAGTCTGCGTTGTATATTCTTAAATTTGTTTTCATAACAAGTGAATACTTGCGTATAAATTTGTGTATCAAAGGAACTTGGTACAGAACCTTTGAATTTTGCTCTCATTTCTTTTGAGAATTGGAAGTTTGTACAATCAAGGTAATGCAATAAGTTTGCATTTACATATTGTGATACTATGTTTTTATGATTTTGAATAAGTACAGCAAAGTTATGTAACTCATCATATTTCTGACGAGTTAAATCCTTTGAATGAAACATCTTTGTGTACTTACTTTGTATAATCATAACTTTTTAAAAAATACTTATTTTTGAATCATTTTAAATATAAATGATTATATTTTATTTATCTGTTTACTAATTCTTTTATAAATTATGTTACAAAGATAATAAAATTATCCAATGTAACAAAACAAAAACTGTTAAAAAAAATAAAATGTGGAACACAACAAATGTATTCCACATATATTACTCACCAAGAAATATGGAGGCATGTGTCTTCACAAAAACCTTGTACTTCTTTATGGACAGTATATCCACTATAAATTAATTCATCTATAATTTCATCGTTCCACAAGTCCCTGTCATATATATGGCATTCTCGTCTTCCAAAACATGCGGTTTCTTTTAAAATGCTGTTAATCTTTTCGATTTTCTCTGCATTATTCTTATTATCTTCAGAAATTTTAATTAATTCATCTGGTGTTGAAAATTTTGTCATAATTATATATTTTTTATAATGTAAATAATTTTTCTATTGGTTTCTTTGTAATTGTTTGATTTAAAGAACATAATATAGGTTTTTCCCATATACATTCAAAATCATCTGGCATATTATATTCAGAAACAAATACTTTATACCCATCTTTACTACGCTCTCGACACCATTGATAGAATGCCTCATAATCGAATGTTTTTGATGTACTGTACTGTTTTACGCCTTTGTATGGAATATCACAATATACGACACATTTATCAGGTGATGGAAGTATAAAATTGTCATAATTCTCACAAGAGAAAACTACATCTTTGATTGCAGGTAATTGATTCATTACGTTTCTAATTGATTCTGAAATATAATCTCTTGGTTTACCCTTACTTCCTTGTACATTGTGACCACTATATCCGCCAGCAAAGAAACGTCCGTTAAAACTTGCCATGTGACCTATATAACCTAATTCTGCTTTAGTGAAAGTTGAATAATCACATTTGTTATAAGCATCACGTGCTTTGTTATAAAGTTCTCTTTCAATAGTAGTTTCTCCAATCCATCCATTTTGGAGAGCTTTCCACATTTCAATTAAAAAATCATTATTATCATTGGATAGCCTAATAAACTCACGAGGAACTTTATCTATTAAATTACAGCCACCACAAAATAGGTCAACAAAATAATCACCTTTATTTAGCTTACCTGTCATAAGTGGTATAATCTCACTTGCCGTTCTATTTTTTGAACCTTGATATTTCATGAACTATTTAAACTTTTAATCCTATAGCTTCAAACCAATTCCATATTTTGATATATTTATCAGTATCATATTGAAAGCTACCAGTAACAAAATAATTAATTGGCATCATAATAAACATTATTAATATTAGGATTATAGCCAATGGCATAGTTAATCTCAAAAGGGCAGGAACTTTCTTCTTATGGACCATGAAAAATCTCACATTAGATTGAGAAAATCTTCTATATAGTTCATCACGTGATAGGTCTTTAAGTTCTGGAAAAATTTTATCAAAATCTGGTATATAGTTCATACTACCAAACGATGTTACATTTTCTAATTTGTTAAAAATCATATTATTTATTGTTTAAAATAAAAGTAATCAAAATGAAATTTATACTTGAATAGGTTCGAGTGATAATCTTCTATCATATCAATAAAAAAATAATTATAAAAATATAGTTTTTTATCATTTTGCGTCGATGATATTGTTAAAACGTCGCATTTTTTGCCACGTTTCCTAATCTTTTCAATTACATCACATAGAATTTTGTCTGCACTACTGAAATATATACTTTTATAATTAATTCGTAAAATATTTGTTTCATTCATTTTTAGTTTATTCGAAATGTCTGATAAATCATCTGTTAAATCTAAAATATTATTTTCAACATAAAAATTTTTAGACAAACCAAAATGGACATATTTATTATCTGTTAATTTCATTAACTCATAAGATAGTTTAACATCTTCTATCTCATATTCTAAATCATATAATTTTATTCGTAGCATAAATCTGTTCTAAATAAATTATTACTATTATCTTCAACTATATTTAATATGGTGCCAAAGTTAATTTTAGTTTCTTGCTTTGTAACTACACTAACGTCATAAGTTGAATTATGATGTTTAACACTTAAACCAGCATCTTGTCTAACCTTAATAAACGCCTTGTGAGACTCTATTCTATTCTTTATGATAGAATTTAAGTCTGACTTAACAAAGGCTCTCAGATTGCTTTTAATTACGTCCTCAAACGTTTTATCTATCTCATATCCGACAGAATTTCTTCCTGTTAACATGGCTGCTTTCATTGTTGTTCCTGTACCAAGAAAAGGGTCAAGAACTTTGTCACCTATTACGGAAAACATATTAATTAAGCGATATGGTATCTCTATAGGAAATGATGCTGTTCGTTCTCTTCCACAAGATATTTTTAGTTTCTGAGAATCCCCATGAATATTCCATATATTAGTGAACCATTTATTTCTTTCTTCCCAAAAGAAAGCACTTCTTGAACGTAACTCTTTATCGGAATCTTTTAAAAACTTTCTTCTATCTCCTTTTCGTAAAATCAAAATCCATTCATGTTCCAAAGTTACATAAGCACCACACGGCAACATTCCGCTTCCCATAAATTTATTGGGGGAATTTGTTTGTTTTAACCACATTAAATTAGGAAGTGTGATAAAACCTAATTTTGTACAACTATCAATAATTCTTGCAGCATTATTATACAAAGCAAAATTACCATTAATTGTTCGAGTAGCATCACCAATATTTATGCACATATAACATCCATCCTTGAGTACTCGGTAACATTCAGACCATACACAATCTAATTGCTGGTGCATTAATTCAAATGCATCAAGTGGACTATCTTTAAGAGATGTTTCTATTTCAGAATTACCTGAAATAAACAAATCATCCCACATCTCAATCATAGGATATGGAGGTGATGTTACAACAAGTTCGATAGAATTATCTTCTAATTCTTGCATATTACAAGAAGAACCTATATGGAATTTATGTTCTAAAAGCATACAATAATAATTTCTGTTGCAAAGATACAAAAAACTATTGAATTAAACAAAAAAAGAGATAACAAATTTTGCTATCTCTTTTATATCATTCTTTTATGTCTTCATGAAATTTTCGTAATGTTGACAGTAATTCCAACCTGCATTGACATGCTAAATCTTTTGTTCTAAAATAATTTCCTGAATCATACATATCGTCATCAATCCATGTACCTGCTTCAGTCGTACTATCCACTTTTAGATTTGAGTAAAGATGGAAATATTTCTCATTCTTTTTTGCTCTCCAATTTATGTGTTCAATTTTATTTTCGTTGTCATTCCACTTCAAATTTTCTTGTTTCAGTTGTTGAAGGAAAGCATATTTCTCAGCTGTTGTAACATGACGCAATTGACGAGAGTCACAAATTATATAACTATCTTTAAGTAGTTCACCATCTATATCTCTTAGAATATGAAAATGATAATATCCATTTTTATCTTGTTCCCCATTATATATAAAGATAGTTTTACATTTGTCGGATTCATCAGTTTGCTCCAAAATTAAAATATCTCCATTTTTAAAATCTGATACTTTCTCAAATGTGACACAATTATCTTTAATGATTGGTTTTAAATAATGTGGGACATTGATAATATCACCATCTTGTACTGTTACTTCCATAAATATATTTTTTATAAATTGTCTTCAAACCAGTGACAACCACATCCATTAGAATGTGTTGTCACTTTTTTAACTGACTTACTGAAAAATCTTTTAAACTTATTTGCAAAGTTATGAAATATTTTCTTCATAATAACTAATCAAAAGCGTTTGTTACTAAATATTCGATTGCAGCACTATTACAATGCCAGTTTTTTATAAATCCATTTTCATCTATTGACATTATAATATAATCACCATATGATTCATCTTCTGGATAAAGAACATAAGGAACATAACTTTCTACTGAAACAATTACATTATTATCTTTATCCAGTAATGTGTACTCTCCTTCATCACACACCTTGTAATGCACGAAAGCAGATACACCTTGTTCCCAATTGATAATTTGTCCAGTATTGATATCAATAATTGGTTGCCATCTATAATGGTCAGAATAAATATTACTTGTCGGTTTATCTTTAACTTTTACAGCGCAAGGCATTTTCGGAACACCTACACCTTCAGTTTCATAAAAATCAATATCTTCTTCACCATTGACATCACTGTCATTCCAATAACGTACACCAGCATCTACTTTTAAATAATGTACATCAAATTTCTTTTTTACAGTTAACTCTACTTCCATATTATTTATTTGTTTTTAAAAAACTTTTCAAATATTTCTCCACCGTACTCATTAGCAGTTAACTTTATAATCTCTCCAATGGTGTACTTGTACTTATGTGGGATTGGTAATCTATTCTCAATGAAATCTCTTGTTCCACTGGAACATGCACCAGTGATAGTGCGATATGCAACGATAGCTTCTTCATACGATAACGTATCATCCAAGCTTAAATTCTCATAATCTGAAGTATCTCTTTTACTTATCTTATAAATGAGGTTAGCTTTAGCTTCTGCAAGAGTCGCACCATGTGCCCAATGGTCTTCACCATCGGTAATAAGATAAAGTGGGTAATCTTCATGTCCAAGTGTATGTACCCTGTATACATTACCATGATGAGAATCAATAACCGAGAAAATACCATCAGCCTTAATGTATCTCACCCCATCTCTTTCCCAGAAAAGAACCATATTCTGTAAATCATGAATTTTCTTTTGCTGTTCTGGAGAAAGCTCTCTATTAACTTGTGAAACATCTATAATTTCTGGATTATCTATTAAAATACAATCTACAACAGTTAAGTTATCTGGTAGTTCTGTTATATCTGAACGATTTAGTTCAAGATAATCACCGACAGTTAAGTTGTTAGGTAATTTTTTTATACGACTATTAACCAAAATAAGGCTATCAGTAACAGTTAAATTATCAGGTAGATGCAAAATATTTGTATGACATAGGTCTATGTCACCATTAACTTTCAAGTTATCAGGAAGTTCTGTAATATTAGTATAACTTAGGTCCATACCTTCTCCAACTATTATGTTATTAGGTAACTTGGATATATTTGTGTGATATGCACTGAGATAACTACCAACTATCAAATTATCAGGAAGTTTTGTGATATCTGTATTACTTATATCAAGATATCCTCCGACTGTTAAGTTTTCTGGTAATTCTTTAATAGCACTATAACTTAAACCAAGGTCTCCAAAAACAGTCAAGTTTTCTGGTAAACTGTTAATTTCCGTATGTTCCAAGTGAATACTTCTACCAACGGTTAATTTATCAGGTAGTTTTGTGATATTACTGTAATTCAAACATAGAGAACCATTAACTATTAAGTTATCAGGTAACTCTGTTATTAATGTATTAGTCAAAAATAAGTCTTCACCAACTGCTAAATTTTCTGGCAATTTTGTGACATAAGTACGACACAAGGATAAAAACCCATGAACTATTAAATTACTGGGTAACTCTTTAATAGATGAATCACTTAAGTCAAGAAACCCATTAACCGTTAATTCATCTGGTAACTGACTAATAAACTTATTACCAACCAAATCAAGATTTCCGTCATAATAAAACTTTCCGTCCTTAACTGAAAGTTCACACCAAGTTTCCTTATAGAATTTCTCTATTATCTCTTTCTCAGTTTTAGTCATACTTTTTTTCTTTAAAAAATTCACATTTTTTATAATAACATTCTTTGAATTGTTCGTTCAAATATTTCCAACAATTGACTGTATCTATTCCGTCATTACAATGATAGATAGGGTGTGTACAATACGTAGGAATTTTATTCTCCAATTTCATTATGGTAATTTTTAAGCGTTTCTTCCACTCGCTTTGCTGCTTCTCTCGCTTGTTTTTCAGTACGGAAATGATTAAAAAACGAGTATCTGTGATTATCTGTATACATTTCTTCTTCTTTACATTCTGCTTTGCAGATTAAGCCAGTGGTTGCTACAAAGTAGTAATATTCACCAATATCGGCTCTCCAACTTATATTCTCTACTTGTTTCTTCTCTGCGTTCCATCTTAAATTGCGTTTTTTGCTAAATCGTACCTGCGTTGTTCCCAATCAATTGTATCTTCAATAAATTCAAGTTCACTCTTATGATAACTTTCTTGTTTATCCTTGCACCACCAATAAGTTTCGTCAACGGCAGGGTGAGGGTGGGTACTAAACTTTACATCTACTATCTCGCCTGTATCTTTTACTTTTGATTTCATTTTTCACTTCCTTTTCTCAAATTATGTAATCGTTTGCCATCCATAGGACAAAATTCTCCAACAGGAGCAGCACCTTCTTTCAATCCAAAGTCACAAGACTGATTATCAATACGTTCATTACCTGGCATGGGAGTGTAACAGTGTTCACAGTTTATACATCTACGCTTCATATTAATCTTCTATCTTTATTGAATTGCCATAACCATCCATAGCACCTAAAACAACTAAACAACCATTTTCTAATTTGAAACCTGCTTTAAGGTGTCCATCAAAATCAATCTCGATATAACCATTTTTATTTGAATAATGCCTTTTTTTCATAATCATTACGTTTAATATTCATTGTCAGAAAAATCATCAGGCAAGATAAAACCATAATTTTCCATTAGAGTCATCGCATCTGCAATAGTTAAATGAAGACAATCATAAATAAGAATAAAATCCATATCATCGTTTAAATCTATTATTGGACGGTATTCAAATTTCTTATAAACAAACATATTGTTTAATTCATCAAGACTATCATAAGCTGAATCGAATTTCTGATGTGTCTCTTTAATTTTATTTTTTAGAATTTCAATTTTATTCTTTGTCATAATAATTAATATTCTATATTTGTTATGTTCTTTTCTTTTATTTCTTCTAACACTTTCTTAATGATGTCATATTTTGATAAATTCTTCCAATCATTTTCTATAATACCAGTTGGTTCATCACGATGATGTTCATCTATATAATCATATATGAAGCAATCAAACGCATCTGATAAAACTTGAGGGTCTTCTTCAGTCCAGTGGATTCGTGAAAATAGTTCTGAACACTCAGTATGATATGAGCTACTATCAATTCCATATTCATCGGCACCTATTACTTTTTTATACTTTTGTCCTATATTAATTTTGCAACAACATAATTCACAGAAATGTTCTTTACGTGCCGTAAGAACTTTGGAAGCAATATAACCATTACCTAACATATCAAGTGTATTATTTGTTTGTTTTTAAATCTTTCAAAATCTTTTTAGTAGCTTCATAATTATTTAAATTCTGCCATTCTTCTTCATTATAATGATGATTATTAATATAGTCTACAATAGAACTATCATACATATCTCCAGAGATTCCTTCATATTTATCTACCCAATCACATATAGTTACTAATTCACAGCATTCAATATGTGCCAACCAATTCCAAATAAGATTATTATCTGTATTCGTTTGTTTAATATATTTTTGACCAATATCAATTTTACAATTACAAAAACCACATATATGTTCTTTACGTGCGGTTACTATTTTAGATGTAATAGTTTCCATAAGTTATTTTTATTTAATTAATTCTGGGTTTTCAAAAACATTACCGATAATACTACGTGTTTCGTTTTCACGTATACCAATCAGATTGTGGTCAAATTTCTTGCCTGAAATAATGAAAATGTCTTTTGAATATACTATTACACCTGTTTCGTATTCAATTTCTCCACTTGGAAAATTAAATAGTTTCACCTTAATAATATCACCTTCGAACATTTTCTTGATATTACCATCTTTAACACCAGTATATTGCCCAATGCTATTTCTATCAACTCTGGTAAATGACATAATATCATCTTCTAATTTCCTAATAGCATAACCATTAGAAAGATGAATCAAATCTCCATAAACCCACTCATTTTTGACATTATCAAAACCACGAAACAGAATTTCTCTTTCCATATAGTAATTTATTATGTTATTTGAATATATTGTAAGCTATCATTCCACCAGCAACTCCCCATCCGCTAAGTGCTATTCCATATAGAACATATTTAATAAGACGAAACAATTTAATTTCTTTGTTTGCTTCTTTTAGAAATGCATCAGTCGGACCATATTTCTTCTCATATTGTTCACGGACAATCTTTTCTGCTAAAGCATTAATACGTTTCCTATCTTTCTGTGGAATTATAGGTTTAAATTCTTCTTCTTTATATCGTCCATTTTCAGTACAAAAGGAATAAACATCATAGCTTCGATAACAATCGTCAAAGTCTTTTAATTGCTGTGTAATGTCAATTCTGAAAATACCACGTTCCTGATAGTATTTTTCAGCCAATTCTTTGATTTGAGAATCATTTAAAGATGCTTTCTCATTGAGTTTATTATACTCATGTTCATTTAATTGTACAATTCTATTTTCCATAAGATTATTCTATTTTAAGTTCTTTAAAAACGCCTACTATTTTATCATCTAATAAAGAGCCAAATCCATTGCATATGAATTGACATTTGTTGAAAATATTACGCAAATCACAGTCAGAGCAATCTTCTGATTCATTTGTGTAAATGTATTGTTTATCGTTAATTGTTATACTATTCATTTTTATTATGTTTCTTTAAATGATGGCAAATCGGACAAATCTATCCAATAATCAACTTCTAATGTTACATCAAGCCGAGAATAATTATCCATAAAATCTAACGAATTTTTACTAAACCACGCAATAAAGTATTCATCATTGTGATAACACAGATAATCTCCACTTTCTTTTGGAAAATCAAACATTTTGGTATCATGCCATTTAAGTTCTTTCTTTTTCATGTCACAAAGATAGTGAATAATATATTAAAAACCAAACATAAGACATTATTTTATAGTATTTTAACTATTTGAATTATAAGTTAAAATAATCGTCAATAGGGTCTGACAGAAAAGTCCACTCCTTATCATCTGTCGTTATCTGAAATTCAAGTAATGGACATTTATCATAATCTATGAAATCGAATTTTATATTAAAGTCAAGTAAGCATTTATAATTGTCTTCTTGAAAATCTTTATTCCATTCATCACCAGGAAACATCGGAGACCGATAAAGCTCTTTAATAACTTTATCATTATCGCCTAATTCTACGAGTCTAAATCTTGCCATGACTTAATCTTCTTCTTTTGTTAATTCTTCAATCAGTGCATCAGCACAAGCTATTGCAAAACGAGCCAAAGTTTTTGGTACAGTTCTCTTTTCATTCTCTTTATATTCTGCAGTTACTGATATATAATCTAACAAATCTTGATTTGATAGTGATGATGTCATTATATCTTTAGCAATTTGATAACGTCTATTTTGTAAATCAGATGATGACATAATTTTATTTTTTTAATTATTTCTTTTTACTCTTCTTGAAAAATTTTGCAAACTCTTTTCCACCATACTCATTTCTGGTTAATTCGATAATTTCCCTGATAGTATACTTTTCCTTATGTGGAGTCGATAATCTATTCTCAATAAAATCTCTTGTACCTGCTGAACAAGCACCTGTGATGGTACGATAGGCAGCAATTGCTTCCTCGTAAGACAAGGTGTCATCCAATGACACGTTCTTATAAGCAGAAGTATCTCTATCATTTATCTTATAGATAAGGTCTGCTTTGGCTTCCGCAATGGTAGCACCATGTGACCAATGACCCTCTCCATCAGTTACAAGATAAAATGGCTTATTTTCTTCTCCAAGTTTATGTACCTTATATACATTGCCATGGTGAGAATCAATAACACTGAAAATGTCGTCCGCTTTAATGTATTTAACCCCATCTCTCTCCAAGAAGATAACATTATTATGGCAATTATTAATATGTTGCGGTGAAATATTCCTTTTAATTTGTGAAAAATCTCTAATATATAGAACTCGTATATACAACTCATCTCTAACAGTTAGATTATTAGGTAGTTCTCTTAGATTAATACCATATAAGTATAAATCACCAATAACTGTTAAGTTGTCAGGTAATTTTGTAATCTTTGTATCACTTAGGTCAAGATTACCATTAATTGTCAAATTATCAGGTAAGTCTGTAATAGGTGTGCCAGATAGTAATAGACTGCCACCCAATGTTAAGTTATTAGGTAACTTTGTAATGCCAGTACGTCTCATAATAAGACTATCACTTACTATCAAATTATCAGGTAGCGCTTCTATATTTGTATCATCCAATGCTATATATCCACCAACTATCAAGTTATCAGGTAATTCTGTAATAAGTGTATTACTTAAATCAACCCAATCACCAACGGTTAAGTTATTAGGAACCTTTTTGAGATGCGTACATCTTAAACTAAGATAACCAGTAATGGTTAAGTTGTCTGGAAGAAATTCAATAGGGGTATTGCTTAAATCCAGATTCCCATTAACTATTAAAGGACCATGTAACTCTATGATGTCTGTATCTGATAAATATAGGTTTTTACCGACCTTTAAATTATCTGGGAGCTTTGTTATGTGCGTATGAATTAAATTGGCACTACCTTTAATACTTAAGTTATCAGGAAGTTCTGTGATATGTGTATTAGCTAATTTTAAATTACCATGTACTGTTAAATTATTAGGTAATCTTTTAATTTGTGAAAAACTTAAATCAAGGTCTTTACCAACACTTAAGTTGTCAGGAAGTTCTGTGATAGAAGTATTATTGAGAATTAAACTTTTACGTACTGTTAAGTTATCAGGTAGTTTTGTGATAGGTGTATTACTTAGGTCTAACTCACCGTTTACAATTAAATTATCAGGTAGTTTTGTTATAGGTGTATTGCCCAAATAGATACTATCTTCTACAATTAAACTGTCTGGAATCTCAGTGATATATGTATAATTTGCATAAAGGTTTTTCTTAACTGTTAAATTGTTGGGTAATTTGACGATTTCAGTATCATATAAATCAAGAGTCCCCATAATTGTTAAGTTGTCAGGTAATTCTCTAATACCTGTACGCTTTAAAATGAGATTTCCATCATAAATTAATCTTCCATTATAAATGGAAACTTTATATCCAAGTTCTTTCTTGAATTTCTCTATTATTTCGTTCATATCTCTACTTATTATGTTCTTTCTGTAACTGTTTCATTCTTTCCATCAAACCATTTCTTCTTTTTTCTTCTTCATCCATTCTTTCTTTTATGATGGTTTCAAAAGAATTTCTAACTTTCTTTGTATATCTGATATGGTTAAATACATGAATGAATATAAACGCAATTATCGCTAATAATAATGGCGTAAAAACAATTAAAAAAAGGAAATTATAGCTGATATACATATTATTATTCATTATTAGGTATGTTTGGTATTCCCATCCAATATTCTATTTCATTTCCAGATTCCCAACAGTCTTGCCCATTAAAATAATCTATCCAACAATTATTTTCTTTTCCATCTGAGGCTAAAAGGGGCTTGTTGTAAAGATGTTTTGGTGGATATCCATCAGTCTGAACATAATTCCAAGGGTTTGAATCTACCAATTCACTGTGCTCTTTAAATATACGTTTAGTCAAATCACTTAAATATGATTCTACTCCTTGAACGTTTGTTATTTTTACTTTGTAAACATTATTTTTGTCCATCGTATATAAAATTTAATCAGTTGGTAATTCGGGTATTTCCATCCAATAATCCACGTCGTATATATCAAGATATGGTGCAAACCCATCATCAAAGTGTAGAGTTTTGTCGCCAAACATAAAACCTTTAAAAAGATTTCCTTGATAAGTAAATAGACAATCTTTTGCCTCTTCTGGTAAATCACCTTCTTTAACAGAGTGCCAATGACTGACAGGATAAACTTTATAAAACTGCAACATATCTCGGCACTTGTACTTAATTGTAGCTATATTATGAGATACATTACCAGATGTTGTTTTATCACATATCTCAGAGATGTTTTCTAAAATTCCGATAAACATCTCATCTATTTCTTTCTGTGTTGTCATAACTTTAAGTTCTTAATAATAAATTCTTCAATCTCTTTCTCTGAATTAAAGTAGGGTATTTCCCCATTGACTTGTGCAATAGCTGTCTTTGTTGCTAAATTCCAAATGTTAACAATAAGTGAAAATGATGGGTGTTCATCTGCATACTTTGCACCATCCTCAAATCCACATTCGACATCATTAAGGTTACAATTAAAATAACCATAGTCGATAGAATATTTAAACGCAGCTTGCTTTATTTCTTTTTCTCTATTCATAATCAATATATTCGTTTAATATTTCTCCGTAAGAAGTTGAATATGAAACTTCATAATCTTTCATATGTGGTTTATATATATCTATTCGACCTAATAATTGTGTGTGTACATATCGCAACCACTTTGTGTTAAGAGATACAATATTTCTGTATTTTTTGCAAGCCTTTTTAATCTTGCGTGGAATAAATTTACTCATAACTTTATTTTTTTACGATAGAACAACTATTTCACAATTGACTAAATCTTTATAATCAATACTCTCAATGTCTTTTTGACATTCAATGTATCCATTCTTATCACCATTTTGAATGAGGACTTCTATATCTCCGTACTTTTCGTACATTTCTTGAAGCTTCTTTTGTAATTCTAATATTGTCATAATTCTAAGGCTTTTTTAATATATTGTTTATAGTGTTCGTTGGCTGCCTGCTTGGCATCTGAAAGTGAGATATAACAACTAATAAAATACCCATTACTGAATAAATGAAATTTGTTATCAACAAATTCTACCCTGTAGAACCATTCAAAAACTGTTACGGCAAGGTATGGTCCATTTTTGTAAACTCTTTTCCATTTCAATTCTGGCACATTCTCTATTATACTCTCACGTCCAGCATTGAAAGCTGCTTTAATGTCGCTTTCTTGATACAAAGCCATATTAGGAAAATTGTCATCCTTGAAGCTTATTGCGTTCTCTCTTGCCATTGTGATATATTTTTCTGCTAAATCTTTCTGTATCATACTCTAAAGTCATTTTTACTTATGTAACCTACTTTCTCCATTATTTCGACGGCTTCCTTAATATCAATTTCACTTCCATGATACTCAACAATTATCTCACATCCACCACATAATGATACATTTGGCATGCCATCTTGGAAATCCCTGAACACCAACGCTCTTTCTATATCTTGTAAAGCGAAAGAAAGTTCACTTTCTATTTCTTCCGCTCTTTTCACAAGTTTTCTTAATTTCATAACCCCAATGCTCCTTTAATTCTTTCCTCGTAAACTTTAACCGCATAAGATTTTGCCTCTTCAATAGACTTAAAATATCCTTTTCCAAATCCATTACTCAAAAGTTCTATCTTTTTAGATGGAGACCACTTTCTAATTAAAAAATTGTCCAATGGTTTATCTGCTTTGCAAACTTCAAGATATATTCCACATTCATTGTATAAACCAACTTCTTCCCATTCTAATTTGGATGCATTCTCTATTACACTCTCACGCCCAGCGTTGAACGCTGCTTTAATGTCGTCAAATGTGAAGCATTTATTCTCTTTAATAGCAGGTTTCCCTTTTCCATTCACTCTGGTATACTCTTTATAAGCGTACACCAGAGATAAATCTTTCTTTTTCATTCTATAATTCAACTTCCTTAAATTCACCATTAACTAATTTATAATATCTGTTTGGCTTAATAATTTTACCATCTACTTTAACAGCTTTAATATTTTTAATTGGAAATTCACCATAGTTAGAATTGTCTCTTTCCGCTAACACAATCCAACTACCTAATGCAGCTCGTGCCATACTATTCATTCCTGTTGCAATTGCGATTGAACGTTCACCTTCACTATTAGCTATTGAAGCAAACCCAGTACTTATAGCCACCGATTTATGACAAGTAGTTGTAGCCACAGAATATTCTCCTGTGTTTATAGATACAGAGTGATAACCATTATTTAAACTTGATGAATCATCTCCTGTGTTAGCTGAAAGAGAATAATAACCATCATTTTTTGAAAGTGATTTTTTACCAGTATTTACTGAAGAAGAACTTTCTCCATAATTAACACTTGCTGAACCGTCACCTGTATTGATTGTTACTGAATATTCTCCGAAGTTCTCGGATATCGAACAATCTCCTGTATTTGTAGAAATAGAACATAAACCTTTGTTTGTACTTACTGAGAGTTCACCAGTATTAGCAGATATTGATTGTGAATCAATATTTTTTGATACTGAAGAATACCCTGTATTTGCGGAAATAGAATAACGTTCCTTGTTGCTTGATATAGAGTTTCCTCCTGTATTTACAGAAATAGACCTTTCTCCCATATTTGTTGAAACAGAACGTGCACCAGTATTAGCTGCTATGGAAAAATTTCCAGAATTTGAAGACAGAGAAACTTTTGTTGAACTAAATGATAAAGTACGTTTTTCATTATTTGACGAAACAGCGCAATACGAATCCTTTTCATCATGCGTTCTATCATTCACTACTTTAATACTATAATCAATTAGACCTTTTAATGTTAATTTATCAATAATACGTATTTTATTACATTCAAATCTCTCCCCGTCATTATAACCCAATTTGTCGCTTGACTCGACTCTATAAAAGAAATTATTATTTAAATATTTTCCATTAAAAGCCATAAATGGGAATGAATAAGCATGGAAATTCAATCCCTCTTCTACGTGATATTCCTTTCCTACTTCGTATTCTGTTTTAACGCAGTTCAAATTACTATCAACTCCACAAAAGCCAATTGTCTTTTCTTCCATAAATTTATATAATTTATTTTATTTTCTTATTACCAATTGGATAGTTTCTCATACATCCAATATGCGCTACTTTTAATTTTTCTTCTAAGAATAGTTTACGACTTTTGGGATTACTTGAGTAAGAGAAATTCCCTTTTAAAATATGTTCCTCCCCATTATATACTTTTCCATCGTCAGTAAATCCAAAAACAAAATATGGCTTCCCATTAAATGTTACATCTTTACAATGTTCATTATTATATTCCACACATTCTTTTAGAATTGACTTAGGTACAAAATATCCAAATCTTGATACACGTTCATCTGTATCGTGGTAGTTCTTTTTCTTAAAATCAGCTTTGAAATCTTCAAAAGAACGTTTTATTTCCACTTCTGTAAGATAACCATTTTTGTCTATACTAACAAAGTCTGCTTCATGATTCAGTAAACCCCATGATAAGTTTGGAACCATTATATTAGTTCTGACTCCGCCCAAAAAATGCACAAGTATATTCTCAATTTCTTTTACTGACAAATTTGTTGCAACCATAAGTTATATTTTTTAAATCATGCTTTTTGGCAACCAATAAGGTTCGTTTTCTTCCTCCGCAGCTGAAATTACTGAGCATAGATACCTAAATCTATCAACAGAAATATTTTCATCATCTATAAGGTTACGTAATCTTTCTGAATGAAAAGAATTAAAACTGTAGTCTATAAAAATATTCAGTTTTTCTTTTGAATTATGTGTCATAATTTAATATTTACTAATATTCTATATTTATCCAAATTGTCAATGACAAACTTTTCTACATCACCGCTTTCCAGTGCTTTCTTAGCAAAGTTGAGACCACAACCATATTTTTCTCTTATTTTAGTAATTTCTTGTAATTCTTTATTGGACACCATAATTTATGCATTGAATTTGAAATTTAACAACACTTCATACAAAGCATTATCATCAATATCCGCTTCGTAAAACTCGAAATGAACAGGAGTGTCATCATCATAATTATAGTCACCGCCTTTCCATCCTGTACAAGTTATTCTTGTTGCATCTTCCAAAAGAGATAAAGTATCTTCCTTAGTACCATTTGTGGATGGTGTGAAAGCTATTTCGCTATATTTTCCTCTCCAAGAAAAGAAATCTTTTAAAAAGAATTTTGGTTCCTCAGTATATTTAAAATACTCTTTTAACTCAAAAATTGTCATAATTAAATGTTTATTGGTTTATATGGTACAAAGATATCAAATTAAAATAACAAAACCAAATATAAAACTGTTTTTAACATAATTTTAACAGTAATATATTTGGTTGTAAATGTAAATAACTATAAGTTAAATTCTATCTTTCATCTTTTAGAAATTGAAAATGCGTAATTATTAAATCTCGTTTAATTTCTTTTGATAAAACTCTTCAAATGAAATTTCTTTTGCCATCAACCTATCATAGTCAGAGGAATTTTCAAATATTAAATCTATCTCTTCTTCTCCACCACCATCAGGTATTGGTGGAAATGAACCTATTGCTTCTCTTACTGATACGTACTTAGGTAACGAAAACAATTCGTTTTTATTGTCGGAGAATAAGGGAGCAGGTTAATTGATTGTAATATTATCACGGCATCCTATTAGAAACACCCTTTTTCTTTTCTGAGGTACACCAAAATCTGCAGCATTTAACTTTAATGGACTTCCTATATAATACCCTGCATCAGCAAATGCTTGGATGATTTCTTTTATTGCTTCACCTTTCCTCATTGTAAGAATACCAGGCACATTCTCCATTACAAAGAATTTCGGTTTCAATGTTGTTACTATGTCAACAAAGTCTCTAAATAACTGATTCCGCTTATCATTTGGGTCACGCCATCCTGCATAAGAAAAACCTTGACAAGGAGGGCCGCCAAGGATTACATCAACCTGATTTTCTCCGCATGCAGTGAAAATCTTTTGCTTGGTTTCATCTTTTGTAATATCACCAAGAATAAACTTGTCCTCACTTGCATATTTTGAATGATTGAATTTATTGGTTTCAAATACACTTGCATCAAACTCGTTAGCTGCTAATAGTTTAAAACCATTTTGAATAAAACCTTCTGACAAGCCTCCACAGCCAGCAAAAAGGTCTACAATGTTGTAACTATTCAAATGTGGCTTAATGAGTGTAGAAATCATTCTTGCCAATAATGGAGGGACAGCATTCCCAATTTGTTTGTATATGCCAGATTTTGTTTTTGCTATAAACACAAAATCGTCAGGGAAAGACTGAAAACGAGCTGCTTCACGAGTCGAAATAACACGCATCTGTTCTGGATGGAGATTACAACCGTTAGGAACACGATTAAAAAATGTATTTATGGTATAACTGGGTTTGTCCCATGTTAGACGACCATAATAGGTTGTTCTGCCTCCGCTTTCACGAATATTAGCAAGTCTGTTATCCGTAATCTATTTTGGGATATCCTTCCAATTGCCTCCTGCTGGAATGTGCTGTGCCATATCCATTTCATGTTGGCACATCTTGTAAGCTACATGATTATATAGTTTCATGACTTTTTCTTCCAGCGATAAAAGCTGCCTTGATATCATCGTATCCATATATACCATTCGATAAGTCGACGACTTCTTCTGGCGAATCTTGCTGTATTTGTTTCATTAAGTCAGCATATTGTTTTGCTAAATCTTCAATTTTATCCATATTAGTGTAAATTAAAATTTATTGTTTTTCTTTTTCTTGAACTTTCTGTATATCTTCGACAAGTTGTTCTATCGTTTCTTTACAAATAATTTGTGTATATCTTGTAACATGACACATACTATTATCCTCCAAATTCCATTTATTATCTTCGTTTACAAACCCTACTTGGTAGGAATATCTATAACCAAATGCGGAATCAAGATTTAACGTCTGACACAAATACAATTTTGGTAATCCATACATATTGGTTGACTTTGGTGGAATACCTGTTTGCCACTTCTCTGGTTCAAAATTTGGTTTAAACATAATTGATATCTTTATACGGTTATTTAATATATCCTAATTTATTTAGAATATTGAATTAATACTGTTTATTAATAAAATCATGCAACAAAGCATTTCCACATGTAATTCTATCTTCGTCTTCTTCCAATGATGGAATAAAGACGATTACATCCCATCCTGCATCTAAAAGCGGTTGTTCAAACTGACGATAAACATCGTATTTGTAGTATCCCATTTGTGTCTGAAGATTGAAATCTTTTGCTTCATTTGTTTCATGAATAGGAGTAATTTTTACTATGAATTTATCTTTATCGAACAGATTATTTAAAACGACTGGGTCAAGTTTAGTCTCAGCTGTTACTGGGAAATTCAATGTGTATTTACGTCCAACAGGCATAGGTAATCTATCTGCTATCTTAGAAATAGTAACAAGCGAACAAGAACGATTACGAAATAACGCATTACGTTGATTATCACTTGTAGAATTAATTGACAACTGTAGTCCTGCTTCACCTAAATAAGTTTCATTCTTAATAGCACAAAAATCATTCAGAATTGAAGTTAAATCATCTTTTTTTGCTTTTGGTAGCATTGTCGTAAATACTGGATGAATAACATCAGCTTTCATACTATTTGAAACAGTATTTTGTAACTTCTTATCGAGAAAAGATAAAACTCTCGAAGCATTAAAAGAAGGTTCTCCCATTCTTGCCAAATGGAGGTTAAAACGTTTGGTATATTCACAACCACTATTCCTGATAGCATGAGCAACTTGGAACCATAAGTCCTCCATACTTGCATTACCATTGTAACCTACTTTAGGACAATCACAGAACATGCAGCGCATAGGACAACCTTTTTGAGTAGAGATAGTAACGACCATTTTGTCAGTCAAATCTACGTCATGATGTTTCACGCCATTAATCTCTTTATTAAGTCCTAAGAAATTCGCCTTGATGTTATTCTCCTTACCATAGTCACCAACGTAAAGCCATTCTAAGCGATTAACATCATCACTAAAGATACATCCTGTTCTCGTTTTAAATTCTTTAATCATACTATTTCTTAATTAAAAGATGTTTACAAAATTCTTGAAAATTTAATAAGTCTTTCTCTTTATATTCTCCTCGCATAATTTTGCTGCAGATAATTGGTTCAAAACATTCTGGAGTGATGTAACCTATTTCATCCATTATAACAGCAGCATATTCAACAGGTAATTCTGTCTCATTTTCGTCTAATAAGTAAATTGAATACCCATCACTATATTGTTCAACTGTTGGTAAATTATCTTCAAAGCCTTTGAAAATAAAAGATTCTTCCATTTCTTTTAAAGTTTTATTAATAATAGAAAAATTCTTTCTAACTTCATTTACCAGTTTGTCTATTTTTTCTTTCATATACTTTATTCTTTAATTTCGACAATTTCATTATCTTTTAAAATGTAAAATGTATTTGGTTTAATAATTTCACCATCAACTTTCACAACTTTAATATTTTTGATAGGACTAAGTTCTTTTCGTCTTTTCTCTCTTTCTGTTAAAACTAACCAGCATCCAACATTTCCTTTTGCTGCACAATTAACTCCCGTAGTAATGGCAACTGATTCCTTACCTTCAACAACAGCTTTTGAATTATGAGTGCTTGCTACGGATGTTGAACAATCTCCACTATTTAAAGCAACACTACCATATCCTGTAACAGCTGACAACGACCAAATTCCATAATTAGATGCTTCAGAATAATCTGCGGTTGCACAGCTAATTGCCCAATAACCATTATTTTTACACGAACTTTCTATGGCTGTAGATGCCGAAATGCTTCTATCTCCTTTTACGTGACATTCTGAACGGCTACCAGTTATAGAACCTATTGTTTCATATCCAGACGTAATAACTTTTGAATATGCACCAGAAGAAATAGCTAAAGAAGCCCTACCATTATTTAATGAACAAGATTTATAAGCTAATGTAGCGGAAATGGAAAACTCACCACAACTACAAGCCCAAGCATTTCCACCTGTATTGACAGATATAGACTCACTCGCATTATTTAATGCTGTAGAGTAATTGGAAGAGTTATATGCTATAGAGTAATGTTTTTTGTTTTCCACAACCAAAAACTTTTCATAATTTATATTTTCTGTCTCCATATCTATCAATCATTATTTATGAACAAATCACACTCTTTGATATAATCATTTGGTACATACATCATGACCATTTCTTGAGGAAGTTCGTTTGTAAATCGTTTACAGCTTTTGCAAGTATTTAACTTCCCACCTTTACAGTAAGTAAAATCTAAATTCATAACTTCAATTCATTTATTGACGCTACAAAGATAAACAAAAAACGTGGATTATGCAAATAACCCACGTTAAATTACGTTAATTAATCAAATAACCCAGCACCATACAGAAGTCCTACAGATATAGTAGTTGACACTAAAGTCCACCAAAAACTAAATTTAACTTGTCTTGTCTGACCGTGCCAAGCTAAATTTACACCTAATCGCATCATTAGCACTGCTAAAATAATAATTTTACAAATCATATTTTTTATTTTTGAAATTTATCATATAAATCAATGATACTCATTTCTCCATCATCTTCTTTTTCAAGGAAATTAACGAAATTCTTTTCCATATCATTACGACATATTTTTTCGTTAAATGGCGTACCATCACGCTTACACTTTCTGAATATCTGAGTAATACGTCTAAGGTTCTTCACCATTAGATAGTAATTGAACTTTACTTTAAACTTGAATCCAGTAGCATCTGTGACTACAACACCTTCTACGGAATCATTAGTTCCTATATTAGTCCGTAGGTATTCCCATAACTCATCATTAGTATTAATAACTAATTCGTCTGGCATTCTCAAAGATGTATTTTCTCTTAAGAAATTCTTGAACTTATCTGACTCTTCTGTATAGTTTTCACCAAGGTTAAGCACATTATGGATAATGTCCAGCAATACCACTTCTTCCTTTTCATATCTAATAATATGTGGGTCTTCTGTAGGACTAATCACTTCAAACACAGCCGAAGCATTCTCTTTCTTCAGGATATTCTTCAATAGGTCTTTATCGTGCTTACTAACAGTTTCGTTAAAAATACGTTCAAAACGTTCAGCAAAAGGACCACTGTCAGTTGTTTTGGAAGCAAATACTAACTGATTGTCTACTACTGACATAATTCCAAGATATCCATTCTCCTTTATCGTTACTTTTACTGGGAACTTAAGAGTTTCTTCAAGTTTATTTCTCTTAGTTGTCTTATGTTCATCAATATTAAAGAACTTATCATAAGAACGCATCTTTACTTCTCCTGTATTCTTATCAACAAATAAACCACGTGCCTTGATAGTAGCAAAGTTCCATTTCTTTCCAATAAATGCATTACGATTAAAGTTGATAGAGTACATGTTATGCTTACAACCCTTTACATTAACAAGACGACTATTCATTATCTTCTTAACTTCTGGGTCATCAACCTTATATACTACTTGCTGAAAAGCATTCATATTATCTATACTAAACACTTTATTTTCGTATTTTAATATAGAAGCATATTCTGGTGTTATAGAGAAAACCTTTAAGTTACCGCCAAATTCAACACAATCTTCAAGACAAATTGAATGTTCGGTAGAAAGAGTATTGCGATGACCATGTACTTGTATAAAGTCCTGACACTTCCCAAGCAAATAATTATCTTCATATATCTTATCTACTTCCATATCATATCCCCCAACACCCTTAATCATGTCGTTTGTTGGAATAGTTGTAAGATTTGGAACAGATGTAAGTCCACCATGTGTTACCAAGTATTTCTTACCACGGTATGTGAATGCAAAACACTGACGCATACGATAGTAAATTTTCTTTAACTCCTTACGAACCTGTTCCAATGGATAAACCTTGGTTATCTCATCAAGTGTCATCTTGAAGTATTCTGAAGTTATCTCCTCACCGTTAATCAAACGCCAGATATGCTTCTCGTGATTTCCTTCAAGAAGGACCACGTTGTCATCATTATAATGTGACAATAGGAACTCATACACTTCTTTATTTTCGATACCACGGTCGAAATAATCACCAACGAATACATATAACACGTCTGGGTTTAAAGAGCCACCAATAGCTTCTAAAAGGCATGTGTGACAACCATGTACATCACCTATAATCTTTACTTCCTTGTATGCAGAAGCATCGGTAATGTAATAATTGAGAATGTCATCTACATCATTAACTTCCTTGAAACGATTAGACAACTTATTTTCTTGAAGCATATTGTATGCACGACGAATATCAATGTCTGGAACACGTCTTACTGGGTCACGTAACAAATTACGTTCCAAACATTCATCCAAGGTTGCCTCGACATTATGCTGATAACAATTATAGCGATACTTGTCAGCTAATTCTACATACTTAGATACAGCCTTAGATGTCTTATGTGTAGCATCAATAACAGTGAAATCACCATTACGCATACGGTTCTCAAGCATAGTATGCAATGTATCCCATACCATTTTATCGGAACGTGCGCTAATAGTCATATCGCCCTCTTCATTCATCTTTGGAGAATGAAACATTAAACGTATATCATCGGCTGACAATGTGTAATCAGTAAGACCATTTTCCTTAATGAAAGTAGACTTACCACTGCCCATACAACCTCTAAGAATTAGTAAAGTACGCATAATTTATTTTTATTTGATTATTATATTTGCAAAGTTAAGAAAAGAATTGGATACTACAAAATAAATTTAGTTAAAATATATAAAACAAAAATAATCCACCAAAATATTAGTGGATTATTATATATTTTTACGAAAATTCAGTACTGTATGAGAAACGAAGTCCATCGTTAACAAAACTATTATGGTAACTATAATCTCCGTTAGGATAATCTTTTTTCAGAAAGTTAATATAAGTATTCTTGTTAGTATCTCTCCAATAAGAATTACTTGCATCATCCATCTCAACAATATCATTCTTTTTGCTGTCAACCTTTTTCCAAAACTCATCAGGACTAATAGTTGGAATCATAGAATCTTCTTCATCTTCGTCTACAATTATATATCCGTCTTGACGTATAAATTTATCAATTCCTTCTCTTGTTAATGGAAAAGCATAGATAATTTCTATTTCACCAGTTTCATAATTAAATTGTAATTCGTAATTCGGATTAAAATTGAACTGCCAACCGATAGAACTCTTACCTAAATGTATAAGATTGTTATACATATTATTGGTAAGGTTTCTTATTGTATTAACATCATCTTTTTTAACAGCCTCTATAAGTTCTTCTTTTCGTTCTTTAGAAGGGATTTTCTTTAAATAATAATTTACACCCATACATTATCTAATTAATATCTCAGTTTCACTTTTAATCACTGGTTTGTCAAATAAATGTTCGGTAAACCATGATTCATAATAATCATCTATATTACAATTTGGGTTATTAAATTTCCAAGGAATTTTTTCTTCGTCTTCTTTGACACATTCATATTCTATTGTCTCAAAGTAATTGTTTCCTTGCCACATAACTCTTTTCCCTTTTGGAAACCATGGTGCGATATAGACAAAATCTTCTATTTCATCTTGGTCAAAAGGTTTTCTTCTTCCTTCTAAACGAGTATCTGTTATGTCTAAATTTAACAAACGTCTTGAAAAATCTCTATTTATGGTTAAATCAACATTACTTTTCATTTTTACTGAAAATGGATTTTATACGACCAAAGAAACCTTTATTCTTTTTAAAATATTCATTTGATGATAAATCCCGATTGCTACTTAATGTAAAATGATTATTATTACGATGAATATCGTCAGGTGTATTGCTCTTGTTAGTTTCAGTATATTGTTTAAGAGTATTAATCAATTCATCTGTCGTAGCAGGCATTGTGATAGTTATTGCTGGGTCTTGATGCTTCTCAGCTTTATATTCAGCAACCAATTTATCTAATGTAAGGTCACAAAATTCATCCTCCCAATCACCCAGATAATAGAATCTATCAGACACAACTTTTCTATCGGTAAAAACACCAAACAGAATCGGGTCTCTATCTCTACGTTCTTGTTCTACTTTTCTTTCTTCTTGACCAGTATAATCAGTAAACACTACATAAAATTTATCAAAGATGTCTTTTGTTTTTTCTATAACTTCTACGATTTCATCTGGTACCTCACGCATGTACACTTCCAAATCTTGTATCTTTACTACATCTTTTGAAACATTATCAATATAATCTTCGATAACACTTCTATAAATAAATTTATCAACGCCAATTTCCAACAACTTTTCTTCCTTCTGCATTACTTCTGCAAGGAATTTAAGTTTCTCCAAAGATTTAATTTGACCTGTCTTTTTATACTTTTCTGCCAATAAGCAGATGTTATTAAATGATTGCTTTAACTTTTCATTGTCAATACTTTCTACATTAGTCTTTAACTGTAGAAAATACTCATGAGGTGTAATTTCCTTTTCCATTTTATTTATGTTTTAAATTAACATTGCAAAGATACGAATAAATTTAGTAAATACCAAATAATTATGTATCTTTTTTCTTAAGATATTGCGTTAATAATAGTTTTCTATGAATTGTAGTTGCCTTTCGGTAAGGTATTACTAAAATCAGCACGTGTATAATGGTCCACGATTATCTCATTGTAATTACCTTGCGGTACAGTATTGCTAACAGTTGCTGCACGTCTGAGGTATGACCAATTGTAGTTGTGATTACCTTTCAGTATAGTATTACTAATAACTCGTTCTCTTCAATAGTGTGCAGGGTGTTCGTTGTGATTACCTTGCGGTAAAGGATTACTAACAACGTAATTAAAACCTTTGAAATGTTCGTGCATGTTGTGATTACCTTGCGGTATAATACTTCTAACAGTGTCAATTCTCATTATATCGTCAATTGATTTCTTGTGATTACCTTGCGGTATAATACTTCTAACAGTAAACTACATGTAAGTATTTAATATATAATTGTTTACAGAGAAAATAAAACTCAAAAATTCACCTTTATATATCAATATTATATGTCTTCTATTCATTTTTATTTTTAAAATATTCTGTAAAATTGAAAGTGCAATGTTCGTCTGATGTATATTCCATTATATCTCCAATTGTATATGTATCTTGGATTGGTTTTGGTAGAACTTTATAAAGAGTATTAAAAGTTTCAGTTTGACTTAAACCTGTGATGTTTTGAAAACACTCTGATATATCCGAGATAGAAAGACGTTTTGCTTGTGTATAATATTTGTAGTCGTGGACATATCTCCTCTTAAGTACTTGGTTCAGATTGCTCTTTGCTTCTTCCACAGTTTCTGCTCTTCCCCAATTATCAACCCCATCAGTTGTAACTACGTATTCTTTATTATTATAGAAATGCCTTATTTTAAACACATTATCATTTTGTTCAATTATTTCACCTAAAAAAGAATCATAATCGCTATGAAAATATTCTTTGCCATTAATTTTCCAGATAACACCTAAATTTTTTAATACCCATAATTCTCTATTTTCTCTACTAAAGTATTCATATTGTGATTTATGTTTAGGTTTGAATAACCAAGGTTTATCTACAATCAATTTACGTGTTGGACATTTAAGTAATGATAGACCCCGTAAACTTTCAGGTGTTCCTTTTAACGAATCTATAGCGATAAATTCTTCTGGGAAGCAAACCCTATTATCAGGTAAAATTATATTTCTACATATTAATCCATTTTGTAACTCACTTATATTACTCATTGATATATCAATTGTATTATACACAACTAAATTTTCTGGAAGTTTATTCAAAGAGCCACCTTTTATATTTAGATAACCTTTAATAATCAAATTTTTTGGTAATTCTTCAATAGATACATTATCAATAGATAAAGTTCCATTTATTTCTTTCCAGTCAGGTAATATTCTTAATGGTAAAAATGATAAATTGACACTTCCGTTTAATTTTAAGTTTGTTGGTAATGAAGTTATATAACAATATGAAATAGTGGTAACTCCGTTAAATGTTGTATGATTACCAATCAATAGAATTTTACAACATTCAACACAAATATCATCTCTAACATATAGGTTGTCTGGAAGAAATACTAAACAACACAACTTGATAGTTAAACATCCATTGATAGTTAAGTTGTTTGGCAACCAAACTTCATCTTTATGAGTAATCGTTATATCTCCATCACAAATAAAGCGTTCATCAATATATTGAAGTTCTTTATTATATTCTTCTTTGAATTTAAGTATAATTTCACTATTCGTCATACTATTTAATATAAATCTTCGGAAAATAACCACTTAACTTGTTCTTTAATTTGACCTGAATTATATGCGATTACAGCTGCTTCTTTTCTATCCACGAATCTACCAGTAGATGTTATAAATCCTTGTATAGTTTTATATTCTTTCTCATCATTTCTATGTTTATTATTGGTAGGAAAAGCACCAATAATATTATTATGTCTAAAACCACCAATTACAAATCCACTATCCACACCATATATTTCTTGATGTGGATAGTAATTGTTATCATTATACCAAATGGCAGAGCAAATAATTTGTTCCATTACAACAGATTATATACTTTACATAAAACTTCTGCTTCTTCTTTATATTGTTTTAGCACATCTTCAGGTATATCTATTGGGCTTTTACCATTTCTCACCGCCCATGAAGTTACAAAGTGTAAAGTTGCAATGAAAATTTGTTGTTCTTGTGTCATATATTATATTATTTTTAATTTTTAGCACGTAAAATAAACGCAAAAGAATCTATCCATTCGAAGACCAGTACCTAATGGAAGAAGTAAATAACCATAATAGCTATCTTCCCATTGAGTTCTTTGATATATGCCCATACCATCTTGGTAGTCGAAAAGTACATCTTCAAGTTTATCATTTTCTTCCAAGTCTTTTGGAGATATTCTGAAATGTAATTTATTATCCTTGATTACATGATTTACATTCACATATCCAAGAGAATAGAGACTATCAATATTGTCAGAACAAATCATTTCGCATAAAGCCATGATATCGAATGTTATATGATTTTCTGAAAGGAATCGGATAACTTCCTTATATACACCAAGCATATCTTTTTCTTTAGATGTATAAACAAAGTTGTTCTCTTTATCTTCATCTAAAACGATACACAATTCATCGTCATCATTATACTTTTCTAAAAAATTTATAATATCTTTCTTTGTCATAAACTTTTAATGATTCGTTTAATTCGTTAATTCTATAATTTCTCCAATTGTATATTCATCTTTAACTGGTAATGATACATCATTGTTGATTTTTAAATAATGTTTAAACATTCCTAATATTGCTTTGGCTATATCATGCGGAACTTTCATATTGGTGTCAAAATACATAATCTTCCAAAATGTTTTTTGGAAAGAATATCTTATTAATTTTAGTTTAGCATCTGTTAAATTTTTACCACAAATGAACACATCTTCATCAATTTGAATTATACAGAAATTTCTTTTATTATTTACAATACTTTTACAAAAATATACATTCCCATTCTTCTTGATAATTTCTAATATACGTCCATTAGGATACATATATTCTTTATCATACATTGTCCAAATACGAGTTTTTTCCTTCTCTATCAAAATAGGCAAACCCATACAAATGTTAGCTCTATATCCTTCGTAAATAGGATGCTCGTAGAAACCATTATCAGGAATAGCAATAGTCTGACATGGATGTTTCTTAAAATCTAATTTATCTAACGTCTCATACTTACCACCTATCTCATTTGTAATAATATATTCGTCTGGAAATGTAACTACATTATCTGGTAGAATAAGTCTTTCACAGATAAGACCATTTTGTATTCTATTAATTGTACTGTGCTGGAGATAAATACTATGACCAACTCTTAGATTTAATGGAAGTTCTTTAATAGAGTTACTTTCTATCCTAAAATCATCTCTAATGATTAAATTGTCAGGTAATGAGGAGATGTTCGTATTTATTAGATACAAACTTCCTTTTACAACTAATGGTAAAGTAAATGTATTAAATTGAACATTGCGTACTTTAACACCTCCATTAAGTTTAACAGATGAAGGAATACTAATATCGTAGCAATATTTTAAAATTAAATCTTTATCTATTTGTGTAGACTCATCGAATGTAATATTATTGGAATTACCTATAAATAAATCACCTGTCACATGAAGATTAGCTGGTAATACTATGTTACTACAGTTATTTATATGCAATTCTTTGATAAATAAATTGTCGGGCAATATTACTCCCTCTTTATTTTCTATGGTCACTTTACAGGTTCCGTCATTTTGTTTCAATAGCTTATCATAATCGCTACTATTTTGAACATTATCTTTTTCTTTCTTCATAACATTATTGTTTTTAATATTCTATGCAAATATACGAATAAAATATTAATTAATAGAAAATGATATGTTAAAAAATAAAAAAGAGAGAATATTTTTATAATTCTCTCTCTTATTACTATACAGTTTTCATTATAAAATTGAATGCATCAACCATTAATCCACGTTTATATTCTTCTGTTTCTTTGAAGTTACCTGTAAGACGAATAGTTCTATCATTAGCAATCCATTCGAAGTTAACCCACCGATGTTCGTTAGTAAGACGTTGTGAAACCATGAGGAATAAAATTTCCCAATCAGCCTTGTATATATTATCCAACTTAACAGAATGATTGTCTGATGTAAACAACTGTTGAATAATCTTATTAATAGTTGAATCAAGCGTTACATCAAAATTGAAGTGTTTAAACTTTAAAGTTTGATTGTGAGGAAGCCATGTAATATTCTCTTCTGGAATATTATATTCTCTCTTCAATCTATTAGCTAATCTACGACTAACTTCATGATGTCTATTATGTCCAGTTTTAAATGTAATATAATTTTGAGTAAAAGTTGGATGTTCTGTAATATTATCAACTTCTCTCGTAGTCATACCATTATTACGCTGATAAATTTTAAGTAATTCTATCTCAAGTTGAATGGCAATTTCTGCATAGCCCAATTTCTTAAGTCTATTACAATAGCATTTAATAACTGATGGTAAGTATTGATAATCACAGTTATTAAGTAACTCTTTGAAGAAATCTACATTTAAATTAGATTTACAACATTCTTTCTTTGGCTCATTTTCTTGAGAATCATTAAACTTGTCCGTAAACATTATAACATTAATTTTTTCCATATATTTTTTGTTTTATAAAATTATATTACCACACATATTGCCTGCAATCTTATCAAATGCACATCTATGTAACATTATTCCAATAGGTTTTTCTTTTAGATGCTTAGAATAATAAAATTTCACTTCTGAACTCTTTTTGTTATCTCCAGACATATTTACCCATTGGTTGGATTTTAAGCAGTCACGCTGTCTTATAATAGCCGATTGACGGTTTATTGTTTCTTTCTCCCAACCAATTCCATTCAAGTAGTTAAGTAAATCAGTCTTCTTAACAAATGCATAATGTATTTGTTTTATATTACTACTTGTTATTTTAGTATAATCATATTTAAATTCGTTGGGTAGTTTTGGAATTTCTGCTTTATCTAACCATAGAAATACAAAGTGAGTTGTTTTTTTAGATTCATCCAACAACCAACCTAAGCCATTAGGGTTATTTAGGCTACTTACTTCTAAAGCAAAACTATCAAGTCGTATGTTAGCAAAATGTATAGCTGCTTTTTCATCCACATACCATTTCTTGTCACCCACATCTACGATTAAATCATAACCTTGTAGTTGTTCTTGCTTACTATCTGTACGTGTTATGTTTAATTTAAGTTTGGGATATAAATATTTGTCTGTAAAGCCTGCCACTTCACGTTCAATATTCATATCATCTTTTCTTTTACTTTGCATTTATCGGCTGATATTTTGTACAATTAGTTGCCAATTTAATTCCATCACACATAGTATTATGAGAATAGGCTATGGCACAACTGTTTTGATAAATACATGTTCTACATTTATCTATCATTATCTTTAAGAGTTTTTATCTTTCCATACAATTTTGGATTTACATATTTATTAGATATTCTTTTTAAACCCTTGGGATAATTACAAATTAAAGGGATGTTTTCATTAATAATAAATCTCATATTTTTATTTATCAATCTTTTTTAAATTAAATAGCATCGCAAGTTTTTCTGCTTCTATTTGTGCTTCTCTGTAATGTTCAAAATATACTTTTTCTGTATCATAATCATGAATGCCATATTGAATTGTGATATATGGTTTTCTAATGGCACATTTATTATCTTTATCAATCCAGCAATGATAGGTTCTAACTAATTCTTCTTCAGTATAATCATCTATTCCGTCCGAAAAACGCCATTCAGATGAAACTTTTCCGAAAAAATTAATACCAAATAATTTAAAGCCAGTAACTTTACCTGGATATGATTTACATCTGATATAAGTTATTTCTCTTTCATCAAACACTTCTAACTGTATTATTTCTTTTATGTACTTCATTACTCCTTATTTTTAATTTGATTATCAGCGAAGATTTGACCACGTGTTAAATGTATTGGTTCTCTTTTGTCCTTACATTCCACCCATTTTTCGCAACCAGTCATGCTACCGACCATTCTACCACGTTCACAATCAGTAATTAAAGGGTCCTTATCCCATTGTAGTAATGTTGCATGCGCACAATCTCGGCATAGTCCGATAACAATAGGTTCTTTCTTTTTCTTAGTTAACGGAGATTTCCTTCTAATCATTTTATTCGTTTAAATGTTTTTCTAATTCTTTTAATGAAGTTACCTCAAACCAATCCATATCAAAGAAAGTATCTTCCTCACAATTTCTTTCTTCAAATTCTATTTCAACGCCTCTATTATTCCAATATTCCTTCACTTCCTTAAGATTGGAAGATGGAGAATGACCAAGACTAATTGCAGAAGAAAAATACTGTGCATCCATATCTCGTTTACAGAAATGAGATATTTCATCTATCATTTCTAATACTTTTTTGGTATTTTCTTGCCCAATACGTTCTTTTAAAGGAGGTGTAGGAATATACTCGCAAACCATATTTCCATAGCTATCTTTCTTATAATCTCGTTTAATGCTTCCTGTTTCAAAGTCACTTATGATAGTTTCTATGTTATTTCTCCACTCAGGAGTAAGATGATAAGCTTCAGCATATTTCTTTAAAATATACTTAAACTGTTCTGTTGACAGGTAATAACGTTTAAATGTTGGAAATTCTTTCTCTTCTTCTGGGTGTTCTTTAGCTCCCTCCTTTAACTTGTCATAATCAGCTGAAGGTTGACTACATCTGTACATTTCTTTTAAACAAGCCTCTATAGCCTCGTTTAAAATTTTCTTATTTAAATCCACCATAAATATAATATGTTTAATTTCTTTATTTTATATAGGGGTCGAATTAAACCCCTTTGAATTACCTTTCGGTTTAATATTACTAACAGTCTTCATTACTTCCCTTGCAATGTCATAATTGTTGTGATTACCTTTCGGTAAATGGTTACTAACAGTCTCAGACGCTGCCTTAACACTTGCCACGCCGTTGTGATTACCTTGCGGTTTAACGTTTCTAACAGTCGATTGAAGTATTTGAATTAGTAAATGACTGTTGTGATTACCTTGCGGTTTAACGTTTCTAACAGTAAAAAAATCAAATAATAATTGGTAGTGCTGTTGTGATTACCTTGCGGTTTAACGTTTCTAACAGTAATACAAATATTTCAGACAATTACGTTACAGTTGTGATTACCTTGCGGTTTAACGTTTCTAACAGTGTTTATTGCCAATTCATTACCATGATTGACGTTGTGATTACCTTGCGGTTTAACGTTTCTAACAGTAGGCTCTGTATAAGTGACTGATATATAAGTATTTATATATGATTTTAATTTCAAAAAATAACTATAAGACATCACTTTTACAGAACTTCTACTCATTTTTTTTTATTCTATTACTTTGCTAAGCTACTACACAATTTCGCAACTAATCCACCATCTATACAAGAGAATTTATTTTTCACACTTGTTATAACATCTCTCATTTGTTTCTTAGTGAAACCATTTGGAAATTCGTTATTAATAAATTCCACAATTTCATTCTCTGATGGTTGTGGAGGGAGAAGTTCTTTGAGAATTAAGAGTTGTTCATTTACATCATTTACAGTTTCATATCTATTCAACTTAATGGCATAAGTTAATTCATCGTTCAGTTTCTTAATCAACTTTTGAAGAATATTTATTTCCACTGCATCAGTCAGTGTTCTCATTTCTTTCTTCTTATTGGAGATGTATTCTGTTTTCTCTTCATCAGTTAGATTAGTTGGTACTTGAATTTGCGAATCTTTAATTTCACTTAAAGTATAATCAATTAATTCTGATTTGAAGAGTTTAAGTATTCTTCTTGCGTTAACATTTCCTGACTTGGTTGCATTCTTAATCAGTTCATCTAATTTATCTTTAATCATTGTCATCATTTTCTAATCTGTTATTAAGACTCGTCTTTCTTTCACTAACTTTACTGCCCGTTACATATGATGTCTTACCATTGGCATTAGTAAAGTAAATATATTCTCCTAAATCGAAGAAGCGATATACTTTTACTCCATCAACTTCAAATAGAAGTTGTACATCAAATTCATGTTTTGCTCCATTAGTTTGTACTGGTGTTCCTGCTTTTTCACAAGCAGTTAACATCAATGAAGATACTAATACTAATAATAATATAATCTTTTTCATAACTCTATTTTTTTATCGTGTATAATAATTTCCCTTTGAGTCCTTAAGTTGAGTATATGACTGTATTTCCAAACTATCAATGATGTGATTATATTGGATTAAGTATACGTACTTACCTTTCTGACCCCAATCACCGTTACTACTTCTAAACGGACGCTTTGACTTATCCACCTTATTATACTTTCCATTGGATTCAAACTTTATATAGCTTTCGCCACCATGCTGAAACCATGTTCCAACAATTACTTCTGGATGGTTATACTCTTGTGCAATATCATCCTTACTGCAAGAGGTAAATGTGAGTACTAATGCAAATAAAAAAACTGTGACTTTAATAAATGTCTTCATAACTTTGATAAATTTTTAATAAAAAAACTAACTAATTAACTAACTAACACCCTTCAACTCTTATCTTTCTCCAAACAGAACCGTTTGAGAAATATATATGTGGGTATTCTAAAGAATATATGTATAATTTATCTTTGATTTCTCCTGCAAAATATAAGTACCTATCTCTGTAATACCACCGTCCAGTAAATGTTGTGGTTAAAATGTTTGAATGATATCTAACATTGTATGTACCATTACGATATAGGTATATCTCTTTGTATGGCGATGTATAATCTTGATTAACCCACTTTCCTATCATTATTTCAGGTGTTGGAATATCGTGGTAATAATCATCGTAATAATAATCTGAAGTGCATGAAGCTAAAGTTAATAAAGTTATCATGCCAATAAAAACTAATTTAAACTTATCCATAACACTAATAGTAATATTCTTTAAATCCATTTGTTGTACTAACTGTTTCTGTATCATTATTAGATAGACTAATAATGGTTGATTCAAAAACGTATTCTTCTTTTTCCATTTCTTTATTGATTTAATATTAATTTTACACTACAAAGATACAATAAAAAAACGGAACTACCAAATTATAGCTCCGTTTTTAACATTATTTAATGTAATGGTTCGTGGACTACCCATGAGTTAAATGTTCATAGGCTTCGGGATTCACCGAGGAATGGCTTTCCAAAAGGTCGGCTCTTACCCCCTCTCCACCCGTGTAATCGACAGTCCCTGCCGATAGTGTCTTACATTCCACAATCTAAATACTTGTGGACTTTACGGCACATATTATAAATTTCCATTTATATGGTGAATCATATATTACTTTTGATTGAACTCAGACAACTTCTTTCGCAACTCGTTCAACTCAGTTTCCTTCTTCTTAAGTTCTTCAACTTCTTTGAGTTTCTGACGATAATCCTGCATTGTCTTTTCATACTCTTGCTTACGTTTTGTATTAACATCCTTTGTAATAGTAAACTTCATCTTTTTCCTATCTTCAAGATATTCATAGAGAAGTTTGGAATTACGTGCATCTTCAGGGATAGAAAGCATGTAAGAAGAACTATCTGTATCATCTTTTGAACTTACATTTATAGTTAAAGTATCGTTTGTGTACTTATGGCTAATAAGGTCAGTTTCCTTATTATAATTCACACAAACAGAATATGTGGTATCATCTTCATTCCACTTTTTCTTCAAACCCAATAATGAGCCAATGCCTCCACAGGTTTTATCGAAACCTGTTTCACAAGCACTCTTTACACCTTTATGTAAATCTTTCTTTTTATCCATTTCCCAAACACTTTTAAATACATCTTCAAGATTTTTTGGAGTCGTAAAAATTAAATCTTCTAATCTCATAACTTTATATATTTTATTAATAAATTATTTTTTACTTTCATTATTACAATATCTATGCCAAATTATTCAGACAAATGCAAATCACTCATGGCTTTATCAAATTCCTTAGCATCTCCCATGTGTTTGCCTATATCATCACTAATTTTGATACACTTTTCCCAAGGGTCTTTACTACTATATCTCGCTCTTGATAATTTCATGACAATATTTGCTGGTTTGTAATCTTTGATATCTGTATCACAAGTTAGATTTGTGCCAACTCCAGCTGAGACCATAATACGTCCATTAAAGTAATCATGAATTTCTTTATACTTTTCAAATGTAAGGGCATTTGAGAAGATAAGCAATTTAGTCTTAGGGTCGATTCCTAATTCTTGTAAACGTTTAATAATCATATTACCAATCTTAAACTCATCACCACTATCTTGGCGGAAACCTCTCAAAAGCAAAGCTTGCTGCAAGGTTAAGGTTCTAAGAAACGACTCAGTAGTATATGTATCAATTAGCGCAGTACCAAGATTACCTTCATATACATCAATCCAGTCCTCAAGCCCCATGTAGTTCGCACGCTTATATCCATACACAGCAGCATGAAACATCATCCATTCGTGAGGGAATGTACCAGTAGGTCGCATGTGGTGTTTCTTTGCCAAATACACATTACTTGTTCCAGCACATACAGGGCACTTTTCTTTTAGTCGTTTAACGACTTCATTTTGTACATTAAAACTATATCGTCTACGTGTTCCAAATTCAGAAAAACAGAGGCTATTCATATTAGCATAAGAAATCTTATCTTCTAATTTTAACATAGTTTTCTCCATGTTAATCTTATTTCCTAATACTCGATTTCTTACTTCGGCATATGTGGCAAGAATAGCTATCTCATATAATGTCACACGATAGAGTTTATCCGTCACCTCACACTGGAAGACACCATCGTCATCCAGCCACATCTTAATAAGTTCTGGTTTGAAACGAAAAGTACTTAGCCATTCCCAATAATTCTCTGGTATATAATCAATGTTCTCAACACACCAATCTCTTTCTTCATTTGTAAGACGAATATTGGATAAGTTTTCAATTTGTATCTCAATCTCATCCATAAAGTTTGGATAGTTTCTCCAATCTTCTTTGTTTCTGTCGTTAAACTTAAATGTTCCCTCCGCTCTATTAAACTTATGAAAATAAGCATATGAAGTACTGAATTTATACAAATCTGTATCTAAAATTGATTTAATCATTTTTGTTTAATTTTAATTGTTTAACTCATTAATATCATTCAAATAATCTTTCCAATTTAGAACTCTATCAATAAGTGTACTTTCTTTAATATCTTTAAGAGTTTCTTTATAACTGTCAATTAAGTTATTTTTCTCATTGATTTCGTTCTGTAATGTATAAACGTTATCTTGAAGTACTTTCACACTTTTTTCTAATCGTTCATACTCATCATATTCCATTTCAATTCTTGCCATAAGTTTTATTTACATTAAGAGATTTAAGTAAAAAATCATCATTTATACATGGGCAGTAATCCATAAGTATATTAAATTTCTCGTTTCCAAACTCATTTATACCACTTACTAATGTATCATGTACACAAACATCTCCAGCAATACCACAGATATCAATCTGGTCAATATTTTCTTTAGCTACTGTTTTAGTCAACCAATCATATGACTCATCATTAAGAAAAACAGAATATTCTTCTTCTTTAGAGTCCGTTCCTTTAGTAAGAACTTTATAATTTATTTTTAAATCTCTTAGAATTTGAATAATTGGTTCATAAATGGCAGCACCATGTGTATAGGCGATACAGTGTTTAGGCCACTCTCCACCATTTTCTTTAAAAGAGCAATGGCTCTCTGGGTGCCAGTCTGCTGTAATAACTATAGTCTTGTAGTCATTGTGTTTCTTAATGTATTCACACAAAGCATTCATCTTCTGTTCAGCTTTATCCACAGGCAACGTTCCATTAATGAAATCGTATTGTGGGTCAACAATCAATAGTAATTTATTCATATTCATTTATTTTTTTAATGTAACTGATATTGTTTAATTAATTCAACACATTCTTCTTTTGTTAAGAAAGGATTTTTGCATTGTTCTTCGTGTAGATAATCAATTAATAATTTTCTGTCATTATTTGTAATATCTGCACGATATGAGAAGATTTCATTTCCATCTATCGGAAGATAAATTTTAGCACTATCTTTTATCTTTAGCCACGTATTTACCGTTTCGTTATAAGTTTCTTCATCTGTAAAAACTCGATACACCCATAATGCATTATCTATATTTTGGTTACATTTCTTATATAATCTACGTAAAGATACTTCTAATTCTTCGTCTTCTCTTCTGAAGTTTTTACCTAACAGTGCATTCTGCACATGCTTTATTATTACATTCGGTTGCTTTTGATGAGATAGAATAGTTTCACATGCGCTATCTGTTTTGCAAAATGATAATAGAATTGAAAGACGAGTATATAAACATATAGGTGCTTGACTACATATTGTAACTATTTTATCAAACATACTATTAAAGTCCTGTGAACATGGAACAAAACATTGTTCAAATAGTTCGGGAAGAATATAAGATAAAATACCACTATCTTTTAAATAATTCAAACCATTTATACAGTCTTTATTGGCAATTATCTTATTCAACTCATTACGTATTCTTTCTTTAGAAATAATCTTTATTCTTGAAGCACATTCTTGCAATGATTTCCACGTCTTCTCTTCTATATTCCAGCCATATCTATTTGCAAATCTGATAACTCTCATTATACGCAATGGGTCATCAAAGAAAACTATGTTAGGGTTATCATTTGTAGTTCTGATAACATGATTTTTCAAATCATCAAGTCCTTTTCCAGTAACATCTTCTACTTTATCTGTTGAGATATTGTAATACAATGCGTTAATTGTAAGGTCTCTTCTAAATGCATCTTCTTCTAAAGTTCCAAAACATGTTTCTGGATTACGTGATTCTGAATGATATTGTTCTTTCCGTGTTTCCACAGACTCAATAACAACATCAGAATATTCATCATTATTCTTTAAATGAAAGCTTGCGGTACCATACTTAGGATATACAATAGGATTAGAGTCACTATGACTATTATCCAACTCTGTTAAAGTATTCGCTAAATCTATTCCACCAGACGGGAGATTAACAACAATGTCTAAATCATTAGATACTTCTCCCATTAACGTATCACGTACAAAACCACCTACAACATACGTAACACCTTCAAATTTGGTTCCTTTGATAAGTGCACGTATTGTATGGATGGTTTTTTCTATCTTTTTATCTTTGATTTTAAATTTCATTATCTTTATTTAATTTTACCAATGGGTTTAAGAATGTCGCCAACTCATGTTCATAATAAAAAACAAGGTCATTCTTAGTTACATCTAAACCATTAATTAATTTGTAAATCTGTGGATAGTATGTAGATGGAATACACGCATAAGACACCTCATTTGTTACATGATTCAATTTAGTGAAAGAATTGACTTTTGCTTCCGATGTAGCAAGCTTGAATTGATGTAACTTAAGACCGAAATAATTAATGCGTACTTCAAACCCGAGTGTGTCTTTAATAATTTGTTCCATCATCATTAAAGATTTATCACACAGCAAATCTGTCAATACGTTATTATTGTTATCTTTCACTTTGTAGATAATTTCATCTGTACACATAGAATATGGTTCTAAATATTCAGTCAGATTGAACTTATCATTAAGCGTCTTATAAATTTTATTAATAATACGTTTCTCTATACTAATTGTCTTTTTCGGATTAAGTTTTCCAAAGATAACTTGTCTTGTATATTTTGACTTCTTAATATATTCACTATCCGTGAACTTTCCTATAAATCCTTCATATGTATCAGTATTAAGGACTATTTCGGAATTAACATATTTAAGTGCTTGAAAGTTTGCTTTCTTTAAATCAACGCTTACAAAACTATTTCCATCTTGTTCTTCAGTATACAAGTTCCGTTGTGGAATCAATGGATTTTCACCTTTAATGTCACTGTTGTTGAACAGTTTAAACGCTTCTGAGTTGTAACATGAAGTAACAATTTCATCTCTTATTTGTGCATAAGCATCTAAGAATGCTCTATAACTACCACTATAATTGGTGTCGATGTATTCAAGAAGATTATTATAATCTTGAGTAGCACCGCATAGTTCAAGACGCTCTGTAAAGTAAGGGTCTTGTATTACTTGGATAGGTAGATTAAAATCCTTGAGGAAACGTTTCCTAAGTTGCTTTGTAACTAAATCTTCCATTTTTATGTATTTAAAAGTTATGTTGCAAAGGTAATAAAAATAATTTATTTCATCAAGGATTTCATATTAATATATGTTAATTTCTTCTACTATATTCGTATATACTGATAAGAGCGTCTGGTTTAAGTTGTTTTATAAAGTTATTATAAAACTTTTTAATCCATTCTTGTTCTTTTCCTGTATCATCAATATCTTTCCATCCATTCTCATCTAAATAAGCATAATTCCAATAAGAACAAGAATAAGTTACGTAATCTTCTTTATTCTTAAAGTTGGAAAAATATTCCTGTTTATCATTCATTGCATGATATATAGAAGTTTCCTCTGGAGTTTCTGGGTCACGCCCTTCTACTATCATTTCCCATGTAGCATTATATAACGACTCATCACGTGTCATTACTGAGTCCCAGTCAATATCCTTGTTTCTTGCTTGATAGACCTCTTTGCCGTCTTTTGTAATAATTGGTACAGCAAAATTCTTACCTAATGAGCAATTATCCCATTTTCCGTTTGGATTATCTTCACATAACGCATTACCTTCTCCGTCATAAAACATGCCATCTGTAACACTTTGGTAATACTCGAAAGATGTCATATTATTTATAATCTTCTTTCTTTCAGTCAGCATATCAATACTAAACTGGCTGAGTCCAAATTTCTTTGGGTCTGACAAAATTGCTTCGATAGATTTAATAGTTGCACTCTGCATCTTTTTTGCATCAAGATACTTGTATTTAACGTATGGTTCAACTTTTAAGGATTTATCATATTTCTTCATCAACTTATCAGGTTCCTCTCCAATGACCATAGCGGTAAAGAATTTACTTCCGTTTGCACTCATTTCTCTTTTTATTTTTATTAATTAATATGGGAAATTACCTGTACTTTCCTTATATATTTTCATTATATATTCAAATGAATTAGCAATACATTTATCTTCTTCTATAGATGTATTTTCTTCCAAATAATCTTTAAGGAAATTAAATATATCTCTATATGTTAAACTGCATATTTCGTCTAACCATTTCTTTTTATCATTATTCATAAAAGTTTTTTTATCTATGCAAAGATACATAAATTTATTTGATTTAACAAATTTTTAGTAACTTTTTTTAATAAAAAAATAGCACCACTGAATTATAGTTATTCAGCGATGCTAATATTTTGAATTTCAACATGTATTTCTTTAAAATATTCTTCGTCTATTTTTAGATAACATTGATTAAGCGCCATTAAAAATTCTTCTTTGCCATTAGACGATAATGTCGTTTTAATACATATTAATGAATTAGGGTCATCTTCTTTGAGATTTAAATCATAAAGGAAATATAACTTTCTATGTAGTATCTCTTTTATTAAACGTTTATAAAGAATTGTATGTTGTATTAATCTTTGCGATACTTCATAATTTTCTGAACTGATAAGCAATCTATTATTATCACAATTAATTACTTTAACCTTTTCATTATCTTCTAATATTTCTTTTATACTTTCTTCTTCCCATTTATATCCAATAGGTCGTTTTAAAGTTATAAAGTCACTTATATTAATTCCTTTTTTATTGAAAACTTCATTAACATAATCGTTACCATGTTCTATAATATTTAAATTATGTGTTGTATATGCCTCTGTAAGACCGAGTTCTTTGTTAATGGTAAACGCTATATGTGATGTTTCTTCACTTTCTTTATTTGAGAAATCAAATAAGAAATACTGCTTACTATTGGTATCATTCACATACGATTCCCAGCACGTTTTATTACAATTGAAACACCATTTGGTACGTCCTTCACTTCCTACTAATTTGTTACAATCTTTATGTGATGTTACATGTACTATAACTACATTATCCTTGTTGTACACAATAGGAGAATTAGGAGTGGATTTAGTAACAAAACTTATGAAATCTTTTTTATTCCATTTATAACTTAAATCCATACACCAAGTGAATGCATCTAATAGTTCCGTAATATTATGGAGTGAAGAACATGTAGAAATAAAGTTATTTAATTGTTCTTCTGGTAACTTCTGAAGTTTTGTAAATATCTTATTCCACTTTTTTAACTCTCTTTCTTTACTAATATTTAATATTGAATAGCTATCTAAATTGAGATATTCTTTCAATAAATTTCTCTGTATTGTATTAAATTTATTAATGAAAGATTTAACATCGTCAATTAACTGAATGTTCTTTATTTCTTTCTTTAAAATTGTAATTGCATAACGAGATGTATAAGCAGTAATTGTCCGCTTACTTAATTGACATATCAACTGTTTATGTGACTTTGCCCATGCTAAAACACTCTTTATTTCCTCTACAGTGCAATATTTTGAATACACTGCATTAACTGCCCATAACTGATAATTTGGACTGTCATAGGTCAAAGAAATAAGTTCTTTGAATGTGTTATCCTCGTCTGTGTTTATATTGAGTTTGGTGATTAATGGATTTAATATTTTCTTTGAATAATTCATTCTAAAATTCATAATAGAGATATAGTATCCATGAAATTATCATCAAGAATACTAAGATTAGATTGGAGATGACACTAAGTCCACTCTCTTCATTTTTAAACACAATTGCGCTAACATATTGTGTTATTCTGAAATGTATATATATGATAGTTGTTGCAACTACGCAAGATATTACAAAAAGTCTCATTGTCTGATATCTATACTGTTTAAAACAGTTTTTAAACCATTATTCTCAACTACTATATCAATGGATTTATACTTGTTTTTACATTCTAAAAGTGCATCAAACAAATCATCTGACAATTTTTCTGTAGTTGTTTCTTTATAATTCACTTTATCATCAACAGTATGATAGTCTAATAAAAATCTATCACTTTTATTGATTTTATCCAAATATTGAGATATGAATAAATTGGATAAAGATTTACAGTTAAATTTCAATTCTTCTTTATTCATTACCGATGTTTTTATAAATTAAAAATTTAAAAACTAAATCTTGGTCTGCTTGAGGTGAAGATTCATAAATTTTCTTCCACTTATTTTTAGAAAATTCTTTTAAAGGGAAATAAGCATCTCCTTCTGTCTTATCTTCAACAACAGTAACATATGCTTCACTGATAAGATTCTCATCCAAGAATGCATTATATATAGAAGAACCTCCAATTACAAATACATCTTCATCCTTTATGTTAAGATGACGCATTAACGTGAGAGCACCATTAATTGAGTTTACAAAGTGGACACTTGTATTACCAAATTTCTCAGTACATAATTTAGGATTTGATGTAAGAACAATATTAGTTCTATTCTTAAGTGGTTTCTGGTTAGGTAAAGACAAATAGGTATTCATACCCATAATCACAGTATTACCATCGGTAAAACGCTTGAAATTATCCATATCATTTTTAATATGGTAAAGTAATTTATTATCTTTTCCAATGGCACCAACCAAATTTGTACAAACAATTAACTTAAACATATTCTTACTATTGATTCAGTTATTATTTTATTCAAAACGTTATCCAATTCATATTCTTTTAAATCTTCTAAAATTGGCTTTTCACGCTCTGCTTCTTCTGGCATATTATTCTTCTTGAAAGCATATTCTCGTTGTACACTAAAAGATGTTCTATTGTCCCAATCATATGCATCACTGAAAGGACTATAATATACCAATAATGTCTTAATCTCATATCCATTTGCATCAAGTATCTCTTGAATGGCATGTTTTGATAAATTTAAATCGAATCTATTCATGTTAATTTATATTTTATGTTGCAAAGATACAAGCAAAATATTTTACTACCAAAAATAAAATGTTAATAAAAACAAAAAAGCCTTGGAATAACCAAGGCTAAAATGTTGTTCAAAGCTATATTGAACATAAGTTGCAAAAAAACTTACTTCACGATAGAATCTGCAACAACTGAATCTACAGTAACAGTATCAACGCTATCAACTACAGTCGTATCAGAATCCTTCTGAGTTGTATTAGTCTTTACATTGTTACCACACGCAGCAAAAGTAAGTGCTACGCAAGCTGTGAACATAATAATTAAAGCCTTCATTTTATTTTAAATATTTAATTAAAAAATGGTCTAAGAGTAATCTCCTCAACCGTTATTATTATTATGTGATTTAAAAATCACTTTGCAAATATACTATATTTATTTCAATTATACAAATTATTTTGCAAATTTAATATATAAAGTTGTCTTTTTGATGAAATTCTTGACGTAACTCAATTAATCTTGTGCGAAATCCTAATTTAAAATTTTCCCACCATAAACGTAATTTCATTTTAAAAGGTATAATACCTGCTTTCACTGCAGCACCTTTAATCAGTTTGTCATGATTAAACGCCCAACGCATTTTATCTATATTTTTTAGGTTAACCCAAGTAATCGCACCGACTTCGTTCTTCTCCATATTCTGTTTTGAAAACTTAAAGTCATCAATAATTGCATGCTGATACACCGCATAATATCTAAATGTAATATTTTGACGTTTATCATCGTTAGGGTTATCATTAAAGGACCAAAACTTAATTAAATGTGATGGTACTTTTATTCCTGTTTCTTCCAATGTCTCACGTTGTGCTGCTTCTTTGGTTGTTTCGTTATAATCAAGATAACCACACTGACAATTCCATGCATTTATATACTCTGGGTCTGGAGTGCCTTCGCCACGCTGTGAAGCCAAGACACACCATTCTCCACGCAAGTTCTTGCAAAACACAAACATGACCACACTAACAGAACGACTAATCCAATGTTCTTGTCCTTTATTGTCTTTAATTGAAAAATTATTCATCCTTTAAATCTATTATTTCAATATTATAATATTGGGAATCATCTAATATTTTACATACTGTTGTAAAAAAGTTAACTAACTTACTAATATTGCCAGATAAAACTCCACATGATATAACAACACTTTCTGTATTTGAATATCTGGATAGTTTATAGCTAATAGTGTAATCTAATACATTTTCTTTCGTTGTTAAGAAAGAAAATAATATATCGGGTAATCCTTCATGTCTAACTTTTGTAACTGATATGAATTTCTTAATATCTGTTTTTTTATTTTATTTTTTACAGACATTATTATATTATATTCTTCTTGATTTGTCATATGTTTAATATGTATTTTTTTAAAAGGTGTTACAAATTGTAACGGTTTGACTTTATATTACCTTGCGGTATATTATTTCTAACAACATTCAAGGCGTTAATTGTCTTTTGCCCTACGTTGTGATTACCTTGCGGTAAAGAGTTTCTAACAATCTTATAACGTGTGTTATCTGCTTGTTGTCCGTTGTGATTACCTTTCGGTACAATACTTCTAACAATTCCAGTTTCAATTGATAGTTCTGCGACATAGTTGTGATTACCTTTCGGTACAATACTTCTAACAATAAGTGGTCGTTTTTCCTCCATGTCCCACAAGTTGTGATTACCTTTCGGTACAATACTTCTAACAATATACTATCTATAGCTTGTTGAAAAACAAACATTTAAAATATATTTTACTTTTAAAAAATTTACTATCATGCATCATATTTATGTCTAATTTACTAATTTTTTTTATTTCATCATCTTTTCAAATAACAATTGCAAAGTTAACTAAATGTTTTTATTTATCCAAATATTAATAGTTAACAAATATTAAATTATATATTCAGATAGATATTTATTAATGATAATAACTAAAATTGTATATATGAAACATTTAAAATTATTTGCAGAAAAATCAGTAAGTGATGTATTCTTAAACTCTTCAGATTACATTGAACCACATGTCAGTTATGTACTAAATGGGGGGGGGGTAAGTTATAATAAACCATCTCTCAATAACTATATAAGACTTTATGTTGATGGTGATGGTGTTAAGATTAATCCATTGTTATCTGATGAAATCTTAAAAGTTTCAGAAGAAGACGTATTATTACAAAAAGGGTGGAACATTTTAGATTGTGATGGTGAATTTCGTTATACTTTTACAACAGTATTTCAAGGAAATAATAGTAAATTAATTACTGAAGCTGATATGACTCATTTTACAGGAGATGTAATCGGTAACAAAATGTTGTATAATACATCAATATCGTCGCTTACAATACCAAGAACAGTAAAAACGATATACAATCAAGCTTTTGAAAAAACTAATATACAAACAGTTTTTATTCCAAATACATTAGAAAGAATAATAGCTACAGCATTTGGATATTGTCCTAAATTGACCGAAGTAGTTTTTGAAACTGGTTCAAATGCTGATTTAGGTTATGCTGTGTTTTATCATTCCCACTTATTAAGACGTGTCATACTTCCTAGTAATCTTGTAACGTTGAATAGACTTCTCTTCTCAGATTGTCCGAGTTTATCCGAAGTAATTATACCGACCAATTTAGAAAGGATTGAAAATGATGTATTTTCAATGTGTACATCATTGGAAACATTAACATTACCAGCAACAATTAAATATATTAGTCGTTCTACTAATAGAAGCAACCTATCATTAACTATTTTAGCTAAAGAGCCACCTACGATAGAACGTGGCTGGCAATTTAAAGAAGTACTTGTTCCAAGAGATTCTGTAGATGCATACAAAAATGCAACTAATGGTTGGGAACAATACAAAGATTTAATCAAACCAATTGAAGATTAATATAATAAAAAAGAGTGGCTAACAACCACTCTTTACTTTTTGTTTCGTTACATACAAGGGGTAAATCCTGCTTGGATAACTTTACCATAAGTCATTTCCATTCTGTTACAATACCACTTGAATGTTTTTTTTAATAAATTCAACATAATTCTCACTTCACTATTTTTTCTAATTATTTCCAAATTAAGCTGTTAATCAACTCATTCGCAATAATATATATTTGTTGAATTTAATATATATCGTTTTTGATATGCCTATTTTATAAAAATGCTATTATTCTTGATTAAAGTCAAAGTTGTTTGAAAAAATGTAGATGAATATGTATTTCTCGTTCAATAAAATGTTAATGATACAAATTCAACTTTTTTATCAACTTTTCATTTTCAGCATTTATATATGGAAAAAAAATTTTCTTTTCTTTTACCATTCGTCTTATGTATGTCGAGGAAATAGGAATAACAATATCTTGTTCTATTGGTATCGCATAATCTGGAATTTCATCCGTCTTATTTCTTTTTAATCCAGCAATAGAAAAATATGGTTCTATATCTGAATTATAATTTTTCCATTTCGGTATGTCATTAACACAATCAGAACCAGCTATGATAAATAACTCATTGTCTTTGTATTTCTCTCTAAGAAGCGATAATACTTTATATGAATAGTTTGTACCATCAACCAATAATTCATCCTTAGAAAGGCAGCATTTATCTCCAAAATGTGAAATTGCATTCTCTATCATTTGGCAACGATAAGCAAAATCAGTAGCTTTAGAATCCTTCCATGGATTCTGAACAGTTGGTACAACTATAACTTTATCAAAGCCACTATTCAGAACACTATTAATCATTTGCACATGACCAATATGTATCGGGTCGAAACTACCAAGCAAAAATCCTATTTTCATATTCTATCTAATGTTTATAAAGTCACACATAAGACATTCTTCTTTATCATTATTTATATATTCCTGATAATTTTTCTTATTGTGAAATTTTGCATACAACCAAGGATACCAATCATCTGCCATATTCAGAATCATATTAATTCCTTTTTCAAAAATTGCTTTACCAAAAAATCTTGTAGTACTTGAATATAAGTCTAAAAGAGGAATATCATCATGTTTAAAATCATGTATTCTCAACCAATCAAACTTTCTTCTTCCACCAAAGAAATAAACATTTGTAAATAAAGTCTCAATAGAAGTGCAAAACTTTTCAAATAGTATTTCTTTCCAAGCGGAATTTTTCTCTCGCTTTGACAAATTATCTTCTTCAAGTATAATTCTTACATAGGAATCTGTCTTACTATTAAGATAATGTAAAAACTCGTACACACCATTTAGGTCAATGTTATATACCATTGCACCATGTCGTACTTCTAAGTTACCATCCTTGTCAAACCATACTCTAAGGTCAAATACTCTAATATTATAGTTTTTATATTGTTCCTTATAATTCACTTTCTGACATTTAGCAGTAAAAATGAAAGGATACATATACCATTTTTTAGGTCTAAGATAACTTAAACTATTATGTGAACCAAGTAGTTTCATATATTGATAAGTAAAAGTTTATTGAATTTTTGATAAAATAATTCCTGCAATTCGTGTATGTACTTGAAGGTCTTATTACCTATACTTTTATCTGTATATTCTCCATTACAAGCATTCGTCAACCAGAAAGATGTACATTCATTATCTGTAGCAACTATATAGCTTTCAATAGTACTATCTGGTATTTTATATGTAGGCATTTCAGTATTTAATTCTCTTTTAAAACTGAAATCGCTTAAAATATCTTCCGTTATTCTAACAGGCGCAATATCTTTAATATCAACTTCCCACATATCTCCTTCGTTATTATCGAAGTCAAGATAAATAGTACCATCATTAAGAATGCCTGCAATGTACATTGGCATAGTTAGTCTCCCAAAACTTGTCACTGTACAAACCGTATAACCTATCTTTAAATCTTGTACTATCATTCTTTAAAACTATTTTTAAGATAATTTGCTGATAAAATTCCAACAATAATACAAATAATAATAGTGATAAAACTTGTATCCATAATATTTTGTTGAATATATATTTTTTGCTTATTGGAACAACATTCAAATTAGTAACGCCAACGGGATTCGAACCCGTGACTCCAGCGTGAAAGGCTAGCGACTTAACCACTTGTCGATGGCGCTATGAAAATGAGCGAACGAAAGGAATCGAACCGTCACACCGTATATGAAAATCTACGCAAATCTATGATTTAGGTACTTTTCACTTCTTGCTTCAACCTATCACTACTTTTTAGTACATTGAGTAGTTTACTACTCAATCAGTCATCCATAGGAGGATAGTCCACAAGCGTAAATTCGGTAGTACGGCTACCTAATTATTTCTTTTATTACACCGCTGCCAGTATTCGTTGACCTTCCAACAATATGTTTATGGCAGCATTAACATATCTGTCATGTTTTGTCCCACATTCAGGGCAAATCCAAAATCTATCACTTAACTTCAAGTCTCGTTTCTTATAACCGCATTGTGAGCAAGTCTTGCTTGATGGATAGAATCTTTCAATAAACACAACACTTTTATCGTTAACAAGTGACTTGCTAAACAATATTTCCTTGAACTTATAGAAACTAACCTCTTGTATAGCTTTGGCAAGATGATGATTTTTTAGCATTCCTTTCACATTCAAGTCTTCCATAAATACAGTGTCATAATAAGTTAATAACTCATTCACAACACTATGTATATAGGCTTCCTTTTGGTTGGTAAGTCTTTCAAATGCTTTTGCAATTCTAACACGTTGCTTATTCCAATTGTTAGAACCTTTAACTTTTCTTGACAATTGTCTTTGAAGCATCCTTACTTCTTTCTCTTTCTCTTTGAAAAAATGTTTGTTATCAAATACCTCACCATCAGACGTGATTACAAAATCTTTGACTCCAAGGTCAATACCAACTTGCTTGTTTGTATGTTCAAATTTCTTTAATTCAGTATCATCCAATTCAACAAGGATAGATAAGAAGAAATTACCACTCTTGGTCTTCGATAAGGTAGCACTTCTTATATTCTTATTATACTTTTGTAATCTTCTGAAATACAAATCTGAACAACGGAACTTAATATTCTTTAATGAGGTTGTCAAACTGATATGTTTGGTTTCAAATGTATTCTTTTTGGAAATGGCTTCATATGGGAATAATGCCGATTGTTTATCCTTCTTTGTTTTAAATTTTGGAAAACCATTATGTTGTTTGAAGAAGTTTTGGTAAGCACCATCCATTTGTCTGATTGCTTGTTTCATCACCTTCGTGTTCTGTTCTTTCAGCCAAGCATATTGTTCATCCTTTAACAATGTTCCATGAAACCATTTTGATAAATCGGTAACAGATAAGTTTGTTTTATCTGTTTTATAAGCATTCTGTTTTCGAGCAAGCATTTGGTTATAAACAAAACGGTAACACCCAAGCACCTTATTGAGTACCTGCTCTTGTGTATTGTTTGGATATAATCTTATCTTAATCCCTCTTAACATTTTTATTATTTTTTTTTAGAATTGTTAGTAACCCCAACGAGATTCGAACTCGTGACTCCACCGTGAAAGAGTGGCGACTTAAACCGCTTGTCGATGGGGCTAAATATCATATTTTCATATGTTTAGTTGAATAGGGTGGATTCGAACCACCGACGCATGGACCTTCAAACCATCGCTCTACCACCTGAGCTACTACTCAATATGAGCTGAATGTGGGACTCGAACCCACAGCCTACTGATTACAAATCAGTTGCACAACCAATCGTGCTCATTCAGCTATTAATTATTTAATTATCATTTCTGTTTAATATTCCACATGGGAGTTTCTCCAGAACCAACAAGTACATCAATATTAGCACCCTGCTTACTTGCGATAACGTCCCATACACGAAGTTGAATAAACTGCTGCGGAGAAAGTGCCAATTCGTTCATATAAGCCTTATCTGCAATAGCCTTATTCTTTTCAGCTTTGGCTCTTGCTAACTCCATTTCAGCTTTCTTCTCCTGTGTCTGCTTTGCTTGAATAGCAGCAGCTGTCTTGTTCATTTCATCAAGTTGTTCCTTGTTAGGCATTACCCTATCTGTAGTAACCTGCTGAATAGTAACAGGGAAGTTACCTCTTGTCTTTGAAAGTTGCTGAATATAAATTCTCATTGACTTAGCAATTTCAGTGTCAAGTTGAATAAGTACTTCACGATTACTCATCAAATCAAATGGAGAACATGTAGAAACGTATTCACGTACCTTATTCTTGAAATATGGTTCAATGAATGTCTTATACCAGTCTTCACCATAGTTTTGTAACAATTCAGGAGTATGACCTTTCTGAACCTGCAAGACCATATACATGCTTACATCCAAAGGTGTGTTGTCGTTTGAAAGCAAGTCATCGAATTTGAACTCCACCTTTTGAGGAAGAATATAGAAACTCACAGCTGATGTTGTCCATGCAATACATGTTAAGTCATTAACAGGGGTAGGGTCTACACCAGTACTACCAACAAACCATGGCTTCATCTTTAAAGCTACTTCTTCATCGTATGATGGGTTTGTAAATGAACAGCTTGTTAATGCTGTTACAGCAAAGATTGCAGTAGCAATAAACGTAACAATTTTCTTCATATATGCTTTGATTTAAATTAATATCTATTCTTCTGAAGTTGGTCTTATTCTTAAAACTTCTGAGAACTCATCTTTCGTCAGATACCAGAATGGTTTACTACCATTCTTGTAATACATCTTAGTGAAATCATCTGGATGCAAAGCCAAATGAAATAATACATGAAAAATATTAAAAACATTACTGTCATCCCAACCTGAATTTTTTGCTCTTAAAAATATTCCAATTGGAAAAAGTATGATTCCAATAATAATTCCAAGTAATAAACATAATATCATTTCTATCATATTACTGATTTTTTTAAGTGGACCAGCCTGGGCTTGAACCAGGGACCTTCAGTTTATGAGACTGCTGCTCTGACCAACTGAGCTACAAGTCCTTAAAAGGGGAACTATATTAAATTCCCCTTTGTTAAGCATACTTACTTCTTTATAAAAGTAACTTCCATTTTATTTACGTCTACAACTATTCTGTATTTACCAGGAGTAGTTATTTTCCACTGATTATCATGACCTCCATCTACCCCGACTTTCATTTTCATAGGGGTGCCATCTATAATAGAAGCTGGATGTACATAAAACACACCAACTGTAAGTGGGGCTGTAGTATTACCGTCTATAGGCATCAAATAACTTGACTGATGAAAATCGTAATCACCAAAGATATAGGGAAACTTAACATAACCAGCTTTCAAATAGCCTTCCCATACAAAGTGATTTGGGTCGTCTACTGCATTATAATTAAATGCGAGGGGTCTGGTAGAAATATAGTTAACATTATCAGGAGTTGCTGAACCGAACAACCAAAGTTTATTGATAGTTACCTTAGCACCATCTTGTTTTGTAATCTTCAGTTCAGGCAGTGGTGCACCTGTGTAAGGTTCTACTGTCACCTTATTAGTACGCACGTTAACCGTAATCTTATGAACCTTAGCTTCATTTACTTTCCACTTAGAATCTGCATAACGTTTTGCATTATCATAAGTAGAATAGTAAGCAGTAGTCACATTATCAGTTTCATTGCCTGTATCACGCAGAAGACCTGCACACTCATAAAGACCGTTATTGAAGAAGTAGAACTTAAATGTTCCATTGCCACTACTTATATTCCGATGTATTGTATCCAATGGTTGGTACATTTGTGTTGGCGCATTAGAACCTAAAGCTGGACCAATATATGTAAATACGCCATTTCCTTCATTCTTCATCTTCTGAGTAAAAGGCCAAATACGTGTACTATTATCAGTTTTTGAAGTAGACTGTGCCCATCCAAAAGGTGTTGCGTCACCAATGATGTATAGATGGTCTGCATCCTTAGGCCATTTAGCCATATCGCCGAGGTTGTAATAGTTACTCTGTGCAGTTGCATCAAAATTCTTCTTTATATTGATGCTGCGTACTGTAGTCTCATCACCCTCTATGTTCTTGTTTTTACCAATAAGAGAGATAGTTACTTTGTCGTACTTCGTTTCAGCCAAAGGCATATAAATCACTCCTTTGCCGAAACTATCTGGATTCTTATTTGATAGAGTAAGCCATGTGTTTCGAAGCATGCCTGGAGTGTACTTCTTAGTAAGCAAGTTGTATGTTGCACCGTCATAATAACCATCGTATGCACCTTTCTTTACACTTTGTGTCAATGAAACGCTCTGATAATCATGCATCATATCACGGAAGTACATTGTCATAGATGGCGTAACATCAAGTGTACATTCCATTCTTACAGGAGTACCATTATTAGCAAGTTCTGGGCACTTTTCTATCTCGCCTACACCTGTAAAGTTTGTATTGGTAAGCACTGCCGTGTTCTTGTCAGCATCTCCCCATGCAAAGCCTGCGTTAGCTGGATTGATATAATTGAAATTCACCTCATTATGGTTAATCACTGTAGGCTCCTCTCTTGATGCAAACAGGTAGATTTTACTGCCTGTAGTCCACTTAGCATTTGTAGAAATAAATGTAGCTCCTGCATCGCCATCAACTGACTTACATATAAATGTGCTGACAAAATCGTTGATTGGGTCATACGTATAAAGCTTGTCGCCAACGGACCAAATGTACTTATAACTTGTTATTTTGCCTGATGTTGGATACGTGCTGTTTACTACATTAGGCACATCATAAGCACCCACTACCGTAGCACGAGTCTCTGGCTTCTGCGGAGTGTGCACATAAATAGTTGTTACATTACTTTGCTGTTCAACCGATTGCACGTGGTCAACAATATCATCTGAACTACATGATACCAGCATAGGTACTGCTACTATAATAAGTAGCATTGATTTTACTATTAGTTTATTCATTTTTTATATTATTCATTTTTAATTTGTTACGCTTGATAATTAATACTCTCGATAGTTGTTGTAATTAGTCCCAACCAATTTCACCCCACTCATCGTCTGTAGGAGTATCTGATGGCAGTACACCGTTCTCGTCAGTATTTTCTCCACCATTTGTCACGTCACCAAATTTAACTGTAGATAAACTCATAAATGGCTGCTCCACTAAAGCCGTGTAAATTTCCACCTCTGGTGTTACATAATTCTTTTTCATAACTTACTCTTTAAATTAATAATACAATCTTTTCTAAAATAGAATCTTTCGAAAAACTAAAATATTTCCTTATTCTAAAAAATGTATGTGGGGAAAATCCCTCAATAAAACCATTTAGGTACAAAATCCATACTTCATTTTTGTTTTTCTATTATTCCATTCAAAAATCGCAAATGCGGAGATTATAGGATTCGAACCTATACACCATATTACTACGATTACTGGCAGTTTAGCAAACTGCTGCCTTACCAATTAGGCTTAAATCTCCAATATAAGAGGAGAGTAAGAGATTCGAACTCTTGGAACATTTTACTGTCCTCTGGTTTTCAAGACCAGCGCTTTAAGCCACTCAGCCAACTCTCCAGAATGGTTGCAGGAGAGGGAGTCGAACCCCCGACCTCTGGGTTATGAGCCCAGCAAGCTACCACTGCTCTATCCTGCAATAATTATGCGATTCAGGTAATACTCTATTTTATAATGTCATAATACCATACTTCTTTGGACGAGAGTGTTGTCCACCTATGCTTGCATTACTCGGTGGCACTCTCTTGAAAGTCTTCTTAAGATACTTCCATGCGCTTCAGGCAGGACTCGAACCTGCGACTTCCTGATTAACAGTCAGGTGCTCTAACCAGCTGAGCTACTAAAGCATTTGTTGAGACAATAGGAGTCGAACCTATAATGGCAGGACCAAAACCTACAGTGTTACCATTACACCATATCTCAAAGTTAAGGAAACATTATTATTTTTATTCCATAAAAAAAGAGAAAATCTGCTGTTTGTTTCCTAAGTTGTTGGGGGAGAGGGAGTCGAACCCCCGACCTCTGGGTTATGAGCCCAGCAAGCTACCTCTGCTCCATCCCCTAATAAAATTCCACCTCACTATCGGACTTGAACCGATGACACACGGATTACAAATCAAATTTAAACTTTGCTGCTCTTTTCCATACAGGAAAAATTCTTGGTAACGTCGCTCTAACCAACTGAGCTAAGTGAGGTGGTTGTAAGTATCTTCTGTGGTTGGATTCGAACCAACTAAACGCTCTGCTCTTTTGGATTAAACCAATGCTGCTTTCGCACGTCTGATACCATAACAGCACACAGAAGATTTTATGCAGTGCATACGGGACTCGAACCCGTGACCTATGCCGTGACAGGGCAGTATTCTAACCTACTGAACTAATGCACTGTGATTCTCCTATATGTAATAGGATATAATTTGGTTGTAACGTTACCAACGTAGCTATCAAGAATTTATGTCGACTAAATTCTATCAATTACTGAATTAGTTTTGTTTAAAATTACAATTAGCATCATTCTTAGCCAAGAAACCATTTGCATGGGTATTACTTTTTGTAAATGTATGAGTTGCCCACTGGGACTCGAACTCAGGACCGTATATGAAAATCTACGCAAATATATGATTTGGGTACTTTTCACTTCTTGCTTCAACCTATCATTACTTTTTAGTACATTGTATTGCTACAATCAGTCATCCATAGGAGGATAGTCCACAAGCGTAAATTCGGTAGTACGGCTACCTATTATTTTTTTCAGTTGTACGCCCATTGGGGCTCGAACCCAAGACTCCCACATTAAAAGTGTGGTGCTCTACCAACTGAGCTATGAGCGCATCTGTTGTTCCAATAAGTCAAAGAACTCTTGTTTCTTAATTGTGATGCAAAGATACTAACTTTTTCTGAAACCTCCAAATTTTTCAGTGATTTTTTTTATTTTATTTTTATAAAATCATTATTTTGGTTGATTTTCCTTAGTAAATCGTTAATATATTCACATTTTATGCATTTTTGAGGTTTTACATCTTTCTTGTCACTAATATCTATATCTATTAAGTACTCGTGTCCATCAGTAGCTATAATTTTGTATTCAGCTATTTTCTTTTCTATGACACATCTTAATTCTGCATGACCATTTAATAATGGTATAAGGTTATCTACTGTCATTATTGTCTAATTGTAAATGTACTAAAAAAGCTGCTAAATCAACTTTTGTTTAAGTTTATTCAACAGCTTGGAAATATATTTAGTGAAGTAAGTGCAAAAACCCTTTTTAATTTAGGTTATACATTCATATAAATTCCGTATTGTTGAAATACTATTATTATTATTATTATTTATGTCGTATTCAAAAAACATAGCATCATTATCATACTTGTTGGATGTAACAAATATGTTATGCTGATTACTTTGTTTATTTGATGTACGTATCATTTTTTATATGAATTTTATTATAAATATAACCTATGTATCAAAAGTTACTTATTTTATAAATATTTTTTTTATTATGGCTTAATTTCCTGTGGAATTAAAGCTGTTATTTCTACTTCTAACGCTTCTGATAGTTTTACCAATGTATCTAATCGTGGGTTTCCACCTTTTAATGTTCTTGTTAAAGAAGCTGGTTCAACACCCATCTTTGTTGATACATCTTTTAATTTCATGCGTTTTCTCTTACATATATCTTTTATCCAATTTTCAAATCCGTTCATATATTTATTTTTTTTATTAATAAATATATCTTAAGTTGATTTTTTTATCAACATATCAATCTTTTTTATTGATTAATTGGATTTATTGATAATTGCATATTGTTTTATACAAAAAAAATCACCACAAGCAGAAACAAATCTAACTTGTGGTAAAAATTGAGTTATGATGTGATGGAAGCGAGATTCAAACTCGCAACCTACGGCTTAGAAGGCCGTTGCTCTATTCAGTTGAGCTATTCCACCGTGTTATCATTATTATCTGGCATCTCTTCTATGATAGTAACTTTTTTTCTACGATTTGAACGTTTACGTAATTCATCATTATGTTCGTTATCTTCCATAACATTATGTATCGTTCTAAGTTTAGAATTTCTTATACCATTGATAAATATACCAAATGATATAAAAATTAGAATAATCAACAAGATAATAACAATTCTCATATTTTTTTCTATTCTTTTAGTTTAATAACTAAATTAGGTTACGGAAATCATCACAGCGATTTCAAACTGAATAAGTTTATAAAACTTATGTACATCGGAAGTTAAATAAATACTATAATTTTTCGTGCTGTACGTAACCAATAGTTATTTTCTTTAATTGTATTGACCACTATGTGAGAAGTAGTTAAAAGTACGCAAGACTCTCCAGTCTCGAATCATTTTATTATTTAACGTGAGAGTCTGAAAATCTCATTGCAGTGAATAAAATCATAACATCCTTCTCACTATAGTAATCTTTACAACCTAATAGTATCAGTTAATTCGGTATTAGCGTACTGGCTCAACAATAACTACTCGTGCTGAGTACTTTCCTGTCTTACCAAAACCATTTGAACTACGTACATTCACGTTTCGCTGTGTAAGATAATTAGTCACAGTGGTTGCACGACGTTCTGATAGATTCTGATTATAGGTATCACTACCTACACCATCAGCATAGCCCTCTACAGTTACATCTGTATTTGCAGCGATACTATTGAGAACATTCTTTGCATCATTGCTAAGTTCTGCTTTATCATTATCGAAAGCGATAACGTACACATTCTGCTTAACAACATTCTGCTTTTCTACAATCTTCTCTACAACCTTTGTAACTTCCTTTGGCTTCTTAGATAGGTCGTTACGAAGTGTATTGATTTCATTGTTATAGTCACCAATGTTATACATCTTAAAATTATGTGTACCATTAGATGTCTTAAACTTGTAATCAACACCGACCTGAACACCCATCTGTGCTGCTGAGCTACCAAATTGTACAGCATCACCTGGACCATGTGTCATGTTCCAATAAACACCAGGCTGTACGAAAATACGCCATGCCCTTGCATTACCAAGATTAAAGGCAAACTCGAGTGCTGTCTTTGCAGTGAGTTCGTCTCCATCACCCATATTATTATTATATGAACGATGTGAACCGTTAAGGAATGCCAACCATCCAATACCAGTTACTGAACTAACTTCGAATCTGCGAGGAACACCATTATACCCGAAAATGAGGTTACTCCAATTAATTGTACCATTCATTTCAGCGTTTACTGCCTTAATAAATGTATGAGAGTCATTTACGTAATTGTCACCAAGAGCAGCTACACCTGCAAATTGGATACCGAATACTGGACTAATCTCTTTTCCAACACGTACTCCAACTGAACTGTTGAGAGGAAATACCTTATTAAGCTTCATGTTGGTGTGTACACCACCCATTACACCTACATAAGTGTTATCCATCAACTTTGTACTTTGAAGTGCTGTCTGTGCATTTGCACTAACAAAACTCATCATTGAGATGAGTGTCATAAAAATAAACTTCTTCATTCTCATTATTTAAAAATTAAAATTGGTTTTCAAATGTTGCGACAATTGGAATCGAACCAATGACTGCAGCTATAAGTTTGCCACCGAGATGCCACTTCTCCATGTCACATGTTAAGGAAACAAAATGCGTGCTACCAATACACTAAACGTACCTATTGCGGTCACATTTTGGAATCGAACCAACCCTCATGAACCCTATTCAAATTCTTTTGCTGTACGTTTCCTAATTATATTTGACAAATCTAAATATTTCTTTTCAAAGAACTCTTATTTCTTAATTGTGATGCAAAGATACTAACTTTTTTTGAAACCTCCAAATTTTTCGGTAACTTTTTTCTAAAAAAATGCGAAAAGCTGATGTCTTCTCAGATTATCAGCTTTCCTTTTCTTCTTTCTATTAAAATCCACATTGAAAAATAACCTAAAAAATCAAAGTAAAACAAAGTGTACTTTAAGCAACAATATGGTTATTTTTCATCCATCATCCATTCATAAATATATGGAATTTTATTTTTATATCAATACTATTTGTATTTTTTTATACAAAAAACTTTGCAAAAGTTTTACCTCCATACTCGTTTTTGGTCAACTCAATAATTTCCCTAATGGTGTACTTTTCTTTATGCGGTGTAGGTAATCGGTTTTCAATGAAATCTATTGTTCCTGCTGAACATGCGCCAGTGATAGAGCGATATGCTGCAATTGCATCCTCATAAGATAAAGTGTCATCCAATGTTAATTTTTCATATTCAGAAGTATCTCTGTCATTAATCTTATATATAAGGTCAGCTTTAGCTTCCTCAAGAGTAGCGCCATGTGACCAATGACCTTCACCATCAGTGATAAGATAAAGTGGATTATCTTCTTGTCCAAGTGCATGTACCTTATATGCATTACCATGGTGAGAATCAATAACTGAGAAAATACCATCGGCTTTAATATACCTCACTCCATTTCTCTCCCAGAAAAGAGCCATATTTTCTAAATCATGAATTTTCTTTTGCTGTTCTGGAGAAAGAGTCGTATTCACTTCTACGTTATCTGTAATTCTTGTATCTCTTATATCAAGAACTCCACCAACCGTAAGGCTATCTGGTAATGAGGTGACACCAGTACCTCTTAGGTCAAGAGAGTCACCCACTGTAAGGTTGTCAGGTAGAGATTTAATGCGTGTATCTCTTATATCAAGAACACAACCCACTGTAAGATTATCTGGTAATGAGGTAATTCTTGTATCTTTTAATCCAAGAGAACGCCTCACCGTAAGGTTGTCAGGCAGAGACTTAATACCTGTGTTATTTAGAAAAAGAGAGCTGCCCACTGTAAGGTTGTCAGGTAAAGACTTGATGCGTGTATTGGATAAATCAAGATATCCACCAACTGTCAGATTTTTAGGCAGTGACTTAATACCTGTATCATTTAGATAAAGAGAACCACCTACTATAAGGTTGTCAGGTATACTCTCAATACGTGTATTCCATAATTCAAGATAATCACCAACCGTCAGATTATTAGGTAAATCTTTAATATCTGTGTTTCTTAAAATAAGTTCGCCATTAACAGTTAAGTTATCTGGTAACTGAGTAATCTCACTACCACTCAAGTCAATATTACCATCATAAAACAGTTCTCCATTCTTGATAATAAGGGTATATCCTGTTTCTTCCTTGAAGTTTTCTATTATTTCGTTCATATATTTATTTATCTAATGTATTTATATCGTATATTTCGTTCCATGTTTTATGGGTTTCCCAAGTAATGTTATCAAATATTTTCTTTGCTTCATCAAACTTCATATCATGTTCTCTTATTGCATATTTTTTATATATTGCATTTTGGATATAATCAGATTTTTTATGTTTCTTTTTAACTGATTTTATGTTATTATCCTTTATTTTCCATTTCATTGTTGATGGAAAAATTTGAAGATTACTTTCATACGGAATATCGTAGATAGAGCAATCATTCTTAGACAAAGAAAAAAGTATACCTGTTTCTCCATCTATCTGTTTCATGATTACGCCATCAATGATAACTTCTCCATGAGAATGAATGTATTTGATGAATTTAAATGTTCTTGGTTTCATTTCAAAACCTTCACAAGAAGTACCTATTAACTGATATTCTTTTCCTTCAATTAGATTGCATTTATCAGATTTATAGAAACTACTTGGTGGGTCAAAATCAAGATATTCATAGGTCATCCTTTTTATTTCTCTTCTCAAATTCATTTATTATTTATTTTCATTACCAATTAATTCTCGACTCACAATTCTTTCATTATTATTGGTAAGTCCTTGAATTGCTTGGTTCATTTGCTTCTCCCATTCAATGATTTTTGCTTCTGCATCCATGCGTTTCTTTTTACCCTCCTCTTGTACTTTTTGTACACCTTGGATAGTTTCGATTAAATCTCTTGTTGTCTTCATTAACGTTTCAGCATCCAGAACTGTTCGTTGGTTCTGTTTAGCAACTTCTATTGATTGAGTTTTCATCATTTCTGAGTTGCTAACTAATGACTTATTAATAGCATCATAAACGGCTTGTTTTGCTTTAATACTTTGCTGCTGGTTATATAATGCTACTGTTAGTGATAACTGATTTTTCCAAAAAGGAATAAGCATTAAAACCTGTGATTCTGTATTATTTGCATCTTGCAGGTTGGTTTGTTGAATAATTCTAATCTGATATAATGATTGATTGAAAGCATGATGTAGCATTACAAGGTCTGTAACACGCTTTTCTAATGCTTCTTTAAAGTTGTTAGTATCATTAATATCAATCATGTCAGAACCGTTTGTACGCATAGTTTTCAGTTCTTCTTCCAGTTCTTCCACTTTGAACTTACCTGCAATAATCAATTGTTCCAACTGGTTTACGTAATCTTTGTTATTAATGAATTGTTGTTCGAGAAGATTGTTGTCACGCAAAGCAATTGTACGTGTTGCTTCAAGTTTTTGCTTGATATTCTCTACATTCTTTTCGATTGTGTTATATTTCGCTTTTATTTCCGCTACAGAGGTAACAAAACTCTTAGTTAGGGGAAATGACATTAAGAACTTTTTAAAGCGTGTAGGGACCTTAAAATCATTAACATCAATATTCTCCAGTTCACCCATTAATTTACTAATAAGTTTTGAAGTATCTCCACTTACTGTTGATGACATCTGGTGTTGGAGAAGTTCACTTGAATATGAATCCATTACTTTTTGCAAATCTGAACCATAAGACATAACAGTCATAGGATTCTTTACATCCAAGCTTGATGTTATATCTCTATACCGCTTCTTCTCAATAGTAGTCAAACCAGTAGTATCAACGTTTCCGTTTTCATCAATTCTCTTTGCAGGAAGATTTGATATTTCTACATTTTGAATATTATCTGACTTTCTTGTTTTTGTTGTAGTCTTACCACTACTCTTCTTCTTAGATACTGTCATCTTTATTATTTTTAAAATTACGTCACAAAGTTACGAAAATAGCGTTATAAAACAAAATATTTATATATAAAAATTCTTAAAATAATATTATGGCAGACTTTAGAAAACTTAAACCGATTATTAGAAAAGTAGAAGGAGGCTTCGTTAATGACCCAATAGATAATGGTGGCGCAACAATGTATGGTATCACATTAAAAACTTTTCGAGAAACTTATGGTAACGACAAAACAGTAAATGACTTAAAGAATATAACTGAAGAACAGTGGGATAATATTTTAAAAAATAGATTTTGGAATAAGTGGCAAGCGGATAAAATTAATAATCAGTCAATTGCTAATTTAGTTGTTGATTGGCTATGGGGGAGTGGAATCAACGGAATTAAATTACCACAGCAAATACTTGAGTTAAAAGCGGATGGCATTGTTGGAAAACTTACGCTTATGAAAATTAATGACTATCCAAATCAAAAAGAATTATTTGATAAATTATGGAATCGACGTTTAAAACATTTCCAAAATATAGCCGAAAATAGTGTTATTGCATTAGAAAATAAATTAGGTAGGAAACTTACTGATAAGGAAATTAAAGAAAAATCTCAAAAACGTTTTCTTAGTGGTTGGATTAATCGCTTAAAGATGTTTCATTATGAGTAAACAAAAAATGGGAGGTACACAAGTACTTCCCATTCATTTTATATTCTTTCTAAATCTATTAGAAAGGCAAATCATTATCACTAACAGGTGCTGGTGCAGGCTGAGGCGCAGCTGTTGGTTGTGGGTTTGCTGCAGGTGTAGGTCCAAAAGTACCAGTATTAGTTGCCTGCTGAGTATTATTCTCACCATTGCCCTTACCTGTTGACACAAAACTTACACTATTAATCATAAGGTCCAAAGAGACTACATTCTCATTGTTCTTATTCTGATAAATTCGTGCACCTGCAAAATCTCCACTAAATGAGATAAGCGAACCTTTCTTAAGCCACTGTGCCATCTTGATAGCGTTCTCACCATACCATGAGCAGTTCCACCAATCTGTAACAGTTTCACCCTTACGTCTTTCGTCTACTGCAACAGTGAATGAAAGGAAATCCTTACCATTACCTGTCTTCTTAATCTCTGAGTCCTTTCCCAAGCGACCTACTGAAAAAACATTTGTCATATTATTTATATTTTTAAATTAAAAATGTGAATTGTAATATTTTTTTTAAGAAGTATAATCAATATATTTGACTAATTCTTTTTTATCTTCTGTTAATGCCCATCCGTCATCTTTCAACAGATTAATAATTTCTTCTATATGTGGAGAATATGTCATATCATCTACGTTAATAGAATAATAATATTCTAAATTATTTTCATCTATTTTAAGCGTGTATGGTACATACTCTCCTATAGTTATTAAAAATGCTATTTTAACACTACCTACAGAAATTTTATTATCAGAAAAAACTTCTTCAATTTGTGCTAAATTCATTATTTTTCTTTACAAATTTGCTGTGTTATTTCACCTGTCCCCAAATCAATTTTTAATGGACGATGTCTGCGTTTAAATGCGCTATTTTTAACTCTATTAATAACGCCTTTGACAATATCTTCATCAAACCATTTCTCTTCAGAAAGTCTTTTTAGAATGATGTCATTATACTTATGGCAACCCCATATCTGAGTTTCAAAAAGTATTCTATCTACTTCTTTATAAGTTAGTCCTGGTGCAATCTGCGCCATGTCACCACCCATCTTAACACCATTTCCATCTGTAGGAGTTAATTTATATGATTCTTCTATTGCTTGCCTGATATCTTTATCATTTACGTAATATTTAGTACAAAGCCATTCGCATAATTCATATATTTCGGTCTTATATAATTCGCCAATAGGATTAAAGTCTCCCTCATCACCATGTAATGTCCAAAAACCAAGTTGGTGTTCACTATAGTTATCAGTGTCCATAACTATACCATTATAAATTGAAGCACAATGATAAAGATATAGCATCCTCAATCTTGCTTTAATATTACCATTAGCAATTGGTGAATCTACTTTGAAATGATTTGATAAACTACTTGAAATAGTATTATAATCTTCTTCCAAATTAATACTCTGATACTCCGTGCATAAAGATTTACCGACCATTTCTGCTGCTTTTACTTCATCTGATTGATTAGTAGAACACATAAGAGAATATCCTAATAACTTCTTTTTTCCATCAGAACGTTTTACCACTTCATGACAAATAGCAGCTACAAGTGTTGAATCTATACCACCAGAAATACCTAAAATCATATTATTAATTCCATAATCATTTAGATATTGTAGGGTAGAATATACCATTGTATTAAAAATTTTTTCCCAATTTTTCATAGAACTTTTATTTTATGGATGATGTGAAATTTTTAAATCCCACACCATCCTGATAGTTATTTATTCAACTACAATATAATTAAGAATCTCTTGAGTAAGTGCTTTATGCATTAACTCTTCCATACTTAACTTCTTCTTCTCACCTGTGTTGGTATCTACTTCTTCTCCACCTAACAGTAAAGAAATAATAGAACCATCAAAACCACTCAAGAAATAACATCCTCCGTCCTTAATTGTTGCAGGGAAGTCTGTATGCCGAGAAGCACAATTCCACCAAATGAATCTGAACTCATCAACAAATTCCTCTGGGAATACACTCTTCAACTTCTTCTTAGCCTCTTCATAATTCGTCGTATTTTCTACATCTGTAGATTGAATCCAATAATTATTTGTGGCATTGAATTGCATATCTGATACAACTAAAAGTGTTTGAGGATAATCTGTAAGTGGAATCTCTGGATGTTTAGTTCTTATTCTTACTATTTCATCAACAACTGATTGGAAATTAGTTCCACCCATTGCATTATCAGGAATCTGCTTCATCATATCACAGAACTCACCCTTAAGCTGCAATACACGAGAGGTATCATCAAACATGATTACATTCTTATGGAATGCACCTGTATTAAGTGTTGAAAAATAAAGTCCTAATGAAAGACATATATCTAATGCTGTAGTATCACCATGTACACCTGTGTTCATAGAACCAGATGTGTCTAATGCACACCATACATTTCCATTGATACCACCGACATTCTTACCTTTTTCTATCAACTCATTAAATTGCTTATTAATGGTTGTCGTAATGTACTTAGGAAGAACTGAAATATTATTCTTTCTATTATAATAAATGTAACAATGTTTCTTCAAGTTTTTGATTAACTCATATGGATAACCTGTAAACTTGATATTATCCTGCTTAAGAACCCACTCTGTGTATGAATCAATAAGGTTATGATTCTCTAAGAATTTACCATTGGTAATTATACTCAATGCACGTCCTGGAATTGTATTCCATTTAATCTTATCATAATTTCTTGAACACATCAACTTTTGGAAATCATGAGATGTTCCAGAAGTCTTAAGATGATTATACTCTTTGTAAGACAATGAGAATAACTTAGCAAATTCTTTGGCATACTTATTTGTAAGCTTATTCCAATCAGTCTTAATGTGAGATTTTGACTTAATGCGAGGCATAAACTTCTTAACAAGATTTACATGTGCATCACACTTGAGTCCTTCATGAATTATTCTGTAGATGATTTCTCTATCAATAGCATTGATTTCAAATTTCTCATCGTAATACATGATAGCCCATAAATCCTTCCAAGACCCAATAAGAGGCAAAATCCACACGTTATTATTGAAAGTATCCTTATGATACTTTGCAAGCCACAGAAGTCTTTTAAAAGTTTCGTCACGCTGACCTTGTCCACTCTGTACATTGTCTGTAGTGGTATCATTATTAACTTTAACCTTTCGTGTAATCATTCGCAGATAGAAAGGAAAACGTGTAGAATATTCATGTGATTCATTCCAAAGTTTCTCTTGGTCTGAGAATACATCTGAAATATTACGTCCACGATAATTACCAGCTAAACCAAACTGATTAGCTAACTCGCTTCCTGTTGAAGCCATTGTAAGTGCACCATTCTCAGTAAAAGTATACTGTTTGTACTTTGTTGCCTCGATAAATAAATTCTGTGACATATCTTTATTTTTTTTTAATTTTATGTTGCAAAGATACTATTTTATTTTCACTAAACCAAATATATCTTTTAAAATTAACATTTATTTTTATTTTATATTCATATTTTATTTAAAACAGCGGTTGATATAATATTTATATATGATAATTAAAGTTTAAATAAAAGTAAGAATGAATACAATAGATTCTATAATTAATGAGGAATTAAATAAGATATTTATTAATGAAGCAAAACGTCCTGTTAGTAAGGAAGTTTTAGATGCTTTTAAACGTTTCTTAAAGAGCCGTAAAGGAGATAAGGCTGCTGATAGTGTTGGTGGTAAAAATAAAGATAAGAAGAAACCTGTAAAGACAAAGGATATTAAAACACGTAAACTTTCTGGTGGTGGTACTCAACGTTATGACTTTAATGATTGGAAGCGAAGCAATATTGAAGTTAATAAAGACCTTGCCAATAGTATTATTTCTAAAATTAATATGGATACTTTAGATTTAGCAGCTGCAGCAAGAAAGGTATTTTCTTCTCATACTCCAGAAGGTGCCCAGTCTCAGTTAAGAAAAATTCTTAAACATGAACGCCCTATGACATATAAAGTTGCAAGAAAACTTAATAAAATGATTTCTCAAGGTATTATACCAGTGAAATAGCATAAAAGGTGGTAATCTTACCACCTTTTTTATTATATTGAATGTTCTTCAACATATTCTTTCATTTTCTGAATAGATTCTCTATGTATTTGTCTAATTCTTTCTTTTGTTAGACCATATTTTTTTGCCAACGAGTTATATTTTAAATCACTTTCCTCATTATCATTATTAAGACTACCTATACCATATATTTCTTTAATAATATCTCGTTCACGTTTATTTAAACAACTCATTATTAGTGAAGAGCGATATAATTTATCTTCCCTATTAACAGTATTATTATAGTTATTTAAATCTGCTGTTGCTTGGTTAAATTCATACATTTCTGATAATGAATAATCATTACATTCTTCATTATCTTCATTATTATCAATTCGTGTAAGTCTAACATCAATTATATCATTAGCATTTCGTACTCTGATACCATATTGTTTCTTTAAAGCTTGCGATATTTCATCTGTAGTTGGTTCACGTTCTAACTGTTGTGCTAATTTACTTCTTGTTTTAGCTACTGAATGATAAATTCTTTCTCCATTTTTCTTACGCACTACTTTTCCGTAACTTATTTTGAATTGGTCAATATTTCTTTTGATATAATAAGCAGCATAAGATAAAAGTTTACTATTTTTCTTAGGGTCAAACTTTTCAATTGCTTCCATTAGACCAATATTAGCTTCATTAACTAAATCAACCAATTCTACTCCTGGTGTCATTTGGCGTTTAGCAGATGCTACAACAAAGCGTTGATGGCAACTGATAAGTTTGTTTCTTGCTTCTATTGCTTCTTTTTCAGAACCGTTATGAACTGTATAAAGCAAATCGCTTTCTTCTTTCTTAGAAAGAATAGGGAAGCTTTTTATATCATTGAAATATCTGATGGTACTTTCAGAACGTTCTTTAATACCACCACCAATCTTTAAGTTTATGAACATATTTGACTATTTAAATTAGACAAAATGGCAGATGGAACTTTATGAATATGACACTTTGTCTTTATTCTTTTGTCCAAATCAAATCATTATCCTTACATTTATACTTACCTTCGGTTAGATTACCTTGGAATGTCGTAATCAGGCTTAATATATAATATAAGTTATCGGCAATATATTTATGCAGTCCAAGGAGATATTCCTCTATTTCTTCTGGAAAAGCACGACCGTCTGGTGATTCCTCTGTACCCTTTATTGCAGTATCTTGCATACCAAGTATCATAGCCATATCCTCTAATAAATGAGAACCTAAATTGAATAGATGAGTTCTATCTACGAAAATTTTATTATCACCATCAATTTGCCAATAAAGAAAATGTAATAACTTTACGTGGTCTTTTGTTAATTCTATATGTTTAATCATATTTTATAACTATTTTTTTTTAATATTTGACATGTCCGTTGAGAGATTTTATTTTATTCTCTCGTTTTTTTCTTTCTGAAACTACTTCTCGATACTTCTTATAGTCTGTTTTCTTCAAAAGTTGTTCTTCTTTGTATTCTAATTTCTTCTTTTCTTGCTTAGATAGTTGATGATAATCATATATTGTTATATCTACATCTTTACAAGTATTTTTTATAATCGTGAGTATTTTATCTTTATCTCCATTTCCATCAAATCTACTACCCCCAATAAGAGTGGTGGCTATCTTCTTACCTTTATACAAAACACATGCTAATTTTAAACACCTTTCAAGTGCGTCATAGTCTAAGTAATCCTTTTCGATGTCTGGTCTAAAATTCATACTTTTAGTAATAAAGCACAATGAAAATAATGTGTGTCCAATATTACATTCTTTGATAGTGCCTAACTTTCTTCTATCACCATAATTAGTTCTTAGATTTGTTTCATGAACCAAAGGGTAATGTAACATTATATCTCTTTGAAAACCTTGAGATAAAGTGTTATATATATTGGTACCTATCAATATAACATCGTATTTATCTATTTCATTATACAAATTAATATCTTGTATTATATCCACAATCTTATTATTTTAATACTGCAAAATTACAATATTTTTTATTATATCACAAATTTAAAGTATTAAAAAAACTTAAAGCCCGAATTATTAATTCAGGCTTTCGTATTATACTTTATTCATAATGGGTGGAGTCTCTTTCAAATATTCATTTCGTAACTTATTATCATTAATTAGATTAGTTAAAATTTGTGCATGATAATTACTACACAAACCACCGTTAAAATAAACAAGTCCTCTAAATAAAATAATATCTGAACCCTCTGGTAAGGTTCCTAATCCATCAACCGTATAAGGTTTGATTAATGTATACTTTTTCTGTTCCATTGTTATAATATTTTTCTTAATCGTTCTGATTCATCTGCAAGAGGTATAATTTCATAGTTGCCATCTGGTTTTAAATAAACTAGTCTTCTTGTTATAATTTTAAAACCTAAGTCTTGCAATGGGATAGCGTATGTGGATAATTGAAGTGTGTATACCGATTGAGGTTCTTCAATATAATCATCAAATGGAGGTAAAAGTGTCTTACCAACTTGTCGATTATATGCTTTGGTTAATTCTTTATTCGTCTTATAATCATAGATGCACAACCCACTCTTTTCTCCTTTTGGGTCGTCGTAATAAAACAATATATCCGCAGTACCTGCTAAATTTTGTTTGAGTCCTTCTGTAAACATCTTAGCTTCCGCTAAAACTAAATGCAAGTCTGGATGCAGTTCTGATTGAAATTTATGTATTGCTTCTTGCTTTGGGTGTGTTGGAATCAACCAGTTTTTATCTTTAATATATTTGCGTTTGCAACTATCTAAAATAAGTTCTGGGTGTCCAGCGTTTACGTATGCTAAAGATTCACCATACTCATGGCATAATGTTCCCGTTATAGTTGCTTTTAAATTATTAATTTTCCAATTATCTTTCCAATACTCTTTAGTATTACCATATTTTTCAGCATGTTTGGCAGCTCGTGTCTCTAAATCAAACTCTTGTTCAAATTCACCAAGTCGTGTTGTGACAGATTTGAATAATTTATTTCTGTCATTCTTCAAATAATATATATGTGGTTCTTCTTCAAAAACCAAATCTTTGAACTTATCTAATATGGTTGCACGAATTTCGGTTACAATCTTCGGTTCACCTTTTATTTCAAACATACCAGGAATATCCTTATATTTCTTCTTCATTATTATTCTAAAATATAATGTATAATTAATTAATATGTGCAAAGATACAAAATATTTTTATAAAAACCAAAAAAATCCCCCATAAAATAGGAGGATTTTTTATCTGTATGTAATATCCGAACCGAATACTAATTGATTATCTTTATATCTTTCTTCATTGTTGATAATAAAATGGGGTATCTCTTTTAATTCACTTTTTGTTGGTATTCTATATAATTTATGTCCAAAATCACTTTCAGTAATAACCTCTTTTAAATCCACATTGTTATCTTTATAATTAAGGTCAAATCTACTATATAATTCTTTTATATTTAAACATCTATCATTACCAATAAATAAGTTAGCGTAATCTAAAAAATATACATAATTTTTATTAGTAACCATATCCCATGATGTTGGGTTAGGATTTGGTTCATGAAATTCACCATTCTCTAAAAAACCATTAGTAGCATTACTTTTTATGCTAAAATCACTATACCTTGTGATATTTTCTATTTTAAAATTAGGAGGTGGTACATTATATTCTTTATTTGGTCTTTCCCATGCCATTAGTTTAGCAAAATTATACCCACGAGAAACTAAACCATCTATATTGTTGTCTACCATTCCAGCATCATTTAACCAGTTAGAGGTCTTGTATCTAATCAATAATGTCCATAAATTAGGATGTTTAGCACATAAACCTACTGATTGTTCCCTAAACTTTGTTTCACCACCATTATTATCTTTCTCTAAGATAACTCTATATATAGAATCCCCATCACCTATGTCATCAAAATGTTTACACAAGTCATCCAAAGTATTAAATGTAACTCTTAGGTTAACAATACCATGGCACGCTCTCCAATAATTATCATCCCAAAAGATTCTACAATCAAAAACTCTTACACCTAAATTGTAAAGCTGTTCTTCATTGCGTTCTTGACATTTCCATAATCCTTTATAACCTTTCAATACTCCTCCTATTGGAAATCCATTGTCTACACCTGCATATGTAAATAAATCATGTGCACATATCATATTGTTTAATAAAATTAAAAAACATAACAAGGATATTTTTCTTACCCCTGTTATGTAATTATTATATTATTTTTTAATCTGTTCTTTTAAATTCTTTATTTCATTTTCCAATTCTGAAATCTTCAAAATTAATAAAGAAATATAATCAACAGATTTCATTCCATCAGAACTATTGGTAACTAATTCTGATAAACCTGCTTTTTCAACATCTTGTGCAATAACACCATAATGTTTGCTATTATCAGACTTAAATACATATGATTTTAAATTAACATTTTTAACTTTATCAATGTCATCTTCTGATATTGTTTCAATATCCTTCTTTAATCTCTCATCTGAAGAATTTAAATAAGTAGGCGATATCATACCCTCGCTTGCCTGAATACCACCATTTATCTTCAAACCAAACATTGAAGTGCCACCATTAGTTAATTGTGAATCTCCACCAATAACACCATCTGTAGTTATATATAAAGCATTTTTTCTCGCATTATCAGCTGTACCAACACCAATTGAAAAAATTTGATTTACATTAAACTTATTGTATTTACCACAAGCAAATTCTGAATCATTTTCAACTGTTGTGTGGAACCCACTTGCATGAGAATTATTACCATTTGCTGTAGTATTTTCGCCCTCCGCATGTGAATTAACACCCTTTGCTATTGTTTGATAACCTTCGGCATGAGCAGCACTACCATCTGCAATTGTACGATAACCCTCAGCGTGAGACATTTTACCCTTAGATATAGAAAGTTTACCCTCAGCGTGACCAGAATCTTCATATACCATTGTGTATGACCCTTCTGCGTGGCTACCATAATTTCCTATAGTACCCTTATTCTGTATACTGTAATCCCATGTATAAAAGTATCCATCTTTTTGGTTATCTTCAGTTTGTTCCGCACGTGTAGATGCTTTAGGTAATGCTTCTTTTAAAGTTAACTTTATACGTTTGTTTTCATTCGATTCGGTAAACTTAGTATTATAGGCATATTCTGCACTTAATACATCAATAGCTACGGTATTAGTATTATCCGTTATTATACAATTCTTATAATAATTTAAGTTGACTGAATAATCTTCCGAAGCTAAGATAAACATTTCAGTACTTCCAACGGCAATGTCATCTGTTATTTGTAAAGCATGATAATGTAAACCTTCTACGTGACTTGCGACACTAATAGCAATACCACCACCACCTTCTGTGTGAGAGTAGTCTGCTGCACTATTTGTATTAAAACCTTCTGCGTGAGAATATCGACCAGTAGCTCTCGTAGAATCACCCTCTGAGTGAGAAGAAAGTCCACTTGCAGTTGTATTATTACCCTCAGCGTGAGAACTCTTACCACTTGCTGTGGAGCGACTACCTTCTGCGTGAGAATAACTGCCACTTGCAGTTGTACTCTCTCCTTCTGAGTGAGATTTCTCGCCTTCTGCTGTGGTACTAAGCCCTTCTGAATGAGACATTTTACCTTTTGCTTTAGTTAGATAACCCTCGGCATGAGAATATATACCTTCTGCAGTAGTAGTATATCCTTCCACATGTGAATAATCACCAATTGCCGTAGTCTTACACCCTTCCGCATGAGATGTTCTACCTTTAGCCATCGTAAATTTACCTTCTGCATGCCCAGCTTCTCCTAAAACAATATTATTTTTACCTTCTGAATGTCCACCATCTATTTCTCCTACGGCTATATTTACAAATGAATATATATCTGAAGTAAATGTAGGATTATTGGTATCATTATTAGATACTTTTTCCAAAGGTTTATCTACTGTTATTTCTTTTGCAAGACCTTGGAAATTAGCTGGCAATGTTCCATTATATGATGAAATGGTTAAAATATTATATATGTTATTATCATCTGTAATATAACAATTTTTAATATAATCCTCATTAGAAGGAATATTCATTCGTTTACTTTCAATAATAATTTTTGTATCACCAACTGCAATATTTTTAACTAATATCAAATCTACCTTATGATTTCCTTCTCCATGAGAGTTGGTACCTTTGACTGTGGTGTAATTTCCCTCAGCATGAGAATTTTCACCGCTTGCTATTGTGTAATTACCTTCCGCATGTGATTGTCTTCCTATTGCTTTAGTACCAGCACCTTCAGAATGTGATTGACTTCCATTTGCTGTAGTATCATTACCTTCAGCATGAGAATTTTCTCCATCTGCTGTAGTTTCATATCCTTCCGCATGAGATGCATTACCACTTGCTGTAGTGCCATTACCCTCTGCATGAGAACTTTCACCGCTCGCAGTAGTATTATTACCCTCAGCATGAGACCTACTACCGCTTGCAGTAGTATTATTACCCTCTGCATGAGAACTTTCACCGCTCGCAGTAGTATTATTACCCTCTGCATGAGAATAAAATAAACTTGCGGTAGTATGTTTACCCTCAGCGTGAGAATTTATTCCACTGGCAGTAGTATTATAGCCTTCAGCATGGGCAGAATCACCACTTGCTGTAGTATTTTGTCCTTCAGCATGAGAACTTTCACCACTTGCTGTAGTACCTCTACCTTCAGCATGAGAGTAATCACCACTTGCTGTACTACCTTTACCCTCAGCTGTAGCATACCTTTTTGTAGCAGTATTCACTGTATCAATAGGACTGGTTGGTGTACCATTATCTAACACTGCAGAATATTCACCTTCACCTTTTTTCCATGGTCCAGTTTTACCATCTTTAAAACCCATTGTGATAATTGAGTCGTCACTTCCCTTCATAGCGAGGAATGGGTCTTCAACGTTAAAGTTAACAGCAATTTCGCCATACTTTAAATCTTCTGCTGTAGGTTTCTTACCTTTTTGTGAGCTTCTTGGCAGCTGCACATGCCTTTTTACGTTACTTGTCATGTTTATATTTTACTAAAAAGTATTATTATTGAACATAAAAATGTCCTATTATTTTTTATATCCTCTTTAATAAATATATTGATAAATTTATTAAAGTAACTACTTTTTAATAAAAACATGGGATTTGTTTACCTAATTACCGAAGAAAATGATAGTAACCATTACAAAATAGGTTCAACACGTAAAAATGATATCAATGAACGTTTAAAGGAATTACAAACTGGTAATTCTGAGAAATTATTAATTGCAAATTATTTTGAATGTGATAAACCATTTAAGTTGGAACAGATGTTACATCGACATTATAGGAAATATAATCGTTTAAATGAATGGTTTAATTTAAGTAAAGAAGAAGTTGATAAATTCACTGAAGTATGTAAGAAATACCATAATATAATTGTTTCATTAAAGGATAACCCTTTCTTTTAAAATTGAAAAATGCAGAGATTTATTTCTCTGCATTTCTTTTTATTTCTTTCATTTTTTCTCTAAGTAACTTTTTCTGTAATTCCTCAGCTATGATTTCTCCGTGACATCTTAGCGGTTTACAGAAACATTGTAGATACACATCTTCTCCGTTCTTATAATGTTCATATATTTCATCAAAATCATGTGTAAGATATGGGTCTACACCATAAGCACTATCAAAGTATCTACGATAAGCATCAACTGCTTCATCTCGTGTTCTGAATGTTAGTTTAGCAAGATTACTTCTTTTACCATTAAATGTATATGGATTACCAAGTGGATTTCCATTTTTACTTCTTCCTATATAGAAGTTATTTGGTTTTGAAGTATGGTCTTCTTCTTTGCAATTATAAACAATAATTTTTCCCATTTGTTTATGTTTAAATGTGAAACATTCGAGAGTAGCTCGAACGGGGGTCGAACCCGTAAATCCATTTCTGAATATTGGATTTTAAATCCAACGTGTTTACCTGTTTCACCATCGAGCCATATATCAGATTAGTTTAAATTATTCCTATTAAGTATACTTATAGTTGACTGTCAAGTTTTATTTTCAACCAATATCTGATATGTTTTTAATTCTTTTGCAAAGGTAGTAAAAAAGTTTTATTCCTGCAATTTTTTCTAATAGTTTTAACACTATTTAAGAACTCTTCTATCAATACGTCTTCTACCAGCACTTCCATTTCTGATAGGTGAAGTAGGACGTGTAATAGTTCTCTTAACTTTTGGAACACCACTATTTACTCTACTTTTTTGACATGCACAAGCCATAATATTAAATTATTTTTTTCTTATATTTTATTTAACAGTTGTTTAACCAACATAGTCATACAAACTATCTAATATACGTTCTACATTAAATGTTATTGGATATATCTCTTCTCCATCAGCATCAAAAGCTCGTATATTATCTATATCAAGGGTTACGTTAATTTCATCTGGGTCGTCAGGTACATCGTAATCATGACTCTTCAGTCCTGGTTTTACTTCTCGATTAATATATATATCTAATATGTATGATTCTCCTGCTTCATTTGCAAAATCTACTTCTCTATGCCATCCGTCTTCCCATCTATCAAAGTCATAGTTAGAATCCCAAATAGAAGAAATCACCCCTTCTGTAATATCAATTGGTTCGTTGTTACTTTCTTTGATAACTTTAGATAACGTATTTTTTACTATACTATGTAAATCGTTTTCTGTTAATCTTATTATCTTTTTCATAAAAACTTTATTTCTTATAAATAGTTGGATTCTGGCAATAATTAACGTTTATTGCCAGAATCTTATCATTTATTGCATTCGATTACTTTATCTGCAATATGTAGTTCGTCAACGGCTTCACTACCAATAAACCAATTGTTTCTATCACATAGTTTTTCCATTTCTTCGTATGTATGTCCTGTATTTTGTGCGAGTACATTGTACACATCTTTCTTACATCTTTGTGTTTCTGCAAATTCAATCTCCATATCACTAACAGTTCCACGCATACTACTGCTAACTTGATGAATCATAACACGAGAGTGAGGTAAGACATATCTTTTTCCAATAGTACCGTTACTGAGTAATACAGACCCCATCGAAGCTGCCATACCCATACAAGTAGTAGAAACGTCACAATCAATAAAGTTCATGGTGTCAACTACTGATAAGCCATCAACAACGCTACCACCAGGAGAGTTTATAAACAACTGTATATCTCTTCCGTTATCACCATCTGAATTATTAAGATATAATAATTGTGCATTAACCATATCGCACACTTCTGGTGTAACTTCTCCACTAAAATAGATTATTCTATCTAACATGAGTCGGCTGAATACATCCATTTGCGTGACGTTTAATTTTCTTTCTTCAAGAATATATGGTGTCATATTTTTTGTTAGATAATCCAAACTGTCTCTTTTCACATTTGTTTTATCTAACGCAAATTTTCTAAAATCTTTTATTAAATTTTTCATACACTAAATCTTTTATAGAAATCATTTAAGATGGCTTGTAAATCTTCGGGTTTATTAATAGAAAATCCACCTTTACCAGTTTCTATTTTCAAGAACCAACTTTTCTCATCAACTAATGCGTTTATCATAGTTAATGTCAGACTTTCACCTTCCAATTCATCACCATCTATTGTGTTAGCTTCCTGCCAATATGTCATTTTAAAATCGGTTATTCCTACCTCATTATATTTAGGGTCTAACCTTTTCACGATTTTAATCTCGTTATTTTTCTCTTTTGGGGTACTCATATACTTTGTTTTTATTTAAAAATTCATTTCTCAAACGTTTCGTTTCTCTTTTATCTTTACCTAAAATAAAAGCGTATTTATATTTTGATGGAAAATAAATCTTTTCAGATTCGGCAAACATCTTTTTGGAATAATATCTTAATTCTTTTTCAATGTCATCAGGGATATTTTCCCAAAGCATACGTTGGCTATTTGACCAGTTCTTCTGCCATTCTATTCCAAGGTCTTTAGCATAACGTTTGTAGAAACTTTTTGACCTAAAAGCTCTATCCGTCATAATCTTTTCTGGATTATATGGATTAACACATCTTACATTTGTTCCACTTCCAGCCCCTAAAAAGTAAAAGTTGAGTGCTTGGTATATCGAACCATTTTCTTTCGCTTGTAGGTCACTATAACAGGTAAATAGGCGATATTGTGTATTCTTAGTCATCCACTTGATACACCACATTAAGAACTTACTTCCAAGATTCATCGGTGTCCATGATGCACTTGCGCCACGTGCTATAAGACGTTCTATATCTTTAGTCTTCTCACCTAAAAGTTTACTGAAAGCATTTGGCATACCCATAATGATTACACCACCTAAAATTCCTTTATAGCGTGCTGCAAACCAATGTGTTGGGTAACTACCTACAGTACCAAGCCATTCATAACGTTTGATAAAATCTGTTGCTTCTTTCTTTTCTTCTTTGGTGGTAATAAAAGAAAATTCAAATTCGTCAAGATTGATGTTTTTTATATCATCATCAGTCCATCCAAGTATTTCTTTATCTTCTTCTAAAGTATCTAAACGTCTTTGATATTGATAACACCATGGACTTTTAAAGTCCTTAATTTTAGTTAGTAAGCTTATATCGCCCATTTTATTAATTTATATTAACTATTAATGTAGTTTAATAGTTCTTCATTTGTTTCAAATTTATCACGGAATGATTTTCTAATCGTACTAAATTCTAAATCTATATTTCCACTGATTTCACCATTTTTATAACCAAAGAAAATGAAACCTCCAGATAACTTAGCATTTCCACTCACAACTAAATTGCCATAAATTTCACCACCATCCAAAACAGCGTTATCTTTAATTACGTTTTCTCCATAAATATCAGTAAATTCAACGACAGCGTTATCAGTAACGATAGCAGAAGACGCAAGTTTAGCATTGTTTGTCAACACTGCGTTCTTAGATACAACAGCTGCTCCTCTCAAAATAGCTCCATCCATCACTTTAGCATTATTTTTAACTTTAGAGTCATCTCCAGCTATAGCATTATCATACACCCAACAATTTCCACTATGACTTAAATTCTTTTGGGTTTGGATATATCCACCTAATTCGCCTTTTTTAACATCACCAAAGTCTCGTAATGCTTGTATTCTATAAAGTCTATATTCTTCTTGCATTTCACTTTCATCTTCACTATCATAGTATAAATGAAAGTCAATATAGTCATCTTTTAAAAGTTTATACTTCTTTTCCATTGTATTCTGTATTGGTTAAATAAAATGAGGAACTGCTACAAAATATCTATAACAGTCCTCGTAATCTTTAAGCTTGCATATTCTTTTTATTTTTCTTGTCTTCTTTCTCTTCACGCTTACGCTCTTTCTCCTCTTCTGCAATAGCTTCGATAGTGATTAAAGAGGTCTCAATAGTGTCCAGATAATCATCATGCTTGATTCTCATACGGAGAACTTCTCCATACTGACTATTATCTACTGTAAGGCGGTCTTTCTCTGAATCATAACTTATCTTTGATAAAGCACCCTCAATAAGGTCTTCTTTCATCTTATCTGAAAGTCTATCAAATGCATCCTCATAGATAATCATATTAATACCTGACTCACTCTTTGTCTTAAACTTCTCAGTTGCACCAATCTGTCGTACTTCTACAACGCTATTAGCCTTAGTTGTTGACATGACATTGAGTCTAACACCTACTGATGCAAGACCAGTCTCTTGGAATTTCTCTTCAGCAATCTCTACGATGTCTGAACTTGTAGCAAAAATTTTCTTGCCCATATTTATTAAAATTTTAAATTAACATTGCAAAGATACATATTCTTTTTAATATTAGCAAAATATTTATCGAAAAAAATCATTTCATTCTTATTTTTTATAATATGAAACCTAAGAAGAATAAATTTCACATTATATTAACTAAGAATGGTAAACAGATTGAAGATATTTACTGGTGTGGTAATATCGAGAGAGTTTACAGACGTTTTGAAGAGTTAAAGAGTAAAAGTAATAAAGTACTTTTCCCTGTTCGATGGACTCATCAGAATAAAAAACTTGTTGAAACTAAATATGAATTATTCATTATAGAGTATAACGATTCTAATACTAATGAAGTTGTAAGATTACGAGATGAGTATGGAAAGTTTATAAATTACGAAACAAACCATAATTCTTGGAGGGTATTTGATAAAGATGATTACGACAAAGAAGAAACATTTTGGGTATATGGTTATCACCCTTTATTTGAACGTAAAGATTTTAAATGGATATTTGACAATTTGATTAATCGGGATAAAAAGAATAAGTATAATTTCAAACAAATATTAGTTTACAACAATAAATTACTTATTGATACCAATGGGAATATTGAAATAGTTCTTACAAAGAATAAAAAAGACTGTATACGTTTATATAATACTATACAGGATAAATGTGAGAACGAGAAATTTCGTTATATTGCTTTTTGTGGAGATTTAAATAAAAGCAAGTTAAAGGGTGATTGGATAAATAAGATTGAAGAGAAAACTGGTTGGGATAGAGAAAAAGTTAAAAGAACAAAGACGAGAAATTAAAAAAGCGACGAACTAAATGGTTGTCGCTTTCTGTTTGTGTGAACTACACTCAGTCTAAAGACTTATGTGCTTCGGGCTTCACGGAGGAATGACTTTCCTAATTGTTAGTTCTTACTTCCTCTCCACCCGTGTAATCGACAGTCCCTGCCGATGTAATTGCTATTACTTTGTAAAGATACAAAGAAATTTTTAAACTACAACATTTTTATTGCATTTTTTTAGAAAAAAATAGTACCTTACATCCCATAAGCTAAAGACTTGTGGGTTTTACGGCACATTGTATAATTATTGAAACGTTTGGAAAAGAGATTTGAATTTCATTATCTGATGGAATAAAATCTTCTCCTTTTGGATTTTGTCTATAATATAAGTCTTCATCTATTTTTCTCAGTTCTTCTTTATTAACTTTTATATTGAGTACGCCACCTTTTGTTATGCCACAATCATGAAGAAATGTTGAAATATGATTACCTAATTCAAATATTTTGTAACTATTTAATGTAAGTTCCATGATTAAAAAAAATCAAAAATTTTATCAGTTATTCTTTTCAAAGAGTACTTAACTTTTTCCAATTTAGAAATGGTTATTTTTTTCTTACCACTTATAACTTCCATCATATCTTTGCCCATTGCACCATTTAATTTATTAGCTATATTTTCCTGCTGTTGGGCAATATTTCTTTCAGTCATTTTTTGGTCGTTTTTAAGTCCTCTAAGCTCTTTATTTAGTTCGTAGCTACTGTTGTTAGTCATTACCTTCTAACGCCTCCTGTACGCTATTTAAAAGCCATACAATACCAGATGTAAAGCATAAGTCAATGAAAATAATAATATACCATGGTAAACTATCACCAAAGATAATATTTCCTGCTGTAAATGGTATTGTTGGGAATATAAAAATATTTAGTAATGATGTTACCCATCCTACATTTGCGCTTGTACACATCATGCAATCAAAAACATTACCTATTGGTCCCAAATAACGTTTTGTTGCTGTTCTAAATATATCAATAATATCAAGTGGTCCACTTGCATATACAAGCATATTGGATAGACCGTATGCGAATAAAATATAAATTATAAGTGTCATTATTCTGTTTCTTTATCTTCGGTTATTTCTAATTCGTTTGCATCAGTATTATTAATTACTGGTGTGTCTTTATCATTTGTTTCTACAAAATCATTAACTTTATTTGTTTCTCCGTTCTTATCTATTTTCTTTGTTGTTTTTTTTCTTTTCTTCTTTGGTTTTGTAGTTACAAATTTCAATGTTTCTAATTCTTCAATTGTTTTATCTTTAAAGAAGTCTTTTAGTTCTTCTATTTTTTCCTTTAATAGTTGAACTTTATTTACCACGCTTTCATTCATATTTTTCGTCTCTATAATGAGTTGAAAAATCTCTTCTAATTTAACGTCATTTGAATCAGCATAATAGAAATATTCATTTGGATTAGTTTCTGATTGTGCTGGTTTGATACGTTCATCTTCACTTGGATATACTCCCCATTTATTTGGGAAAAGTACTTTAACTATTAAGGCTTTATTGTAACGTTCAATACCTTCAAAATAGTCCCCTAATTCTTTAATATATTCTTCTATTTGTAACATTATCTATATTTTGTTTAAAATCCAAGAATAATCATGGTTAGTATATATGATATAGAAAAACCTAAATATGTTAATCTCCATCCTGTAATTTCAACCTTACCACTTCTCATTTTTATTACTTTTATAACTCCGAATATTTCTCTGAATACTTCTAAAAATGCAAGTATGAACACAAAGAGTTCTAAATACATTAAACCGTTTACTACCATAAATAATTTTTATAAAAAATAAAAAAAATCCTCAGATTTTCAATATATAATCTAAGGATTTTATAATAAAAAATTATTTAGTCAAATCGAACATTACTCCAACTCCAATAGTCATGCCCATATTTTTATGAATTGGGTCATACCCTACACTTACACTTGGTCCAGCTTTAAACCGTTTCCAAAAACCTTTCTTCTCTTTCTTTTTGTAAGTGGTTACATCTGTTATATTACCTTTATTAGATGTATCTATTGTTAGGTGATTGGTTCCGTCACTTGCAGTCTTATTTACCAATGTAAATTTCTCTTTGATGGTAGTTTTAAGTTCGTACCATTCTGGTCTTGATATACTTCCTATTTTCAAAGTATAAGATAAACTATCATTGTCTTGACTTTTATATTCGTATACCTTAATAGTATCTTTCTTGTTTATAACTCTTTCTACATCTTCTCTAACTGGTTTGTTAGTAATTTTACCTGTGTTATAAGTTTTTTGATATTTGAATTGAGTCAAGTATGATATTTGGTCTTTGTATGCTTTCAAAGAATCATATAGGTCTTTATTTTCCTTTTTTAAATCTTTGAACTTTTTTTCTTGATATATTTTGTGATAAGTACCATTACTATCAGTGTATTCAACATTGACTAATGCTTTATCTCTTTTTGAAATTTTATTATTACAATTAGATGCTAAAACAATGAGTAAAAATGTAACACACAGTATACTAATAATATACCAATATTTTCTTATCAAGGTTTTTATTTTATTTACCATGTCTTATATCTATCTTTTTCTAATTTTAAAACTTTTAAATCAAGTAATGGACTTACTATATCTGCTAATTTTTCTAAAGTTTGTTTCATTTCGGGTTTATTTCTTAATGGTAAATTTTTATCAAAAAATAGGCAAAGAAAACCAATAGTACGCCCACCACTTTTAAGTATAACACTTGATATATATTTACCACCAATACTATCTACTACCCCAGCAAACCTTGAATCTATCATTCTTGCATCTTCTGTAGTACCGATAAACATACCATTCTTAGCAACATAATAAGGCATTTGATAATGAGTTAAAGGTATATTTTGAAATCTATCACTTACAAAATTTATATCTTTATCATTCTCGTTTATTGCCTCATAAGACATGTCTACATATCTAAATGGTAAATTAGTTGCATTTTCCTTACCGTTATGTAATTCAAATATAGCAACTCTTGAAGCATTACTTGTGTATAGAATTTTTTTTAATTCGTTATTTATCTGTGGTGTTACCGCATCACGAATTTTCATATTAGCTTCATCTTCTTTCTCTTTCCTTACAATTTCATTTAGCATTTTATTAAGAGTATTCTGGTCATTACCTATTTTATAGACCCACCAACCTACACCTGATAAAAGTATTACGATTGTAAAGAAAGATAATATTTTTGCAAGTTCGCTAACTTTTGCATGTCCAATCCATTGGATAGTTTTGACAATATAATTTAGTATACTGTCCCACCTACCCAATGTTCCAGTTTCATTTTTGTTCATTTTTAAAACATTGTTTTATGTTCAGATTATTTCATAAGTTTACGTGCTTTATCAAGCATATCATCAAACTCTTTTGTCTCGTTTAGTCTCTTATTAGGGGTACTATTCTTGTTATAATCGGAACACTTATAATTAAACAAATGTTTAATATGATTCATTTCTTCATTAATAATCTTATCACCCATTTTCTTCTTTACATCCGCACCTTCATTATGCCATTCTACAAGATATTCTGTATTATTAGAATCTCTCATAATGAAGCGGTTGTTTTCAACTTTCATGCTATCAGGAATATTTGATAACATATGGTTTTCTGATAAGAATGCTCTATGGAACGTTAATCTTTTAATTTTATTCTCGTGAACAGTTTTTTGTAAATTTTCTACTTCTTTTTTGTCAAGTTTGCTTCCAGTAAGTCCTATTTCAGTAGCAGTAGTCTTACCTTTCTTTAGCTTTTCAGCATGTTCTTTACGTTCTTTCTCAGCATCTTCTGTTCCAAAAGTAGCATTTCCAAACTCATCATTTTTATGGAGTTTTTCGGCTTCTTCTGAAGCATAACCTTTCATCTGTGCTTTTACTCTCTTAGAGAAAGGTTCTGATATATTATCGTAACGTAAATCACTCATACTTGCATTATCATCATTAGAACGTCCACCATCATAGTTCGTTCTTTCTTTTTTAGATACCTTACTGTTGAAGTTCTCTGTATCTTTCATGATGTCCTTGTAAGCCTTGTCATTAATTTTCTTATCTTCGTTTGGTACGTTGTCACCAAAAACAGGCTTAAATTCATTCTTCTCTCCTGCACTTTCCCTGATGGCACGTCTTAACTCGCCTACTTTAAATGTTTTCATAAAAAAATATTTTATTTATATTATATTACCACTGTTCAAGTGAAGGCCTCTCAACATTTGTTCAAACATAAGTTTGGTATATTTTTTGTTATCTTCACCATTTGCTATTTCCTCTTTTATTTGTTTATCAATGTCTTGTATTTTCTTTACAACATCATTGTTGGAGTAATAGTCATTGTAGTTTATTTCCATTTCTGATTTGTGTTCTTTTTTTCTTTTTTGCTACCAGCTGTTTCGCATGTATCTTCCTCATTTCCAGCTGTCCAAAACTTTCTTCTCAATGGCTGTCCACTATTAACAGGTGCATCGTATTCGTACCCATTTCCGTTACCGTTACCAGAACTTACACCTACTGTCATAGTACTTGTAGCACCGCCACCTATTCCACCTTCCATTTCATTCATCATACGTCTTGTTACACGTTTGATTAATCTATGTAGGTCATTTTCGGTTAAAGTATATAGCTTTTTCATTATTCAAAATAATATGTGTATAATCTTTGTATTTTACGTTCAAAGTTATTTTTAGGAACATTATAAGTTATATGGAACATTGACTTCTTTTTCTTACTAACTTCATCATAAGGTTCATCAATTTTTTCCTTTTTCTTTATAATTCCTCTATTGAGTAACGTATTTTTTAAATCATTATTATCTATTCCGTTCTCTTTTAAAACACCTGTTACTTCTGCATTGAATGGGTCTTCAAGTAATTCTTTTAGGAATTTCTTTACATCTCTAAAAAACTCAAAGAAAGTTACTTCTTTTGTGATACTTTCTTTTAATACTTGTACTTTATTTTGAGGTATATAAATTTTCATTATCGTGATATCGTACTAACCCATGTGCTATTTCTTTGCCATAATGTTTTAAACAATTCACTTATAACAGCAGCACTTATTTTTTTAACAGCTTTCTTAAAATCGTTTGATTCTAATGAACTATTCATTTTTTTATCAATCATAGAATTAACTTCTGTTTTAGTTAATTCTTCTTGTATGATTTTATGTAACTTTTTGTCGCTAATCATTGTAATGTATTGTTTTATATAAATATATATGAAAAATAAAAACCCCCTTTCAGAAAGGAGGTTTTTTACTATATTTTTACTCGTATTTGGCTTTTTTTGAAGCATTCTTCAACTTTTCCATTAAATCTCCATTTTGGGTCAAAGAATCTTTCCAATTGGCAAATGCGTCACGTATCTTACCAAGTGTTCTTGCATTTGTTTCTGTCAACTGAAGTCCATCTGTCCAAATATAACACCCATCACCAGAAGGGTCGTTATATCTAAACTGAAAGCGCAAATTCAAAGCACCTATCTCACCGTCCAATGTTAAGTCATCAGCATCAGGATAGTACTTTAGTGCATCTTCTGAGAGTTTAATATTCTCAGCTATTGTTTTGCGCAATGTTTCTTCCTGTGTAACACGTACATCACCGAATTGTGGAGTAGACTTCTTTATTGGGAAACTATTTGCATGTCCTGCATTAGATTTATCCTCGTTTTCTTCAACTAAAGGTTTAGCTGTAGCTCTTTCCTTACGTTCTTCAAACTGGATATCTTTAATGCGATTAGTCATTTTTTTGATTATATCCATCTCCATGTTTTATTTATATTTAAAAGTCAGCAATCATTCGAAGAATTAAATATACTCAAAAGTAGATAAACCACTTCCTATACATTCACTCATTGCGGTATTCTGCAAGTTCCTTCGAAACGATAATAATACTTCCTTAACCTTTTCACGTTTAAGTTTCTTGGGATAAACAGTACCATTACCAAATTATTTAAAGAGCGATTCTCGTAACACGGTTACGAGTACTCTATTTTCATCTTCAATACATCCCATCTGTGGATGTATTGAAGATTATATTTAGTAAAAATGAATATTTTTAATAATCATATAGCATTCCGTTCCACTCTAAAGTAAAACGCTGTCTACGTACAGGTTGTGGCTCTTCCTTAACAACAGTTTCCTCTGGTGTTTCGTTAACTTCCTCTGGAGTTGCCTCCTCTGTAGACTCATTACTTTCCTCTGGAACAGTCTCTTCTGTAACCTCGTTAGCTTCCTCTGGTACGGTTTTCTCTGGTGTTTCGTTACTCTCTTCAGCAACTTCATTTGTTGCCTTAGTTACAGTTTCCTCAGCAACTGTCTCCTCTGGTGTTTCATTTGTTTCTTCTGTAGCATTGTCATTAACTACTTCCTCAGTTACATTAACATTATTCTCGTTAAGTACTTCTTCTGCTTTCTTTGTTTTCTTAGCCATTATTATAACTTTTTTATATATAAATATTATTTTACTTATTATTTAAACAGACAAACTGTTTCTGGCATCATCATCACTTCAGTTCTTAGTGTTTTAAAGCATGTAAGTTTAATTTGCCGTACACGTTCCTTGCTTAATTGAAGGTCTTTGCCTATTTCTTCAAGATTTTTTGATTTACTACCATTTAACCCATAATATTGTTCAATAATATATTTTTCTCGTGGTTCTAATTTAGAGAGTAATTTTGACACTACAATATCTTGGTTAAATTTAATTTCTTTGTTAAATTCATCTTCTTCGTTTGATAAAATAGTTTCATTCTTATTAATTATTTCATCTTCCTCGTCAATAATATCATTAGTAGTAACTTCGGATTTTATAGACTCTTCGTCCACTGTACTTACTGAACGCCCACAACCTTTTGTTTTTATGTATGCTTGTATACCTTGACGAATCCACCAAACGGCATAAGAAATAAATTTAACTTCTTTTGTTAAATCGAATTTTTCAATGGCTTTTATTAGTCCCATATTTCCTTCTGAGATAAGTTCATTCAATGAAACACCACATCCTTTATAGTTTTTAGCAACATTGAATACAAATCTCAAATTAGATTCAAGGATTCTGTTTTTTGCAGAAATATCCCCTTGTTTTGCCAGTTTCACGAGTTTTCTTTCTTCTTCTCGTGAAACTGGTTTACATTTCTTTAAACTTTCGTAGTAATTAATTACTGCTTCGTTGAAATCATTAACATAACTGTTCATTAAATAGGTTAAACATTAACTTCTTATTTCGTTGAGGACGTTACAGAAAGTCTACTTACATTGTTTTCTTTAACAACAGTAATAGTCGTGTTAGCCCAATCTTTGACTATATCAAGATGTGAAACTGTTATCACGAAATCGTAATCCTCGCAAACTTTATTTATAAGTTTATGGATGTTTTCTAAGTTCTCTTTTGCGACACGACCATAGACCTCATCTAAAACTATAAAGTTTGGTTTTGGCATTGTTGACAAACTACCAAGAACGGCTCTTAAAGCCATAGATGATGCTGTCTTTTCAAAACCAGACCCACTTGCCAAATCTGATTTCACATTATCTTTAATCATACAGAAATTAATGTCATTCTTCTCATTTATTTCAACAACAACATCAAAATCACATACGTCAGATAGTAACATATTAATTTTGGCATTTATAATCGGTAAAACATCACGTAATACCATTTTTGAAATACCATCTTTTCCAACAAGTTGAAGATATATCTTCCAGTTACGTAAATTAATATCTTCCTCTTCTAACTGTTTAATAAGATTTTTTCTCTGAACAATCTCATCAGAATCCCTCTTGATAGTAGCTTCATTGCTTGTTAACTGCCAATTATTGTTTTCTTTTTCTTGGCGTTTAGCTTTGATATGCTGTTCAGTATTTCTTATCTCAATATCCAGTTTGTTGTTTTTATCAATTGCTTCACTGTTTTTGTTATAATTATCAAGAATATTCTTTTTTTCTATCAAATCACTTCTGAGATTACTAAGATTTACCTCTATTGCACTCTTTTTTACATTAAGTTCATTTCGTTTATTATAAAGGTCTCTCTTCGTCTTTAATGACTCAATTTTAGTATTATACTCTTCGATTAGTGCAGCACTTTTTTTACCTTTTTCGATTATTATTTTTTCTTCTTCTTGAAGTTCTTTGATTTTAGCTGAATTATCAACGTTATCAAATTTCTTACCGCAAGTAGGACAAAATTCTGATTTTTGAAGGTGTTCAATATTATGTTTAATATTCTTATATTGTTCACTAATTATTCCCTTTTGAGAGATTTCATTAGTTCTCTTCTCAATCAATTCATCATATTCATTAATTGAAAACTCTATTTCTCCGATAGATTTAATTTCATTTTCAATTTCAATAAGATTACTTTTCTTCTCTTTTCCCTTTTTGGTAATTTCTTCTAACTGATATTTTAGAGTAATAATATCAACATTAATCAAGTTGGTGTCAATACTTTGTTTTGATTGAAGAAGATTGTTTTTACTTTTTTCAAGTTTTTCTATTTCTTCTTCTACTTTTTTGTTGGCATTTTCTATTTCTTTATTTTTAGATGTAAGATTCTTGATTTCCAAATCAAAAGCATCACATTCTAATTTTAAAGTTTCTCTATTATATCTATTTGATAGTAGGAATGGCTTAATATCACTATTAAACTTTTCTCTTGCCAATCTATCTTTTTCTTCCAGAGGTAAAAGACCTATCCATCTTGATAATAATCTTCCTCGTTCAGTTTCTTTCTTCTTAATCAAGTCATCCAGATTTGACTCTGTTACAGAAATAATTAAATCAAAATCATCTTCTCTACCGATGGCTTCTTTGATAGCTTTATTTGTTTGAATACTATTCTCTTCCTGTTCATTGTCAACGTACTCTGTTAACTCTTCCTTGTTTGTTCCTATGATTCTGTAATAATCCACCTTTTGAGTAACCTTACTCTTAGATGTTCTTTTTTCTAACGCAGGTCTACTTAATGTACGCTTAATTACATAATCCTCACCATCTATATTTAAACAACCCTCAACAACAACATTAGTTTCTTTAGACAGATGTTTATTGAAGATAAGATTCTGTGTTGGAACTTTCTCTGTCTTACCAAATAAAAGAAAATGAAGCAAGTCAATAGCGAATGTTGTTTTACCACTCTGATTTGCTGGTTCACCATTAAGAAGTACAATATCCTTCATTGAAGTGAAATCAAAGTAATTATCTTCTCCATATGACAAGAAGTTACTCCATCTAATCCATTTTACAGAATATCTCCTATACTTATCATAGACATTATAATCTATATTCGTATTGATATCAGCATCAATCTTTCTGATTAAATCAAAATCATAACCATTAATTTTGTTGATATTAAGATATTTCTTGAATAATTCTACTTGGAATGATGTATTTTGAATATTTTGAATCACATCATTTGTAAGACTAATCTTTTTACCACTTTCATCTAACATGATGTAATTTGGTAAAACTTTGATTTTATCCTTTGGAATACCATATTTTTTACTTGCTTTAGCAATAATGTTATTCTCCATTTCTGGTGAATAATCATATGGACTGACCCTCCAATGAATTTGTACTTTTGCGTTCTTATTGACTTTCATTATTTTTCTTTCTCTTAATAATTCGCACTTTACGTCTAACTACTTTTTTGTCTGTTTCCCCATTCTGTCCATCACTTTTCTTCTCATCATTTGAGCATCCTTTGTCAGTGGTGTGAAGTTTTTCGTCTTCTTTAGGAGAATCTCTCTTTCTGTCTTCTGTTCCATAGATATTCTTCTCTATTTTATAATTATCAATTGGAGATGTACCATATTTCAGTATATCAAAACCTTTACGTAAGCAAGCATTTATCTGCTTCTCAACGTCTTCGATATTGTTTAGATAACAAAATTCTGTAATCTCTTTAATTAATTTATCATCCATATTTTTTGCAAAGATACAAATTTTTAATTTAAAAACAAAATATTTTATAAATAATATTTATATATTATAT